GAGTCTTTGAGAACTTTAGAAGACACATATGACCTTCTGCTCACAGAGACAATTCCAGAGTTTGCTCCATTGATGTTGAACAAGTGCATTGGGATAGTTATCCTTGGAGTCACTCCTCCTGCACTCTCTCCAAACTCTTGAGCAAATGAGAACACTGGATCATCAGCATCATTGTTGACAGACTCTATAGTAGGCTCATTGATAGTGTCAAGATTGAACACTCTCATGTTGTCCTGCCAGTAAGTGTACTCGTTGCTCTCTTCATCTCTTGCGCCTGACTGGATTCCAGTGACGTATGAAGGAATAGACTGAGCAGACTGCATCACTTCGGTCTTCAAAGACAAGAATGGTACCTCAACTATCTCGTTCTCTTCATTATACCCATAAGGCAATATTATCTGGTCTGTACCTGCATTTGGTCCAATGTTGATGATGAAGAAGTCAACTCTGATATGAGCAAACTTGCCTTCAGTATCTTCTTTCTGGAATCTGAACATGCTGCTCTCTATCACATTGTATGGTATAGTGATAGATCTAGTGACACCTTCAGAAGTGTTGATAGTGACAGACCTAGATATGTTAGCCGATTGCCACTCTTGCAAAGCAGTGTTGTTGTTAGTGATCCACTGCCTGTATTGAGCTCTGTCAGTAGGTATTCCTGAAGAGACAAAGTCTGGAGTGGTGTCATCGTCATCTGCCAAGTATCCATAGTTGATAGCTGCATCTGTCAGTGGATGCCATATGTCTTCTCCATTGTCATCAGGAGTAGCATAGTAGAACTTAGCTACATAGTATATGTCTCTATAGTAGTTGCCTTCTGTAGGAGCTATTATAGATGTTGTCAGTGTTGCATTGTTACCGTTCTGGAAGTAGCTGTCAGTGTATGGGTTGTCTATGAACTGCCAGTTTGGATCTACATATGTGATGTATATAGAGTTAGGGTTGTTGAGCACAGCTTGGAAAGTCATCTTTCCTGTAGCTCTTGTGACCTCTTGTCCATCAATTACACTCTTCACTGTAGCAGAGATCACAACACTGTAAGGTCTGCCTACAGTCATGTTGTTGCCAGACTCTGCTTGCAGGTTTGCTCTGAATGACACAGAGCCGCCGCTGGCTACGTTCTCACTCTTTCCAGACAATACTAAGTAGTTGCCATCACTCTTACGTATTGTGGTTGATATTGTGTATTCAACAGTTCCAGCTACTGTAGGGCTGAAGTATGCAACAATGACAAAGCCATTGTTGTCAATCTCTTTGCTAGCTTGTCCATTGTTAGTGACAGGAGCTAAGTTACCTGGAGAAATCTCAAGATTTGTAGAGATATGGACTGCAGCATATGTGATTGTGAGAGATCCTCCTCTTGACCTGTAGCCTTCATCATTGATAAGTGACACAGTGAGAGGGACAGTCTTTCCTTCTGTGATGTTGTTGACTGTGACATTAGTTGAGTTAGAAGTCTTAGTGAGCTTCACTCTGTTAGCATATGTCACTCCTTCTTCCTCATCAATCACAGTGATGTAGTATTCTGAGTCAGGATCAGCATTATACAATGACACAGTGAATGTATACTCCGAAGAGTTGACTTGAACTGAACCATTAGTGATTTCCTTTGTGACACCATCTTTTCGACCTGTTATCACAATGTAAGGATCTCCACTAGTGCCACCTCCACCACCAGCGCCGCCGGCTCCACCACCTCCATGAAGAGCCAGCCACTTGACGTTGCCATAGAGCTCATCAATCTGATACTTCATAGCGCCAAGTACTGAATTGAGTGTTGCTGGAGTGTTTGTGATTCCTGGGTTAGTGACTACTATATTGTTAGCCGATGCTGCACCAACTATCTTCTTGTCCCATACTAGCTGGCCATCAACGGTCTTCTTAATCCATTGTTGAATCATTGTTGAATACTGACACTTAAATTACAATTTCTCATATTTATCTTCTAGGAGCATAAATAAGACAACAAAGAGAGGAGCTATCAAGCTCCTCTCCTTAGTAGTTATATGTTATGTGACTTGGGTTCTTCATGCGTTCTTCTCTATCTTTGTGAAGTTCATTGTGAAGTCACTTGTGAAGTTGATCCTTGTACCTTCATTTGTAGCAATCTCAGTCCTTGTTGTGTCAAGGAGCTTAGGCTTCACTGCAAGTGGGTCAGAGTACTCACGCTGTGGGAAGAACTTAGAAGCTGCTGGGCCACTGCAGAAGTTTCCTCTGTCAGATCCTTTGTCTACACACCAGTGCATCACACTGATGTATCCGGCATTCATGTTAGCTGCATTGTCAGTGTTAGGGTTGAACTCATACACAACAAAGTGTGGATTCTTCTGGTTGGCACTCACTGCACTGTCTTTAGACTTAGAAGCATCCGTTGCTGGATAGTAGTATCTCAAGAATGGGACGTCTCTTGTAGGCATCTCTTTGTTAGACACAACTTTGTTTCCAGAAGCCTGCGACATGATGTAGACTGGTGCCCAAGCAACAGTGTCTGCATTTGCATGAGCAGGAACTGCATTGTTCTGATATCTTGTTGGGTAGTTGAATGGACCTATTGCTGTGTCATTCTCTGCATTCATAGCTGTCTGGAAAGCTGCAAGAATGTCATTAGAAGTGTCATTTGGCAAGACTACAATAGGAATCTTAGAGTCTACTTCACGATTGCTCCTTGAAGACCACTCCTCTGGAGTCACTTCCCATGAGTACTTCTTAGTCCCATTCACTGTGTAAGTGATATTCTCAAACATTGGCCATGAGTTAGAGTGAGTGTGCTTGTGCCCACCAATCACTAGCCTTACATGGTTGTTCTGGAATATCTCTGCTATCCTGAACTTCACTGCTGCACGATCATTGAGCTTGCACCCATTGACACGAGGAGAAGATCCTTGGCCTGTGTAAGCTACAGAAGCATACTCTGCTGTGAGGATTGTCCAAGGCATCTCATGCATGTAGCAAATAGCCCATGGATAGACTGCTGATGCAGCAGGCTGGAATGCATACTTGTACCACTTGTTCAAGTCTGCTTGCAGCCAGTCTTCTATCAAGTCATTAGTGTTTGGATAGCTTCCTTCACCTACATAGTTGCCATCACTGTACACTCCAAGCTTTGACTTCTCTGTGCACATCTGAGACCTGTTCTCACCATACTCATACACAGCTGCAGTGTTAGTGATCTCAGAGCATATTGCTGTGAAGTGGCAGTTGTTGTAGTTGAATGAGTAGCAAGATGGGATATAGCTCTTGACTTCTTTCTCAAACTCTGTAGTGTGTCCAGAGATCTTAGAGTATGTAGTCTTCTCTGCTATAGTCCCTGGGAAGTTGTCAAGATCTACTTCATATGTGTAGAAGTATGAGAACTGCTTAGGACTTGCCTTTCCTTCAGTGTCATCTATTGCAAGGGCATCTGAGCCATTTCCAAGCATGTAGTCAAGGATTGGAGCAAGGTCATTGTTTCCGACGACATTCATCTGCTCAACACCAGCAGAAGCATTAGTGTATACTGTAGCATTAGCAAGACTTGTCCCTCCAAGCTTGATTGTAGCATCGAGTCCTTTAGTGAGTGAGTCAGCAGCATTGCTGTAGTCTATCCACTCAGAGAGCCTGTTGCCATTCTGAGTCATGTCACCGGTGTTTATAGTGAACTGCGGGTTGAACTGTGCACGTATGATGTTAGCTGTTCTCCTCCATACTTCATACTCTTGCCATACAAATCCTTGCTGGTCAGTATGCTGTACAAAGCTCCACTTCCTGTCAGTGACGGCTCTTCTTACTTGGAACTGGTATATTGGTGAGCAGAATGCTTCATCTGGTCCAATGCACACACCATAGTTGTCATACACTCCAGGACCTACACAATACTCATACTCTTGTCCTTTTGTGAAGTCTGTTGGAGTTGCTGATGATATGAGCAGGTCCTTGTCAGTATAGTATTTAAGATCTGCTTCAAGACCTTTGACTATGCACTTGTGTGTTGTCACAAATGTCCCACCTGACGTCTCCCATTGTATCCTGTCATAGATAGGCACATGCATGTTGTATGTGTCTCCATTAGCAAACTGCTGGACAATGTTCCTGAGCTCTGGATCTTTGCCATCTCCTTCTTTGTAAGACTCCTTGACATTCCAAGAGTTAGTGCCCTTCTTCCTCCAGAACACAAACTCATCCTTGCTTCCTGGAGATATCCAGTTGAAGCATCTTGTAGTAGTTGGGTCAATGCCAAAAGTGACTGTCACACAATATGGCTTCTCTTCCCTGAAGAAGCTTCTAGTAGTGTACACATCTTTGTTCTCAAATGTTGCTCTAGGCCTGAAGTCTGCTGCATTGCCTACATAGTTGTTGACAACATCTACACCTTCAATGTACTTTCCTTTGTTTGCATTAGTACGTACATCAATAGATGCAGGCAGAGCTTGAGATGCTCGGTCAAGCATGTTCCTACGGACAAGAATCTTGTTTGGAGACACTGCATCAAATGCTACAGCTTCTTTCACATCTGAGTTACCCCATGCGAACAAGTCCATGAAAGCACCAGGCAACACATCATTAGAAGTGTTAGAGTCTGCTACAATGCCTGCACCTGGATTCTTAGCAAACGATCCTCCTTTTGTAATTGCATACTCAGTGTTTGGATAAATGTCTTCATCAAATGACAAGTAGAGAGCGCCTCCAGCATTGTTGAATGCCATGAGCTTGTTGTTCTCATACCACTCCATGTCAAATGTACTCACATCAATCACAGTGCTAGGAGCAACAGTTGAAGCAACTTGTGCGCCTCTGATGAGGAATGTGCTGCCTGGATTGATGTGCCCACGAAGCTTGAGATAGTGCCAGCCACTTGCTGGGTTGCCAGCGACAGCTTCTGCTGGATTGTAGTATTGAAGCGACAGCTTGCTGAGGTCAAACACCTTCTTTGGATTGATGTTTGCCAGCTCTACAAAGTTGTGTGATACAGGAACAGCAATGTTGTGTGATGGATTCTCTAAGTATGCTGGAGTGTCATTTGCATACACTTCATTCACAGTGATGCTGAGCTGTGCACCTTTCACTGTAGTGATCTCATTGCCACCATTGATCATCTGGAGCTCTTCTCCTTTGACCTCTGTGACCTTGATGTCACCATTAGCAATTGTGACACTGTATTTCTTGGCTCCACCAACAGATGGATCCATGTTTATGTCAGCAAGGACAATCTCACTGATGTTTCCGCTAGCAAGTGCTTCAACGATTTCTGCCATTGTTATCTCTTTCTCTTGGTCTTCGCCTGATGAAGAGTCATCTCCACCTTCAGAGCCACCTCCTCCAGCAAGCGGAACCATCTTGTTTTTTGTTACATTATAATAATAGAGCACGCTGTTCTCTAAGCAGAGGACTGGCTCATAAGGAATAAGCTTTGTCTTGTTTGCTACCATCTCTTGGAGTGTCCTAGCAAACTTGAATGAGAAGTGACGAAGCGGGTACTTGAGACCATCTGTCTCATTTGTGCTTGGGTCAGCACCTTCAAGGTCTAAGTTGTAGTATGGATATTCCTCGTCCCTCAATATAGTGTTGTTGTATATGACTGTGCTTGTGTCTGTGTCATACCAGCTCCTCTCATCAATGAAGTCAGCTGTTGCTTCAGGTGTGCCATATGTTGCTGAAGTCCCATTGTGTCTTATCTGCTCATTGCTTGAGTCTGTCCAGTCAACTTCTATCACTTTCCTTGGAGGTGCTTCTAGCTGGGAGATATAAGTCCCATAGTTAGAGTCTGCTTCTGTGATGTCTCCTCCCGCTAAGTCATTCAGCGAGTTCTTGAGCCTGTTGACTTCTCCTTGCAGCCTACTTATAGCCGCTAGAAGGCTTGTCAGTATGTCATATGGCTTCTCTATTGAAATCTCATCTTGAGTTGATACAAGAAGATTGTCTGGGAGCATTGCAAGCTCATCTTGATTATAACCTTCAAGAATTGAAGGATCAAAGTACACTAGCTGGTCTTGTGACCCAGTTCCAGAACCAGACCCAGATCCTCCGCCTCCAGTACGCAGGAGCTTCCAAGATACGTTGTTCTCATCAAGGTCTTCAGCAATGTATGTGTATGGGACTTGTCCTCCAGTGACAACACCAAGGTTGCCAACTTTCACTATCTTCTTCGAAGTAGGAAGATCAGCAACAGTAGCTCCATACCTTATTGAGCCATGAATATAAGAAGAGTCAAGGATTGGTTCCTTGATGCTCTTAGCAACATTTAGCTTGTTTCCTATCTGAATTGCCATCCTTCTTACTCGTCGTACACTACTTTGTAAGTTATTGAAGCATCTTGTGCATAGTCCTCTTTGTAGAGCGCATAGAGCTTTCCATTGTAGTTTCCAGTATTTATCCGCTGTGTCAGCGTGTCTGGGAATCCTCCTGCTGGCTGCACTTGTATCATCCCTTGCATATTGTATGGCAACATGACATACAGCCAAGAGTCTTGAGCTGGAGTGAGCTTCAGTCCACTGATGTCTGTAGATCTAGAAATCTTGATGTTAGAGTCTACATTGCCTGAAGTCAGGTACTGGACTGTCTCCCAATTTGACAGAGCAGTCTGAGCAATATTGCTTGGAATCGCAATCAAGAAGAATGCTGACACTGACCCTGGAACAACCGGATCATCTGAATGCTTGTCTCTGAAAGTGACTACAATGTCTTTAGTGACCATGTCAGAGACTCCTGTCTTGTTAAGTGATCCAATCTCTGCAGGCTTGTCAAAGTTGTCAACAAGAGAGTTCTTGTATGAGCTAGGCCAGTTGTTTATTGTATATCCAAGCTTTATTGTGATAGTAGATGTCCTAGTAAGGGTCAAGTGATTGTCAAGCATGATGAGATTTCTTCCATTAGTCACCTTCTTTCCATCTACGCGCTTGAGTATGTTGCCATAAGTGTCAATCACTAAGAGCTGACTGTATGTGACATCGTATCCTTCTCCTCCAAATATGTCTACAAGGACTCCTCCTACAGTAGCATTTGTCCCATTCAAGAAATCATATGAAGTGAAAGCATTCTCTACATTGTCTACAAGGACAGCAGATATGTTTATTGGATTGTCTGTAGCTTTGTAGATCAATGAGAATATCTTCCTCAAGATGTAGTGGTTGAGAGTGAGTATTCTCCCATACTCATCTTCATGGAATGTAGAAGGATCAATCTCAATTGGATGCTCATCCATGTAGCTCTCAATCTTCTCATCCATCATCTCTCCTGCAGAAGAGAGGATATTAGATGTCAAGGATGACTGTATAGAAGCTAAGTCTATCTCTTCAAGAGTGACCATCTGCTTCTCTCCTAGGCCATTTCTTGTGATAGACTTTATGACATATTGCTTTGTTGGATTGAAGACACTAGAAGAAGTGATTTCTTGAGATTTTCCTCCAGAATACAAGAAGAACCTAGTCTTTGTGACTGAGTGTCCATTTATGAAGATGTCTAAGCCATTGTTCATGACAGGATTCTTCACAAATGCTATGATGTCATTAGACCTAGCTTTATTAGATCCTAGCCATTGCCTGTAGCTGTCTTCATTCTCAAACTGATATATGCTTATGCTTGTCTTTGTACTGTAGTTGGAAGATGCCATTGCAAAGATTTGTCTCTTATGCTATTTCCAATATTTATCCAGCCTGGGCTAATCTGAGTGTCAGAAATATATACTTCAGAATGAAGATCAAAGAAGAAGCACAAGAGCTACAAGCTCTGCTCAACAGCACTACTAAGCCTGTCTCTGTAGCACCAGCAACAGATGTTGTTGACTCTACTCCTGAAGAGCTAGAGCCAGAGCCATTGTTTGACATCAACTATGACAAGTGCAAGAGAGGCTTCATGCAAAAGGCAAAGAACTCCATCAGGAAGATAGTGAGAGCTGTCATAAGTGATCCATCTTCTGTTGACATGGACTTCATAAAAGACAAGATAGATCAAGATGCGGAGCAACTAGGATTCTTGTACTACCAGCAAAGGCTTCACGAGCTCACACAGCAATCAGGCATAGAGTCTGTGAGAACAGGCAATGTATCTCCAAGGATGATAGAAGTCATTGCTACTGTTGGCAAGAACCTCATGGATATCTCAAAGCAGATAGCTGAGTTCCAAATCTCAATAAAAGAGAACTATGCAAAAATCAAGTTTGACTCTATTGAGGATAGAGGATTCTCTCATGCTGGAATGATTGAGAACTCACAAGAAGGCTCAAAAGAGCTTGAAGACAAGAATATATTCATTGGATCTAAAGGCCTCAACAAGCTCATACAGGAGCAGAAGAAAGCTCTCATAGCTAAAGCACAAGAAGCTAAGTACGAAGAAGTCAAATAGCCTCTTCACCATTCCCAGTCTCTTGTACTGCTATACTCTTCATCTGCTAAAGTGTCTTTGTACCCACAAGATTGACATTCAAAGACAATAGAGCCATGATATTGAGGAACAGCATTTACTGTCTCTGACCCACAATTCTTGCACTTAACTTTATAAGTCTTCATACAACAAGGTCAAGTGATTCTTCTTTATCTCTGGGATATCTTCAATATGATTTATCTCCAAGTAGTTGTTGAACTCAAATGTGTTGAATGGTCTTGTGATTATATGATACCCATTCTTAGTTTTAACTTTGCATAGCACAATCTCGTCAGGCTGATACTTGCTAGAGCAATTCTTTATGATATGCTCTATTTGATCTACATCTTCTGGAACTTGTGTGTCAACATCTACTACCCATCTCTTGTCATTCTTGTTCTCAATCTCTTGACAAGCAGAAGAGAACTGTTTCCAAGGTTTCTTAGTCTCTCCCATTCCAATGCTTTGTGCTATCTTGTTGAGGACTCTGATCTGAGACTTCATCTTGCTCTTGCAATTCACAGAGATATATGCTCTGAATGGAAACACAGAGGTCAAGACTTTTATCTCTGTTACAGCAAGATCATAAGCATCTAAGCTGTCTATATAGTAAATCTTGAATGTATAGTTAGCTGCTGGAAGATCTGGGCAGTCTTTGCCTCTCCTGATAAGGTCTATAGTGAAGAACTTGTCATTGATGTGATTCTTAGAAGCTGGGATCCCAGCTTCTTTGATATACTCTCTGAAAAAGTCAAAGTTGTCAGTCATACAATAAATATGAAGTCATTCATGACAAGTTTGATAGCAAGATGTTAAAAGAGATTTATTGCAAGCTTCCTAGCTATGCTGGGTACAAAGAAGGAGAGATAGAGTGTGATGGTGTAGTTGAAGAGATACTGCAACGTTGCAGAGTCTGCATAGGCACTAAGCCTGGTGATGTACTAGGTGATCCTCTATTTGGAATAGATCTAGAAGAGTACATCTTTGACATGTCAGTAGATGTAGAAGAGATAGAGCACAAGATTGATGGACTTCTCACATCTTATGCAAATGCTGGGTATGAGGAAGACTACATCATCACTTCTGAAGTGTTGTTTGGACACAACATAACAGAAGGCAGTGACTACTTGCTTGTGAACATCAAGCTGAATGGTCAAAGAATACTTGGAATTGTAGTGACTTGACTACTAGAACCCTTCTGTACCTAAGTCATCGGTCTTCAATGGATACCTCCAATTAAAGTACAGTACCAATCCCAAAATCACTATTATTCCTGTAGCTAGTATCATGCTTGCTCAATCTCTTCAAACCACTGAGTGAACTCTTCTTTGTTCAAGAACACCCAATCAGTGCTTTCTCCATTCTGATATACTTTGAAATACTCTGGCTTTCCTAGTGCAGTGAATACATCTACTTGATACTCTCTGCCACCATGGAACTCATATGCTTTGCTCTCATCAACATGTTGACTAAGCAAAGGAGTATCTGCTATGCACCTGCAAATCTTCTCAAGCTTCAACATATAATAATATATCTTGATTTCATTCAGAAGTTTATACAATAAAAGAAGAGACTACATGAGTATAGCCTCTTCTGGATATATTGTGTTTGTGTTGGAAACTTTGTTTCTGCGCTTATTTGTTGTTCATCTTCTCAACAATGTCCATCAGCATCTTCAACCCTACTGCATCCATTGACGTGTTGCCATTTCCAGCACCATTTCCAGCGAACATGATGCTTGGTACCCAAGGCACTGTAGATCCTGCTAGCTCATGAGCAATGCCAATTGCTGTCTCTTTCTTGATTGTAGCAGCCTCGAGAGGAGTGAGGCCTGCTCGAACAAGAGCAGCATTAGCGGCAGCTTTTGCTTCACCTTCGGCTTTCACCTTTCGTGCAACCTGCTCTGCAGTCTTAGCGGCTAGCTCTGCAACTTCATATTCCTGCTGTGCCTTTGTGACTTCCTTAGCTTTAATCTCTTCTTGCTTCCACTTAGCTGTCTCTGCCGCCTGCTTTCCTTTCTCAGTGACAAGGACTGTCTGCTGGATAGCTTCAAGAGACTTTGTCTTTGCAGTCACAACAGCCAAGTTAGCTTGCTTCTGTGCATCAATCTGCTTCTGCGTAGCATTGTCATACTTGATGTCTGTGATTGACACTAGGTTACATGTCAGACCATACTGCTGGAATGGACACAAGTCAACAGTCTCTACACCATTCTTGATAATCTTCTTTCCTGTTCCTTCCTGTCGCATGTAGTTGCCATTTCGGTCAAGCAATATCTCAGCCTTTGCCACAGTCTCAGTGTCACCAGTAAGCTCATTTGTCACCTTGATCTTGTTAATCTTAGTCTTGTACACACCATTGTTTAGCTGGTCTGTAATATATTGGATAAGGTCTGTTCGAGTCTCTGAGACAGATTCAAGAGAAGACATCAGAGGACCACATGATGTGACAACCTTGTACAGCGTAGGCTTGATAAGAGTGTTGATAAGAGCATCTTCAGAGCCAAACTCTTGCTGAATCTTAGACATATGGGCAACATCTGTAGGAAGAATGACTCGAAGAGAGCCAATGACAAATCCCTTGCCTCGGTCGTTGAATGTCACAGATGCTCCAGGATTCTCACCGCTTGCAATGAAGCCATCTTCAGTCTGAGTGATGCCAGTGAACTCTACCTGACTAGTCTTGTGATACTCATGAATTGTTCCCCAGCACTGGGCATTAGTGCCTCCATCGGTCCACACTGCAAAGTTTCCAGTGAATGGGAACTGACAGACATAGTTCTTTGAACGGTCACACTCTTCAAATGCGTTGAACACTGCCCACACAGAGAACAATGCTAGCAATAGCACTACTACTCCAGTGAGCACTTTCTTTGGGATAAAAATTGGATTCTCCATTAATTTGTTTATTTTAATAGGTTAATAGCTCTTCTTCACCAAGAAATTCTCAAGATCTTTGTTCCATTTCCTGAAGGAACATATGCATATCCTTTGTCTAAGAGGTGCTGTATCACTTCTGGATCTTGGACTTTCATTCCTTCAAAGTCTGCACTGCTCTTGCCTGCAAGGCTTGCTTTGTAAATCTCTCTAGCTATGATGTCATTCACTATGTCTCTCTGAGGAGCAAGCATCAATGACTCTGCACTTGGAATCTCTAATAGCATATAATACAATTTAAATTTTATCCGAATATGAAATAGTAGAAAGGAATCATTCCTTTCGTGAACTCAATGTCTTTCTTTGTGAACCTCACTATGTTGAAGCACTGAAGAGCTACTAGAATATAGTATAGCATCAGCAATGCAAGAACTATAGGTGCTAAAACAAAAACGTATCTCATCTGCTTGTTGATTTCTTTATATGAGAGTATATCTTCAAGAATGCACAAATATTAGATATTAAACAAAATTAACTATCTAATGTCTTGAGAGACTCTTCTACAAGATAGTCATTCTTGTCCATTCCTGTATAGAGGCCTTCGACTCCAGCATACTCTTCTGAATGATGGTCTAACTTTGAATTATATCTCATTTCATTTATTATTTTATTGCATACCTCAGCACATACCCACACTTAGGACACATGAACTCTTCTCCATTCTCATCTACAGACTTTGCAATGTTGATTCTCACATCACTATTGCACTTAGGGCACTTGACTACTCTCATTGTTTTATTAATTTATAAATTATTCTTTTCTTGGATGTCCTCTCTTATCTTCTCAATCTGAGCATTCATCTTGTAAGTGATTCCTCCAATAGCCAATGCTATAGCAATTCCAATTATAGAATCTATTAAGCTCATGTCTATTCTATATTGATTCTAGTGAAAAGTTTGTGCCTTCATTATTTCAGGACTTTACACTGTGCTTAAACTTAGTGAGTGATTCCAAATCAAATATCTCTTGTCATTACAAGAATCAGAGAATTAATTTTTTGAGATCTGATAAATATTCTCGAAAAATTAACAACTCTAAAGAAATAGCAAATGGCAACATTAACTTTGGACATCACTAAGTTTAAGCACAGTGGTGTGTACATCCTGGAGCATGATGAGACTGTCAGCTACAGAGTAGACACTAACACTATGCGTCTCTTGGTAGGTTTCTCAAAGAAAGGTCCATACAACAAGCCGGTGTTTCTTGCTGACCCAGACGATCTGGAGAAGATCTTTGGGGGACCAGACAAAAACTTAGAGCTTAAAGGATCATTCTTCAATAGGTTCGCTGACACTCTGCTCATGAGAGGGCCTATCATGGCTCTCAGCCTGCTCAAGGTGAACGAGAATGTCAACGGTCCAGACCAAGTGAACTATGCTGCACTCTCCCTGGATGCAGGAAAGCCAAACCCACAAGTTGCTTCTTACAACAAGAAGAAGTATGGTGAGGCTGACTACCAGACTTACAAGGACAGCAAGATCTATCCGGGTGCTAACCTCAACCTTGGCATTCCTTATGTTGGAAATGCACCTTATGCTCAGATGTTCGACCGTTCTAAGTTCTGGACTGCTTCAGAAGAGAACCTCCTTGCAACTGCAGCAAATGGCATTGGCACTGGTGACACTACCACTTTTGAGAAGACAAACTTCTTGAACTTTGCAAATGTCGGAACAGAAGAGTTCTCAGTGCTTGTGTTCAAGCCAGAAGCTCTGACTGGATATGACATCACTGCTCGTGAGTGGTACAGTGGCATTGACAACATCCCTTACAAGTTCATCCGTCCTAGTGACTACATATCTGACTACTTCATCCAAGTAGTGCTTGTGAAGGGCAACTGGTCTAACTACCAGAATCTTGCTACAGATCCTCTGTGGAGTGACTACTTTGACCTGAATGGCATCAAGAAGAACAAGATAAACTCTTTCCTCTCTGCTGAAGGCGTACAGCTCCTTGGCTCATGGATTGGATCAATCATCCCTGACTTCCAAGACAAGACTGGTGCACCAGAGAACATCATTGACAAGATCAACAACACTACAGAAGTGACAGGACTCCTTGCTACTTTCAACAAGGATGCTGCTGCTATCTTAGCATTTGACTATGATGGTGAGACTGATGAGGAAGGCAACGAGATCAAGCCTCGTGGCTGGTTCACTGACATCGATGGCGATGGCAACATTGACGCAGGTGAGAGCACAGGATCTAGCTTCTACATTGACATGGTAGGTCACAACTTCCAGAATGGATATGAGACTGGCATTGAGTACCAAGCATCTCACATCGATGAGGACGGAGAGGAAGTCCTTGAGTGGGAAGATGGAGATGATGAAGATGGAAACCCAATCCCTCTGATGAAGAAAGAGAAGAGGTATGGCATCAACTTCTTGTCATACAACTATGACTCTGACGAAGCTGATGAGCTCACTGAGCCAATCCGCTACGCTAAGATGTTCAACAAGCTGTATGATGCTGAGAACAGCACAGCTCCTGTGAAAGCTGATGTGAAGAACCTCTTTGTGATTGCAAACAAGGATGAAGCTGACAAGCTTGCAGTTGGAGACTTTGTCAACAACGACAAGAACGACCTCACTTGCATCCCAGGCCTGACAAGGATCACAGCTAAGCAGTGGCTCCCATTCACTGTTGACCAGGCTCAGCTTGACAGCTTCACAGATGGCACAGTGAAAGTAGAGAATGCTACTTACACATACAAGGGCGACTCACACCTCTACACCGGATATGCAATCTACGATGCGCAGTTTGGACAGATTGGTGTGTACCTCTACACTACTATTGACCCAGTAGAGATCAATGAAGTAGTATCTGATGGCACATACAGTGACCTCTCTTACAAAGGCACATACAATGTAGTAGGATACAGAGACGGACAGCAGTTCGTGAAGATCATCTCTTCTTCTGCTAACCCAGCTGCTATCCAGAGGACAAATGAAGGCAACTACAAGTTTGCTGCTGGATCATATGTCATCTCATTTGCTAGCTACAATGATGAGATCACATCTTCTCAGCTTGTCTTCAAAGCAGTCAACAAGTCTAGTGTTCCTTCTGCAAGTGCTACTTTCTATGCTACTGATGCAGTGACTGACACTACATTTGGCCAGGTCATCAATGACACTCCAACAATTGTAGACGTTGACCTCAACAGGAGATTCAAGATCACTGCAGATGCAGGTGTTGAAGTCCAGCTCATGATTGAAGGAGGAATGGCTCCTGTCTTCAAGGTGACTACAGATGAGTCTCATGTCACAATGCAGCACAAGATCTCTGACTCTATTGTCTCTGGCAGCTTGAAGTTCATCCCAATGCGCGGCCTCAAGATCGCTAAGAGGCACCTGCCTGGATATGATGCTGATGGCAATGTAGGAGCAGAAGCAGGCGTAGAGAAGATCTACTCAGTCCTCAAGTCTGAAGGCATCATGCGTGGCTTGTGCAACGAGCAGATGATTGGATTCCGCTACATTGTTGACTCTATGTCTTATGGAATCAACTCAATGCTTGGAGGCAAGGTATATCTGTCTCAGACAGCTCTTCGCAGAGGGAAGTGCACAGCTCTGCTGAATGCTCCTTCTAAGAGAGAGTTTGCTAAGAGCACTAACCCATACTTCTGTGACACATTCGTGAATGGTGTTGACATCAAGCCAGCATTCAGCACAGAGTACATCCCTAAGGGTGGCAACGACAAGCTCATTGCTTCTAAGTCATTCAGCTTGCCAGACCAAGACAATGGTGCTACATACACTGCTTGCTTCTTCCCTAACTTGATCTACAGTGTAGGAGGAAAGAGCTTCAATGTCCCACCTGCAGCTGACGTCTGCAACACTCTGATCAGGAAGTTCAATGGTGGAGACCCATGGGTAATCTGCGCTAACAACAATGGTATCCTGTCTAACCCATACATCACTGGTGTTGAGTACCCACTGGACAATGAGGATCGTGATGCACTTGAGCCATATGGAATCAACCCAATCATCACAAGGAACGGAGTTCCTATGATCTATGGCAACCAGACTACGTACCAAAGAGTGAAGAGCGACCTCAATAAACTCCATATAAGAGAAAATCAAAATACCCTTGAGATACAAGCACAAGCAATTCTTGACAACTATGTCTTCTTGTACAACAATCCTCAGACTCGTGCTGACATTGTACAGATGCTGACTCCTGTCTTTGAAGCTGCTCGTGTCAGTGGAGCTATCGAGTCTTACACTATACAGTGTGACGAGAAGAACAACACTGAAGACATCATCACAAATGATCTCGGAATTGTTGAATGCTCTGTAGTGCATTCTCATGGTATGGAGAAGATTTTAGCCATCTTCCGCCTGAAGAGAAACACAAGGAACACAGTCAACAGCAACTATGTGACACTCTAAGCGAAAGCTTATACCAAATAGAAAGAGGAGTATCAATTACTCCTCTTTTTTGTATCTCTTGACTAACTTGTCAATTCCACTACTATAACATATGAAATTTCCATTGTCTTCACTAAAAGCCCTCAACATAGTCTTCTTGTCTACAATAAACTTCTCTTCAAGATGTTGAGCTTTCATGAAACCAAGCTTAGTAAATATCTCTCTATTTTCTATGTCACAGTGTAAGTAATATGAAATGTCTCTTGCATAGCAACCTATATTTTCTATATTCTTGGAGAATACCTCATCTATTAATCTAAAGTATATTTCTTGCTTGTCATATCCAATTTTTGATACAATGCTAGTAATTTTGATTTCTTTCTCTAACATCTCATATGACAACAAGCCTAATAGTTCTTTATTACTATACAGCCCAATAATTCTAGAAGTGTCTAAATTAGTATAATACAAAGAATTATTGTATAAGAAATCTTCAGCTTTATTTTTTGGAAGTCCTAAAATTTCAGTGCTTTCAATCTGTATACAGCTCTTTTGTATTCCTATTAAGTCTTTTATATAGTCAAACACTAAGTCTTGTTTGGATACTATCCAATCTTCCCATATATAGTACAATGAAATTCCAGCTTTTCTACAAAGATCTTGCTTGTTGAAATGATGATATTTGTCACAATAATCTAGAGAATGCCAATAGACTCCATTTATTTCAAATGCTATTTTCTTTGATGGAATATACAAATCTAATTCATTCTTTTTAACAATTCCTCTCTCATGTGGTACAAATTCTATATGATATTCTTTCAAAAACTCTTGGGTAGCAAGCTCTGCAGATGATGTCCATTTGTCTCCTATTGGATTACATATTGGACATATAGTACCTTCTGGAAATTTCCATCTGTTGTGCAGCATTCCTAACTCTATCTCAAACTCTGGATGAATTTTGCACTTTCCTCTCACTAGAACTTTACCATCACTAAGTGGCTCTACATCATATCCACGTTCTTTCCATCTCTTCTTGAACTCTCTATGATGTCCTTCATTGATTATTTTCCTTGCTTCTTTAGTATTCAAGAATGTTGCAACTCCATATCGTTCTTCTACAGTCTTCTTAGTCTTTGAGGTCCTAACTCTATGAGCATTCTCTATACTTCCATATCTCTTTATCTTAGTCTCTATTGATTTTTGCTTATTATTCTCTGACTGATATGAATACTCTACTCCATATTTCTCTAGACAAGTAGCTTTAGACTTCTCTTTGAACTTATCTACTTGAGCAACAAAGTCTTTCCCATATTTCTCTCTGCAAGTCTTCTTCCTCTTCTCTGTAATCTCTTCAAAGTCTTTCTTTGTCTTGAACTTGTAGGCTTCTTTGATATATTCATCTTGAGCTTTGTACCTGCATTCATTAGAGCAATATGTCAAGTACCCAGGATATGGCTTCTGCTTACTGATATGAACAGAGTACTTTGTCATATTACCACATACAGGACATTTAGGCTTTGTCTCAATGTGGTTTTTCATCCTGAACAATATCTCACTAATCTTGTCAGGATCTTGGTCTTTATATCTAGAAGAGAGATATTCATAGATTTCTGGATAGGTAGCTTTTATAACTTTACTACTTAGTCTTCCAGATTTCTTCTTAATCTCTTCTAGCTTGTCTACTACTTCCTTGTCACTCATCCTTCACTCCTCAGTGCTAGCCCAAGCTACAGACACTTCAATCTCTTCAGGCTCCTTCCACTTGCACTCACTGCACTTAGTAGCATCATGCCCTAGCTGACAGAACACAATGCCTTGGTTAGACAAGTGTCCTTCATGCTTGCACTCAACTCTATATGTCTCTTTCCTTTCTCCGTAGCTCATCTTCTCTCAAAGTCCTCAATATCTCTACATTCTCTATCAGTGGCTCATTGTCACTCCCATGCCCTACACACTCTCCACTCACTATGTAGACAGGCCTGCTGTCATACTCTAGGAGGTGCTGGAGCGTATGCAGGGACGACTTTGTCACAGGGAGTGACAACACTATGCCTAGCTTCCCATCCGCTCCTATAGCGAGATTGTACACAGAGACTCCAGCTTCTTTGCCAGTCTCTGTGTCACCTCTCCATGAAGAAGACCTCTCTCCTTCAGGAATGTCGCCAAACCTTATGTACAAGCTTTTGTCTTTGCTCACACTCTCACTTGATGTCTCCTGATGGGACTGAGTCACGGCTGACAGAAGAGTCTTTGGTCTCTTCTGCTTCTTCAGCTTTCTTCTTCTCTTCTTCCTCTTTGCGCTTCTTCTCTTCCTCTTCTCGCTTCTTCTTCTCTTCTTCCTCTTTCTTCTTCCTGATCTCAGCCTGCACTTCAAGCTCAGCATCAAACAGGACTCTGAAGTCACTTATCTCTGAGTTGCGCTCATCTGTGCCTTGAGGGTACAGCCACTCATAAGTGACTGTCTTGAGGACTTCAGTGAAGATGTCGTTCCACTCTTCTGTAGTGAAGCTCTCTTCATTTGGCTTGAGGTCATGCTCATTGAGGAACTTCACCCACTCCGGCTCTTTGATGACTTCATCCACAATGTAGTTGACTAAGTAGTAGAACTCATCTTTAGTAAGCATGCCATTGATGTACTCTTCTACATCTGCTCTGTCAGAGCCATCAAGGATGTTGTTTGTTATGTACATCCCAAGGATAGTCTTGATGAATGACTGCTGGGCAGCAGTCACTTTGCTTAGTATGTCTTCCATCTAGTGTAAATTAAAGTATACTTTCTTCCTGAAGTATATATGCAAGAAGTGAGAGCTTGTTTGCTCTCACTCAATCATAAGTTGTTGCAAGCTAATCACCTTATAGCAGAGAGAAGCAATAGACTATCACAGTGATCCAGCATGTAATCTGCATGAAGAACTCTTTCTTGTTCCACCTGTAGTGTATAGTCTTGTTGAGCAAGTACAGCAAAGCCCATGGTGTCCAGCACGCTAGCAAGAGAAGAGGCTTGCCAACAAGTACAATTGCTTGTGATGAAAATGCTGCGACTATTGACACTATCTTGAAAGTTTTGAGTGATATGAAGTGGCTCTTCCTGACTAGAGGGAGCACAGCTGTAGTAAAAGAAGCAACAGTGGCAACAACAGCTAGAATGAGCGTCAAGTCACTAGAGTTTGACATGAAGAAAGATCCTAGCACTGCTGACAAGAGAACTACTACAATTGTCCACATGATCCTGCACAAGCCTTCTAAGTCCATCACTTGTCCATACAAGCTGTCAGGGATGCCCTTGTGAGTAATACAGAATGCTATTACATATGCTAAGAACAGAGAAGAGACTATTACAAGATTCATGAATCATCTTTGTTGTGTTGTTTGTTGTCTCTATATTTATAGGATGTGTCAAGGAAGAGATATCACATCTGTAAGGTGATAGTCATCCTCAAAATATTCTGATTTTTTTATGCTAAACTCTGTGACTCCAAGAGTATTCTCTTTAGAAGACAAGACTTTTTTTGGAATATCATTATCTGAACTGAAGACACTATGATGGAACTTGAAGGTCTTATTGCTTTTCATGTCAAACAAAGCTAAGTCACCGCCAGCTTCATTTCCATTCTCCATCAGGAGGCTTGCTATTTCTTTAAGGCGAGATGTTGAGTAGCTAGTGTATAGCTTGTATATCTCTTGTGCTAAATGCTTTGCATAGTACGCAATCTTGAACTTTGTCTGACAATTGAGAGAAGACTCAATCTCTTTGTCCGAGAATGATATGCTATGTGTGAGCGAGTTGCTGTTAGTAAGGCAAAGCCTTCCATTTACAAGAATGACATAGAAAGTAGCATAGTTGTATCCCTTGAAGTTGGACACTAGTATGCTGAAGCTGACTAGCTTGTTCTTAGCCACTATCTCTAGTCGTGCCTCTGCGACATCAGAGCAGAAGCCTACTTTTGAATACTTCCCTTGGTCTATTGCATCTGTCTTGGCTCTCTCATAATTGTAAACATCAGGATTCTCAAGCTTATAGACTAGATTCCTTCTTGCTTCTTCTGACTTGATGAACCCTTCATCCAGCAAGCTAGTCCATGTGTCTTTCAAGAAGTCTCTTATAGAGGCATACTCTAAGTCTACACTATCTAGAGGATCCTTCTTGTCATGAATCTTCTTGACTTTGCTTGCTATGCCTAACTTTGTATTCATATCTTCTCTTTTAACTCATTATTCATGCTGCAAATATACAAAAAAGATCGTAAATTTGTCACAAGTTTACGATCTTTAACACAATTTCTCAAATATTTTAACCTTTATGTCATATTATATATTATCCTGATATCAAGTCTGTCTCTTTCCTGAATTCTACCTTTCTCTCAAAGAGAGGGAATCCTTGCTCTTGGTATATCTTCTTCCTCTCTTTGTAGTGATTCATCAAGTAGTTGTCTCTCTTCCACTTGCTCTCTGTCTTAGAGCCATACACAAAGTTGTCTACAATGTCAAATATGACAACTTTGTCTTTTCCAGGATACCGTCTCATCCCACGCCCTATGAACTGTCTGACTATGTACTCACTCTTGACTGAGTTAGCTAGTATGATTGTCCACAAGTTAGCAACGTCAATTCCTTCAGAGAAGCATCCAGTAGATCCAACAATCACTGTGTTGCCTGTCTTGTCATCTTCCATATGCTTCTTGTAGAAGTCTCGAGTGTCGGTGTCAGTGCTTCCATCAGCATAGAAGACTGTCTTGTCTGAAGTCTCTTTCAAGTAGTCATATATCTTGCGACCATACTTGTTGACATTGACATCATTGAAGAGAATGAGTGTGTTGTTCCTGCATCTAGAAGCTAAGTCGCATATGTACTTGAGTCTTGTAGGATTCTTCATTGCATAGCTTTGCTCTTGCTTCAAGAGCCTGTTGCCTGCTGAGACATCGTCTTTATCTTTCAAGAGCCTGCCCATGTACAAGACTTCTTTGTCTTTGTCAGGAGCATAGTCTAAGATGTCACTGATGATGTATATAGGAGTTGCAAAGTTCTCAATGTTGATGAGTTGGAAAGCAGTGAGCTTGTACACTAGAGGTCCTATGAATGACTCCATGTTGAACTTCAAGTAGTCATCTTTAGGGAATGTTCCAGTAATTCCAAAGCAATATTGCTTGCTAGTGCACTTAGTGATGATTTTCTTTATGCTCTTGCCATTTGCTGTATGGTGAGCTTCATCTACTATCACTACATCAAAGTCTTTGAAGAACTCTTGAGGTCTGTTTGTCAGAGACTGGTATGTACCAAAGAGAATGTCACAGTCCTCAGTGTCTTTGAGCTGCTTCTTTGTAAGGCCTCCTGTCAAGTATGCTGACTTGAAGTCATGAGGTCCTCCTACCCACTTCTCATACAGGTCAAACTTCTCTTGTGATTGTGTAGCTAAGTTAGTGTTAGGCACAATATACAAGCATCTCTTGATATGCTTCACATCTCTCAAGAACTTGAACAAGATATAAGACATGAGTGTCTTTCCTCCAGAAGTAGTGACTTCTACTGATGCTCTCCTGAACTTGACAAGCTTGAATACTCCTTCAATCTGGTATCCCATAGGAGTGACTTTCTCTCCTTTGTCAGTCACAGCATCTTTGAACAATGTAGTGACATATTGCTTGAACACATCTAGTGTGATAGCATTGTCCTGTAATATGTCATTCATCCCATCCTCAAAAGTCAAGCTGTATCCATACTTCTTGCATGCTTCAATGAGCTCTAGCCACAATCCAAACGGAAGCAATCCATACCTGTTGAAGAACTCAACTTTGAATGCTCCTGCCGGGAACTTCTTCTTCATTATCCAAGACTGTGGTGGCTCTTTAGTGAAGTGAAGCCTGATCTGATCAATCTCAAGCTTCGTCATGTTCCTTAGTATTAGATAGTCTCTGTCTTCAGTAATAGAGATGTCCACTTATATACTTATATAGTATATTCACTTCTTTACTTAGATTATATATTTTAATTTTAAAAAGTTTAAAATTCTATAAAATAAGAATCATTATAAGTGTATGATTTTTAAATAGTTATAATATGTATTGTAAGAACATCCTTATTTATATTTTGTATAAATAAACGGAAATTTTCAAAAATTCCTAAACTTTCCGCTTGGAGCCCCATATAATAGATATCTGAATCTACGAATCAATAGAACTCTTTTTAATATAGTATAGTTAAATTTATATAGTAGATATAGCTATATAGTTTGTTTAGTTTGCTAGATTGGGCCTGGGGAAAGCTAGGAGGCATGGTGAGGCCTGGGGAAAGTCTTTGCTTAATTTGTCTGTACAGAGCCGTTTTTTAAGATAAATATGACAAATTCGCGAATTCATTTATTTAAAATGGCAAGAATAACAAGAGAACAGAAACTCAAGTGGCTTGCTGAGAGCCTCACAAATGAGCAGATTGCAAAGCTTCTTGAAGCTGATGCACCAGATCCAATGCAAGGAGTTCCATCAAATCCTGGAATGGAGACAGTTGACAATCCAGGAGCTATGAAGCCTGTCCAGCAAGATGCATCACAAGCACAGCCACAAGGACAATACACAGAAGACCAGATTGTAGACTTCTTGGTCAAAGCTCTGCAAGCTGGAACTATAGCAAGAGCTGCAGACCCATCTGGTGTGCTCAAGATAATTGGCGAGAATCCTGTACAAGTCATAATGAAAGCAATCTCAAAAGCTTGTAGTATAGTGGAGACTAGCAGTGACAAGAACATAGTCAAAGGAATCTCAGCTTTGCTCATAGTGCTCCTCAAGCAGAAGTTCTTTATTGGAGAGTCTGTAGCATCTTATCTCAACAGCAATAGTGTTGATGTAAAGCAGCTTGCAAATAATGTGAGAGACAAGAATGTCAACCTCATATATGAAGCAGGCAAAGTTGCAGCAGAGCTTAAAGCAAAGCCTATGCTCAATGAGATGAAGTCTAGCATAGCATCATTGAAGAAGAGCCTGAGTTCAATTTCTTCTCCTGACAAAGTTGTTGCAATCAACAAGCTGTCAGAAAGTGTAGAGATTCTTAGCAGAGATGACATGTCCGAGAAGATCAATGAGTTCTACAACTGCTCTACAGTGATCAAGAAAGTGACAACTATGCTCAAAGAGAATGGAGTGAACTTGAAGAAGTTCAACAATATCCAGAAAGTTGTGTCTGAGAAGAACAAAGCTCTCAATGAGATGATGAGTGCTGTCAAGTACTCTATAGCTTTCTACAAGACACACAAGAAGGCATTTGAAAAATAACAGACATCATTGCAATGCCATATAGAAGCTTATTCACACCAATATCAGAGGAAGAGCTCAACAACTTCAATTCTGATCATGACATACATATAAATGAAGACATAGCACCACAAGCTGTGACTCCTATGCCACAGCAACCAGCTCCTATGCCTTCAGCTACACAGCAGCCTGCTCCTCAACCAGCTCAGCAGCCTCAAGTTGTAGCACAGCCTGCACAAGCAAAGCAGCCACAACAGGCACAAGGAACTATAGATCTTGATTCTATAAGCCAGCTTGGTAAGAGCATACAAGCTTCATGCCCAGCAGCAACTCAGGATCAAGGCTTGATGACTTTGTGGAAGACTTTGCAAGCTCAGCCTACAGCTCAGAACTTGATGACTTACATGAGCGCATTTGCTAAGTTTGCTGGTCAGAATGCTCAGCAAGCAGCCCCACAAGCTCAGCCACAAGCAGCGGCTCAGCCACAAGCTCAATCAATCAACAATAGCCTCAGGCCTAAGAGCGCTTGGAGCTTGATCAAAGAGAAAGTCAAGTACAACAAAGCTCTGAGAGAAGCAGAGGAAGCTAAAGCTCAAGCAGATGATGGATCTGAAGACAGCAAGCCTGCAAAGCAAGAGGAGAAGAAAGAGAGTGCTCCTGCAAAGTCAGATGACTTCAATGATGACAAGCATGTAGACTATTCTAGTGAGTATAGTGAGCAGGTCTCAGGCAAGAAAGGAGAGACTACTGTAGAGAACAAAGACAAAGTCATGTATGACTCTATATTTGGTTCTAAAGAAGATCCATTCGCTGACTCTAAAGAAGTCTCATACCACAATGCTTACAATGAGACTGCAGATGGACCAACCGAGAGAGACCAGAACACTACTCTCACAAAGCCTGAGCCATTCAAGCCAGAGTCACCAAAGCTCACTACATTGTCTGATGCATCAGCTGTGAGCAAGACAGTCTTCACAATAGACGACAAAGGGAACACATCAGACGCAGGGTCTTCTGATGTGTCAAAGAAGACAAGAGCTAGCTACCAAGATGATGGATCAGAAGACGATGACATGAATGAAGGATTCTCTTCTAAGATGCCAGGATTCTTGTCAGAGAGCTCAATAGATGACTCTCTCAAGAGGACTATCTTGAAGCAGTACATGAACATTCATGGAGAAGACTTTGACATCAAAGAGTTCAGTGACTGGCTCCAAGAAGAGTATCCAACAATAGCAAGTGACCCGGAAGCATTTGATGAGATAAGCAAGTCTGTCCAAGATGGGGATTTTGTCTTGGAAGACACTGAAGAGCTTGACGACAGAGAGCCAGAAGGAGAAGATGATGACTTCAAGTCTTGCGATGACTACCAAGATGCAGCACAAGAGTACTTGGAAGACACTGATCTTGAAGAGTATGATGAAGATGACGCTATAGCTTGGTGTGAAGAGAACTATCCAGAGATAGCGTCTGACGATGAATGCTTAGATGACTTCTTAGATGCAGTCTGTGACATGTTTGTTGAAGATGACTTGAATGAGTCTATCAATGATGAGTTCTTTGCAAAAGAGAAAGAAATGAACAGCTAACAAGAAGACAATGGCAAACATCAAATACTTGTATCCATTCATACTAGCCTGGGAAGGAGGATATGCAAATGATCCAGATGACACAGGAGGCCCTACAAACAGAGGAGTGACAATAGCAACATGGAGACTGTATGGCTATGACAAAGATGGAGATGGAGACATTGACATTGATGACGTCAAGCTTGTGTCTGAGTATGATGCTGTGTATGTTGTCATGAAGCCTATGTTCTGGGACAGAGTCAAAGCTGACCAGATCGAAGACCAGAGTGTAGCAAACATCATTGTTGACTGGGTCTGGATGAGTGGATTTGACAAGATCAAGAACATCCAGAAGATCTTAGGTGTCAGTGCAGATGGCATTGTAGGACCTAAGACATTGAGAGCCATCAACTCAATGAATGGAAAAGCTTTGTTCTCTAAGATTTGGCAAGCCAGGAAAAGCTTCTACTACAGTCATGTGGCTGCAGTGCCTAAGCACAAGAAGTTCCTCAATGGGTGGATGAATCGACTCAACTGCATTGGATACAGATTCCTCAAAGTTGGAAACAAAGTGACTCGTTTCTGATACAATACATAGCATACTGCCCAAGCTGGTAGAAATGTTACAGAGACGCTTGCAAATGCAAGCGTCTCTTGCTATATAATAATGTACGTATGATAGCAAGAGTGTAAACAAGAGTTAAATTCGTGTTAATTTTTGTAAAACCGTATAATATATCACAGAATGTTTGTATATTTGCAGCATAAACAATAAATTAAATGAATTATGAGCAAGAATTTTGGAAATGTGAAAGTAGGAGAGCTGATTGCTAGAGTAGAAGGCTACAAGGTTGAGACCGCTAAGGTCTTGTCAAAGAAGGCCGGAAAATTACTAGTAGAGGGCACGGAGACAAAGAAGAAGTATACAATTGAACCAGACAAAAATGCTACATGTATTGGCAGAGTCACTGTTAATGCAGTGGAGAGGTACTATGCAGACTCATCCATTGTGTCTGCTTTGAGAGAAGGAATAGAGATTGGATTCAAGTATGCTAGGAAAGAGATTTTTGACTCTTTGGAGTCTTTAAAGCCAGTGTATCCATTCTTCACAGTCAATGGCAAGCCAGTAGAATAATATCTGATAGAAACAATTAAATGATATAATGAATATGAGTGGTGCATTTTTCTTTTTTGTGATGTGTACAATATTGTATGCTGTAGGAGAAGAGTATGTGAAAAAAGTAAACAACTTAAATAGAAAATAAGATGGAAAGACAAAACTATTCTTCAGAAGCCCAGTCAAAGAAGCTCTTAGAGCTTGGTCTCACAGTTGACTCTGCAGACATGTATTGGGAATATGACAATATGCAGAAATTTCATAGGATCTCTATTTTTGAAGAAGGATATGAGAAGCACAGCCAGATGAGAGAGAATGACATTCCCGCATGGAGTGTGAAAGCATTGATTGACTATATTGGATATATCTCATCATACAATACACCAAAAGACTGCTACACTGATGTAGAAGTCTATGTGTCTTGGACAGGGACAGTAGTCCTCTTGGATGGGACGTTTGAATATGTAGATTGCTTTGAGGATCATGACAATGATGCAATTGCCAACTTGATTGATTGCATAGAGCATATGAAATCTTCAGACAATATAGAGTGGAAACCAAACAAATAACAGTCTGACATAATAGAAATACAAGATGAAGTGCGTAATTTGTGGAAAAGACATAGCAGAGAACGAGCCACATATCAAAGGTGAGAATGGGTGTATCTGCAACAGTTGCTTAGGACAAGTCTCTCAGATGTGGCTTCAAGCAAATGGCTTGAAGATCATGGAGACTAACAAGTACCAAGAAGCAAAGATCAAGGAGCGAAACCTTCCAGAAAGCTTTGATGAGATTCCAAAGCCTAAAGCAATCAAGGCATATCTTGACCAGTATGTCATTGGACAGGAAGAAGCAAAAGAGCAGATTGCTGTAGGTGTGTACAACCACTACAAGAGAATCTTCAACAAAGACAAGACCGATGAGGTTGAGATTGAGAAGTCTAACATTTTAATGTTAGGCAATTCTGGAACTGGAAAGACCTTCATTGCAAAGACAATTGCCAAGATGCTTGATGTCCCATTTGCTGTTGCAGACAGCACAACATTATCCCAAGCGGGATATGTTGGCGATGATGTTGAGTCCATCATAACTCGCTTGCTTCTTGAGTGTGACTATGATGTCCAGAAAGCTCAGAAAGGAATTGTCTTCCTTGATGAGATTGACAAGATTGCTAGGAAGGGAGACAACCCATCAATAAGCCGTGATGTCAGTGGAGAAGGTGTGCAGCAAGGCCTCCTGAAGCTCATTGAAGGCAATGTCATATTCTGTCCACCTGACCCAGGCCGAAAGCATCCTGAGAAGCCTGTAATACCTGTAGACACTTCAGACATCTTGTTCATCTGTGCTGGAGCTTTTGAAGGCATTGAGAAGAAGATTGCAAACAGGATGAACGCTCATGCAGTAGGCTTTGAAGCTACTGCACGTCGTCAAGAGAAAGGCAACAAAGACACAGACTTCTTAAGCTATGTCACTTCTGAAGATGTGCGTTCATTTGGTCTCATCCCAGAGATTGTTGGACGACTTCCAATCATCACACACACTAATGCTTTGTCTGAGGAAGACTTGGTTCGAATATTGACTGAGCCTAAGAACGCTCTTGTCAAGCAATACAAGAAGCTCATGGAGATCGATGGAGTAGAAGTAGAGTTTGAGCATGATGCTCTTGTTGAGATTGCCAAGAGTGCTCTCAAGAACAAGACCGGTGCTCGTGGTCTCAGGTCTGTGATGGAGATGATCATGAAAGACATCATGTTCTCTATGCCAGGAGAAGAGAAGAAAGAGAAAGTAGTGATAGACCTTGACTATGTCAAGAGCCACATGAAGAAAGGAGAAATCTGATGACTGACTATGAGAGAGACTACAGCAGCTGGAAGCATGATCAGAGCAAAGCAAGAGACTTTGAGCCTGCTCCAGATCCTAAAGACTATGACAAGGATGGATACAAGAAAGGCTCTAAGAACAAGCCAGTGAGAGATGGAAACCTAGAGCTTGATCCTTATCTGATTGAGACTTATGGAATAGAATACGCAAGACAGAATCCTTTAAGAAGACTATAAATGAGAAAAATTGCTTTATTGGTTGTATTTGCTATAATCTTTTGCTTTGCTAGCTGTCAGGAAAGTCCAGAGAGCAGAAAGCAAAGAGAGACTGAGAAAATAGAGAAAGAGAAAGAGTTTGACAGATGGCATGGCTTCAAAGTGAGAGTTGTGGACTCTTGTGAGTACATCATAAGAGCTGATAGGACTGATGGAATGGCGAACTATTCTAAAGGATTTGGATTCCTAGCACATAAAGGAAATTGCAAGTTCTGTGCAAAGAGAGACTCTATCAATAGAGAGAAGCAGAAGAAAGAGATTGTCAATGAAATACTAAACACATTAGGATATGGAGGTATTGAATGAAGTCTTGACTATAAACATTGTATGTTAATCTTATTTAATTCCTGTCATGTTAAATGGCAGGAATTGTTGTATTCTGATACTATCTTCAGAAATACTAGATTAGTACAAGTATGAGAATGAACATAGATGATCTTTGGGAAGCTAGCATATACAAAGAGAGAATAGAGAATGCAGAGTCTACTGATTGCAAATGTCCTGAAGACTTGCAGGCTCTAGTCAGAGAAGTGTATGTTCAGGGATGCTTAGATGTAGTCAAAGAGATCAAGAAAATAATGCCTGATGGGTTTTTCTCTATTCAAGATGGCAACAACGTCAGAGAGCTTGTGAGAACTCTAGAAGGGTCAAATAGGTATGACTTTGGATCTGGAGAGTCTCTTGGAAACCATCTTAGGAATCTCTTGACTCCATATGCAAATCTCATAGCTATATGCAAGAACAAAGACTTTGACTTCTTGTCAGACAAGATAATAGCTAGTTGCAATAGAAATCTTGAAGAGCTAGTCTCTTTCTCAAAAGACAAGAAGATGGAACTGCATAATTGGAGAGAATAGAAACCATAAGCAAACTTAAACTATATGACAAATTCATCTAAGTGTTCTAATACAAAGCCTATCAAGAAAGAACAACAAGTGTTGAATGAGAGTGTACCAGCTCAAGATGGAAAGAATCAGCATCCAGAGCTTTGGTACTGAACAGACAACTGAATTCATAGGAATACGATACGAATTTTCACTAGCAATTGCTATAAAGCAATTGCTAATGTCAAAGCTGATTGTGTGTTCCCAGAGCATTTCAGGTCCCCATGGGAACAGATAGATTGGTTCAACAGATATCTAGAAAAATTCAAGAAGGACAACACTACTATATTGACATATAGTCCGTATATTCTGAATCTGCTGAATCTGCTAATAGCTAAAGGAGAGATTGACTTTGACAATCTAGAAGTGACTGAATATTACTATGACAAAATGAGTGATGATGTCACTAAGTACAATCTGAAAGTCACAGATAAGGAAAAAGGAACAAAGCTGATAGACGCTAGATCTCTATCAACACCAATTTCATATATCTACAATGAATATAATAAAATAACAAAGTCTGAGAAATAAGCAATGGCTTCAAATAATAATAAGCTTATCTTACTTTGATATCAATTGAGAGTTTTGTAGAGACTCTTGATACTGAATAGAAAGATATCAGAGTTTAGGAAATATCTTTAGAAAGTTAAACATTGTTAAATTTTTGTATTTCTGCATTCAAAAATTTCATAGTTTAAGATATTTGTTGTATATTTGCAACATAATCTTCAAATTGTAGCAATATGGTAACAAGAGATGTAGACTTTGTAGTTCAATATCTAGTTGAGAATCCTGGCGTAGAAGTGACGTCAGGTAATGACAAAGTAGAGTACAAGTGCAGAGTGGCAAATGGAAGCATAGAGCAATACATACTCTTGTATGAAGATGGAGTAAAGACTGAAGACACAACAAGGGTGTATTCTATACCTGAGTTCTTAGAGGACTTCTTAGGTGAAGAATTTGTCTTTAGCTTCAAAGCAAAGAAGCTCACAAAGATGCCAGATGGAAGCTTCAAGTATGACACTGAGAAATACTTGTGCTATGATGATGCAATGTTTGCAGAGTGGTGCGAGAACTCACCAGAGCACAAGAAAGAAGACATAGAGCCTCTAGCAAAGATAGTGTTTGACAAGTCCCAATACAATGATACTCAGTGGGATGCTCTCATAGGCAAAATATACAAGAGCTTCATGGAGATACTTGAGAATCCAGGTTGCTATTGTGAGAGATCTATGTCAAATTTAAACGAATCTGCCGACTCAGCAAAAGTAGAGATAGCAGACCTTGCAGACTTAGAAGTCGCAAGAGATGAAGACAAAGTTCTCCATTGGAAGCTAAGATTCTATGATGAATATGGTGGAGAAACCATCAATATAAGGTACTGTCCGTTCTGCGGCAGATTTCTTCCTAGGAAGATTTAAATTCTAGAAATATAGATTTTATCAGATATGACTTGGAAACGTTACAGGATAGTCAGGAATGACTCTAGCATATATTCTTGGAAGATTCAAGAGAGATTCACTCTATTCTTCTTCCTTCACTGGTGGTCTACACCACAGTTTGCACCGCCACACTTGTTTGAGGATCCAGATAAAGCATTTGAATATGCATTGTCAGAGGGAGAGAAAGGAACAAAGATTTCAGTAGATTTATCAATAAAATGAAATAACTATGGCAATAATTACAGAAGATTACTGTTCAATGGAGATATATAGACTTCTTATATTGAATAACTATGGCAAAAGAATTAATAAGAAGTTTTCGTGACTCAAGTGAAGGATGTGTCTTTGATGTATATTATGACACAAATACTGGACGTTATTCCCAATGCAGAAGAGGTAGAGAGGATGAAGATGAAGAGTATATTGATGAAAGTGATTGGCATATACAAGGAATGATTAGATAATTTGAATAACGATGGCAACAATTAAAGAAGAATTTAAAAAATTATAAATTATATGGAAATTCAGTTTATAGACATCACATCTTATAGAGGAATATCTTCTGATGCCGAGCACTATTACGCAAAGCTTGGCAAGATTTCATACATGCAAGAGAACTTGTTAGTCCAGGCTTCATGTGAAGCAAATACTGGCATAAGCTTTGTCAATGGTGAAGAATTGCGATATTTCCCATCACCAGAAGAAGCTAGAGCAATGTGGGAGAAAGACCATGGTCGAGACAAGAGAGAGCTTGTGCAGAAATGGAAAGAAGACGACATCTTAGACTTCCAAGAGAGTGGTACCATAAGGTTCCCGTCAATCTTGTCTATTGTCAAGAGAGCTAGAGAGATGTTCCAATCAGCAGTGCTGTGTTTCTCTATGTGTGGCAGTAGGAAAGCGTTTGCTACTTATATGACGAAACTTCCTGAAGAGAAAGCTATAGAGATAATAAAGATTGTTGATATTTTCGACAAGTAAACAAGAAGATACAAAGGTAAATTTAAATTAAATGACAATGAAACGAAGCGAAGACTATACACAAGCTCTTGAAAAGGCCTTGTCTTTCATGAAAGGATATGAAAGGAGAGAAATATCAGTAGAAGAATTTAGTGAGATCTTCCCTGAATTCAAAATGAGTGAGGATGAGTGTATGAGGAGAGCACTTATCAAATTTACTCGTGAAAACCAATATATGTATACTGAATTTAATGGTCACAAAATAACAAAAGAAGAATTTATTATGTGGCTTGAAAAGAAGCCTGTTGGTAAGGCCACACCAAATTTTAAGGTTGGTGAGTGGTATGTTGATAAGCAAGATGGCACTATTTTGCAAATTACAAAAGTGTTAGGAACCACTTATAAATACATCACTAATACAGGTGGAGAATATTGTTGTTCACATTATAGTTTAGAACAAGATACACGTCCTTGGACCATCCAAGATGCAAAGGATGGTGATATATTAGCAACCCCAATTGATGTTCTTATCTTCAAGAACCATCTTCCTAAAAATGGCGGTGTCAGCTATTGCCACTATACTTCTTATTATAGAAGGAATCAGTTCAATTATAATGAGAATAATAATTGGTATTTTGGCAAGGAAGCTGATATTCATCCAGCCACCAAAGAACAGCGTGATACTCTGATGAAAGCAATGACCGATGCTGGATACACCTTTGACTTTGAGAAGAAAGAGCTGAAGAAGATTGAGCAGAAGCCTGCTGAATGGGAACCACAGATAGGTGACTTTTTCAGAAAGAAAGGCACTACATCTCCTACATATCATTTATGTGATAAACGAGAGGATGGCATTACTTTCGGCTTTGTAGAAAATCGTGAAGTAGGCATCAGTGGTGGAGAAATTACTATATTTTCTCTAAAGCAAGACTACGAGTTAGTGGAAAGACCACAGCCGATTGAAAAAATTGTAGAGAAAGAATTAAATAAAGCTTTACAAACCAAGGTAGTCCAGAAGCATTCTTGGAGTGAAGAGGAAGAGAAGATATTAGATGACACTATAGAAGTGTTAGAAAAAGCAAATCATCCAAATATAATGCACAGTAATGGCAAACCATTAGACTTTACTGCCAACATAAATTTCCTTAAATCTCTAAAAGACAAGGAGCAGCCTAAAGTTGTTTGGAGTGAAAAGGATGATGAAATGCTCGATAGCATCATAGAAGAAGTTCGTTATATAGGGGACTTTCCTGACTATCCTACTAAGGAAGAAAATGAACTTTATGATGAGTGTTTAGCAAAAGTGGATTGGCTCAAATCTCTCAAAGACAGAGTACAGTCTCAGAAGCAGTGGAAACCCACAGAAGAACAATTAGAAAACCTTTTGAATGCTTGTAATCGTGCCTATTTAACAAGTGGCCAGCTACAAAGTTTAAGAGCACTCCGTGAACAACTTAAACAACTTTGAATTATGTCAGAAGAAGATAAAGATCTATTATTGAAAGACCTCTATAGCATTCTTAAAGATTTTGTTGATAAAGTCTATGAAAATGCAGTTGAGTGTATTGATGCTTGTCTCAAAAAACAAGGACAAGGTCAAGTTAAAGAGTCCTCTATTTCTAAACATGAAATTGAAACGTGTAAAGAAAATAATGGTTCTTTAACAAGTGAGGATGAGAAGATAAGAAAAGAACTGATAAGGGCTTTTAAGTCTTTAAATCAAGTTAAAACTTGGAATGGTATTGAACGTACTAAAATACTTGCTTTGCTAGAAAAGCAAGGAGAGCAAAAACCAGCTGATGAAGTTAAGCTAAAGTTTGAAATTGAAAAAGGAAAGTGGTATGTATGCACTCAGACCTATACTTTAAGAGGTAAAATTGTAGTGATAAAAGGACAAACATACCAATCAAATCAGGATGGTGCTATAGAAGGAGAAAATGGACATCTTTTCATAGACAAGATTGACGGCAAAGCACTGAATTATTTCAAGCCTTGGACTATCAAAGACACAAAGGACGGTGATGTGCTTGCTGATATGGATAGAGCTATACTTTTGTTTAGAGGTGTAGGAAATAATGAATGGTCTGATGCAATAGATTACTATGCTCTTTTGGAAACAAATATGAATAATAGATTCAGCCTACAAGAAGGAGATGATTATTGGGGCAGAGTTGATTACTGTAGTTTATGTCCGGCAACCAAAGAACAACGTGACCTCTTATTCCAAAAGATGAAAGAAGCTGGCTATGAATGGGATGGCGAGAAGAAGAAGTTGAAGGAGATTGAGGAAGAGGTCAATGGCGAAGATTACGGAATTGACAGCCTTTACCATGCCCAAAGAATCCTTGAAAAGACTCTTGGCAAAGTGGATGGCTACCAGTCCGATGATGGTATCTTGGAACATAAGTGTGCTATTACCGCTGTCAAGAAATTGTATGAGAAGAAACCTACTGAGTGGAGTGAAGAGGATGATAACTGCTTATCAACTATAATTGCTGAATTTTCAAAATGTTCAGGAAAATCTGTGTCAAAAGATGAATGGTTGCGTTGTAATGATTTTCTTAATTCAATCAAAGACAGAGTACAGCCACTACCAAAGCAAGAATGGAGCGAAGAAGATGAGTGCAGAATGAATAATTTATGTCATTTCTTAGAAGAGTATGGAACTGAGTATTATGGATATCTAACATTGCAAGGCACAATTTCTTGGCTCAAAGCTCTCAAATCTCAGAAACAGTGAAACATACTAAAGCTATACTTAAGTCAATTTATGATGAGTGATGAGTATATCAAGTTGGCTGAGGCCTTCATCAAGTGGCATCAAGCTTTCAATTCAGGATTGATTCTCTCAGAAAGAGTGATTCTAGATTCAAGAGAAGAGATAGAAGAACAAGTCTTGAGATGGGCTGACTATACAGAGCAGAATCTTGGAGACCTTGACTTAGAAATCTTTGTACAAACAATAGAGTCCTTGATATAGATTGTATGAAAAGAACTATAAGATTCTCCTATGACATAGGAGATAAAGTCACATTAGTGAAAGTGCCTTCATTTGAGAACATGCAACTTGGCAAATATATCAAAGATATAGATTTCGAACCTAAAGACTATGTAGTGTCTGGGTTGAAATGTGTGTTTCTAGAAGGAGGAGAAGAAAAGATTCTATATCGTCTTGATGCTTATTGTGATGAGTATATCAGGTATCATAATTGGCTGACAGAAGACTACATAGAAGGAAATGGAACATCTCATGAAGAGGACTTTACATTCTTGTCAGTCAAAGGAGGAGACTTGTCTATTGGAGACTTAGTATATGATTCTCTATACTATGGTGCTTCTACAAAATCTTACATTGAGCCAGAATGCACATTTACTAGGCTTTTAAGAGTTGATGCACTAGAAGTTGAGAAACTAGAGTCTAGGTCATCTAGATGGGACCTCTATGCTAGTACAACTGTTATGGAAGATTTTCAAAATCCAAATAACAATGGAACAAAGAGTATCAATAGGAGTTTCGTATGTATTCTCTTGAGAGAAGATGAGACAAAGCTCATTGTGGAAGACTATATCAAAGCATGCAAGAAAAAAAGGTTCAACATCAAAAAACAACCTGCTGAGTCTAGTGCAGTCAAGACCCTTAAGAAGATTGGAGTCTATCAAGAGGTTCTTGCAAACTACAATAAGGTGAAATTGACTTTTGACAAGGATACTACTATCCAGACAGCAGCAATAAAGAAGCCTGCTAAGAAAAAGAAAACTAAAGTAGACTTGTCAGACACTAAAGCAGAAGACATCTTGAACAATATGTCTCAAGAGCAAAGACAAGAGATGCTAGCATTGCTAATGAAACAATAGATTGTTAAACAAAGTTAAAAATCCTTGAAATATTTCTCTGTTTCAAGGATTTGTTGTATATTTGCAGTATCAAACAAACAACAAGTCAAACAATTTAAAAATTAAAGATTATGAGATTCAATGTAAACATCAAGCCAACTGTATACACAGGCTACGGGACCTTCTACAATGCAATAGAGAAGTTTCTCCATGTGATACCATCTGTGTCATGCTTCACTGGCAGCAAGTATGGCTGGTACTATGCTCCAATCAAGAGAAGGAACGACAACAGCCCAGAGTACATATATTGCTACAATGTAGATGTCTTCAAGAGAGGCAAGCATAAGAAGAACAAGCACTTCACTTTGTATGTCTACAAAATTGACATAAGGCTTCTTGACATCTTGGGTATGAAAGTTGAGCAGAAACACCGGAACTTTAGGATTGTCCAAGACCAGAGATAAGACATCAGTCTTAATAGTAATATAACTAAATGTTAAACAAAGTTAAAAATCCTTGAAATATTTCTTTGTTTCAAGAATTTGTTGTATATTTGCAGTATTAATTTAAAGTATTTGAATATGATAGAACTTAAAGGAAAGTATACAGATGCTAAAATCTTTGCATCTACAATAGAAGAAGGTGTATATCAGCAGGTATATGACATCATCAACTGCAAAGCTTTTGAAGGACAGAAAGTGATTCTGGCCCCAGATTGCCACGTTGGTGCTTCTGGTCCATGTGGGCTTGTAGCTACTCTTGGAAACTATGTTTGTCCAGAGCACATTGGTGTAGACATTGGCTGTACTGTCAGTGCTATGATTCTTGACAAGTGTGTCCCTGAGGACAAGTATGCAGAGTTTGAGCATCGTATCAAAAAGTACATCCCATTTGGTTTTGACATCAACAAGACCGTAGTGATTGATGAGAAAGAGTTCAGGAAGTTCATGACTAATGGATGCAACAAGTACAAGTCTATGTGGCCAGAGATGATGACATACTTACCTAATACTGTCACTGAAGAGTACATCTCACAGCTTCTCAAGAAGATTGGTATGGATGAAGGAACATTCTACAAATCTCTCGGCTCTGTTGGCGGAGGGAACCACTTCTGTGAATATGATGAAAGTGATGACAAGTCAGTGGCAGCAGTGTTAGTTCACTGTGGCTCTAGAAATTTTGGCCTGAAGGTCTGCAAGTATTGGACAAGTGTTGCTAAGAGCATGTCAGGAGGACTTACAAAAGCTGAAGTGAGGGACTTGACTAAGATCTATAAGAAGTCTTATCTTATTTCTCACAAAGATATGACACACTTCAAAGAAGACCTCAATGCTTACATAGAAGAGAAGAGAAACTCCTCAGGACATATCAATGGCTACTTGCATGGTCATGAGATGAAAGGGTACATGGCTGACATGGCTTTTGCTCAGCTCTATGCTCAGTACAACCATATCACTATTAGGAAGAAGATAGCTGAGATTCTGTCTAGCTATGGGATAAAGCCTGTAGACACTATCACCTCAGTGCACAACTTCATTGACATAGAGGACCATGTCATGCGCAAGTCTGCTATTCGCTCTTATGCAGGTGAGACTATGCTTGTGCCATTCAACATGAGAGATGGTGTAGCAGTGTGTGAAGGTTTGTCTAACCCTGACTGGCTCAACTCATGTGCTCACGGTGCCGGACGCAAGATGTCACGCTCTGCAGCTAAGAAGAACATCACTCTTGATGCATTCAAAGCTTCAATGGAAGGAATCTACTCTACTACAGTGAACACTTCCACTATAGATGAGGCCCCAATGGCTTACAAGGACACTGATGAGATCAAAGAGCTCATAAAGCAGACATGCAAGATCAAGTACATGCTAAAGCCAAGAATCAACATCAAAGCAGCAGAATAGAATAAAATATGGCATTGACCTATGACTATAGCACAGGAAAGACAACTAGAGACTTCAAGATTGTCAAGTGTGGAGAGAAGTGCTGGGGTAGTGGATTGCCATGCTATGTAGGCAATGACAGGTGTCTCAAGTGCAAGTACAACACTGGGTCAATACATCCATGGGGCTCTGACAGCTATGTGTATTGTCATCATCCAGATGCTAAAGACTCTCCAGGACACATGATAGTTCAGAGTGCCTTGTATGATAACCTTAAAGTTGAAGCAATGAGTGCGCTATATGAGTAAGAAGAACAGCCAAAAGTCTAGAAAGAAGAACATATACCCATTGCCTAAGAGAACAGTTCTCTACAGTCACAAGAAAGACTTGAAGCCTGTTCCAGAAGCAGGAAAGAGATATCACTGCTTTGATGATGGCAAGATAACGTTCTCTAGGCACTTCATCATAAAAGTTGATGAAGTGCTTGGACATATGCAGTTTAGGAAGAAGTATCCTAAGTTGTTTGAGATGTATATGGAGAATGTGAAGATGTGCTATTGGCTCTATTCAACACACTCTGACAAGTTTGTCATCACTCATGAAGGAGAGAATGGTGAGCCAGGTGTGTATGTGAGAACTAAGCAAGGGGGCTGGTTTGGAGCTGGATCTTGGTGGAACTCTGCATTGCTAGATATTGACAGCACTATTTGGGATAATATGATAGCTAATGCTAAAGATTGGGGGTATTCTAAAGAAGAGACTCAGAGACTGGTAGAAGAAAATTCACTAAACTAAGATGAACAAGAATGAAGCTATATGTTGGAACTAACAGTGATGGCACTGAGATCATCTCAAAGCAGAAGCTGAAGAGATACATTGACTATGAGACTAACAAGAAGGATGTCTTGAGCTACAACGATACTCAACAGCCTCCTCATTGGATACTTGACTATGAAGGGAAAGAGATTGCAAAGACTGGAGACGCACCAATCAATGTATATCTGACTTTGCCTAAAGGGAGCATCAAGAAGATGTTTGGCATAGAAATGTCTTGGGAAGATGAAGTCAAAGAGATAGATCTTGGAGATGATGAACCATGCATTGTGTATGTCCCAAAGAAGAAAGAAGAGCCAGAGACAGGATTTGACAAATTTAGCCATTTAATTTGAAAGCATATGATAGCAAGAGAAGATGAAGACCTGTTGTTGATAGACTTGTCAGCAAGACTCAAGTATGGAGTAAAAGTTTGCATAAAGCTTCCAAACCATGAAGAGAAGGTTTTCGAAGAGTATGTTGGTGATCTCTTAGAGATTACAAAGTCTGGAGGGTACTTAGTAAACTCTAAAGGCATTGACTATAGGTCTCTAAGTCTTGACATCAAGCCTTACTTACGTCCAATGTCAAGTATGACTGAGGAAGAGAGAATAGAATTGAGTTGTCTGTTTGGAGGTATACCAGATGAAGATTATATTTATAAACCTTATACAGATATTCCATACTCTACGTTCGGCGAAGTGATTGATTGGCTTAATGCTCATCATTTTGACTATCGTGGACTAATTGAAAGAGGTCTTGCATTGGAAGCTCCAAAGGACATATACAATATACAAGAAAAACATAAGATATAAACTACTATGGACTATGTAGACTTAGGCCTTTCAGTCAAGTGGGCTAATTGCAATGTTGGCGCAAGCACACCAGAAGAGTATGGAAGCTATTTCAACTACGAAGAAGCAAAGAAAGCCAAAGATGTAGTTATCCCAACAATAGAGCAATGGAAGGAGCTTCAGAAGAAATGTAAGTGCCGTCTTGATGAAGAGAAAGCTGGGTATATAGTCACTGGGAAGAATGGCAACAGCATTTACCTTCCATTAGCAGGTGAAGGAAAGAACAGTCCAGATGTTCATGTAATGGGAGCATTCTTTTGGTCATCTGATGATACAGTTGTTACCGGAAATCCATTCACTTGGTTTGCATCTTTTGATATAAAAGGGCGCAAGAGCTGGAATTTGCTAGACCAAAAAAAGTATTATATCTCATTGAGAGGAGTACAGCTAAAGTAAAGTAAAATAAAGTCTATGGAGCAATACATACCAAAGTCCGCTGTAGTGGCAGAGATAGAAAGACAAATATTAGCAATAGATAACTATCCTGAACTAACTGCTACTCAGGTTGCTGTGTCGGAAGGCAATAAAATTGTATTAATTAAATTACTTTATTTCCTCGACACTCTTGAAGTGAAAGAGGTTGACTTAAAAAGAGAAATTGAAAAAGAAATTGAAACAAGATGGCATGGAGAATATCTTTTTACTGAAAAGTTTAAAGAATCTGCCAAACATTTCTTTGAACTTGGTCTTTCAACAAGTAATAAAATACAGAAAGGATAATAGTATGACAGAACATCAAGAATTGGTGATTGCTTGGTTAGCAGCAGGAGGGTTATTTTTTATAGTAATGCAAATAATAAAATGGATTTATTACATAATAAAAAAGAAATAATTATGGAAGAATTAGACAAATACTTTAGTGGAGATCTTGACCCTAAAATTCAGTACGCAAGTAGAGAACAAGGCATAAAAGCCTTCGCGGAAGAATATTCATTTAACACAGAGAGCGAGCTGTATAATCAGCTAACAAAAGAACAACAAGCCCTATGGAGAAAGGAAATTGAACAAGCAGTTATTAGTGGTGGAGAGGAAGGTATAGAACTTGCAAATGACAGACGCTATAAAGAAAATCTCGAAGTGAAAGAGGTAGACTTAGAGAAAGAATTAGATATATGGAGACATAATCATTTTCATGGTAGAAGAGATAAAGATGCCAGTGGTGAATACCTCGAAAGAAGTAGCCAATTAGATATTGCCAAGCATTTCTTTGAACTTGGTCTTAAAGCCAAAATAATGACATCAAAATTAAAGCAGCGTATAGGTGTTTTGAAGATGAGTTTTTGGACTGGGTTGCAGACATTTGAAGAAACAGAAATGAATCTATCAGATGCTTATAATCAAGGTATTGATGATATTTTAGAAGAACTTGGACTTAAAGCACAGAAAGGAGAATAAGGTATGACAGAAGATAATTATATATTTATAATGGCAATTATATGTACCGCTATATGTGTATATCGTCTTTTATTTAAAAGAGAATAGTATGACAGACAAAGTGCAGAAAATCCGTGAAGAGGTTGAAATGGTTGTTAGTAGAAGATTAAATCTCCTTAATGGTGACTATTTTGACTTAAATAAAGAAGTAGATGGTTTCACTAATGAAATAATGGATATTGTTGACTCCTTGCAAGAAGAGCATGCAGAAGCGAAAGAGACAGATTTAGAGAAAATTATCAATGACTACTTTAAAGATTGGAAATTTGATAATGAACTTGATATTATGGTTAAGCCTAACAATTATTCAGCCTCGTTTACTGATTTAAAGGAAATTGTCAAGCATTTCTTCGAACTTGGAGCGCAGAAAGGAGAGTAAAGTATGGAAAAAGAGAATAAGAACAATGATTTATGTAAGACTTGTAAACATTATTGGCAAGATTTTCCATTACCATTAGAAGCAGTTATATCTCATTGTGACATATTGGATGAAAAATATGGATTTGAAGCAAATATGAATGAAAAAGTCCCTTATCCTTGTTTGAAATGTCCTTTTGATTGCTATATTAAAAAGTAAGTTATGGCACAGTATATAGACAAATCCGCTGTAGTGGCGGAGATAAAAAGGAGAAAAGAATTAGTGTCTGACCCGATATTGTCGGGCAACGACTTGATGATTGGTGAAAGAAATGCTTATTTTAACTTACTTTCTTTCCTCGACACCCTTGAAGTGAAAGAGGTGGATTTAGAGAAAGAAATAAAAAAGTATATAAAAGATAATATTTGCGGTTACTGTGTACCAGGAGTTGAAGAAACTGCCAAACATTTCTTTGAACTTGGACTTAAAGCACAGAAAAGAGAAGAATATGACAGTAAAATGTATTAAAGATTGGCCGTCGCATTTTGTTAAAGTTGGAGACTTGTGTGAATTTGAGCCTTGTTCTGTCTCATTTGGTGTTAAATTTCCATTAATGGGATGGACATCAATTGGAGAAAGAAAGTTTAAACGTCATTTTGTAATAGCAGAAGCACAGAAAGGAGAGAATATATGAGTATGGTAGCAAGGCTATTTAAAGGTGTCATGGATGATGAATGGCAATGTTGGTGCCCTGCTTGTGGTGAAAGTGTCTATGTGGATTTAAAGAATGATTTTAATCAGACAATGGACAATGGAGATAAGGAATATTCTGTACGCTGTCCTGAATGTGGACAAGCGTTCTACACAGCAGAATCTTATGATTAAAGCACAGAAAGGAGAATTGACATGACTAAAGAAGAATTGCTCTTGAAGAACATATGTGCAAGAATCCCATATGGAGTCAAGTTCTCATTAAGAGGCAGCAAGAACATAAGGACTGTCACCGGAATCAAAGAAAGCGTAGATCTCAATGGCGAATGGAAATTCATGATATGCTCAAAGACATTAGAGCCTTGTACCATTGAGAATTGCTACATTTACCTGAGGCCTATGTCAAGCATGACAACAGCCGAGGCTAAAGAGTACACTTCAATTCCCGGATGGGAACTCTTGTCTCATGCAGCAGTAGAATGGCTCAATGCTCGTCACTTTGACTATGATGGACTTATTCCTAAAGGTCTTGCAAAAGAGGCTTCTGTCACTTTGTATGGAAATACAAACTTGATGCTAGAGACCGTCAAGAAGAACAATCACTTGACAATATCTATGATTTCAGCCATAGATGAAAACAATGGCCTAGGCAAAGCAGGAAAGCTCTTGTACTCAATCAAGGAAGACTTAGCGCACTTCAAGAAAGTGACAAATGGACACACAGTCATCATGGGAAGCAACACTTGGGACTCTCTTCCTAAGAAGCCATTAGCAGGGAGAAGAAACATAGTTGTGTCATCACAAAAAGAAGAGATTGAAGGAGCTGAAGTCTTTCATAATTGGATAGATGCCCTCGACTCTTGTCATGATGAAGAAGTCATGATTATAGGTGGTGCTCGAGTATATAGAGAGATCATGCCTGTTGCAGATCACTTGTACATTACTGAAATCTTTGATTCAAGAGAAGCCGATACTTGGTTTCCAGAAATAGACCTTAAAGAGTGGAAAGAAAATCTGGACAAGAGAGAATTTCACTCAGCTAATATTTCAGAAGGAGACCATGCAGACTTCATGTTCAAGGAATATGAAAGGATATAGTATCTTTAATAGCTATTTAGTTTAAATAATGTTAAATCTTCTTAATAAATTTCAATTATTGGGGAGATTTTTGTATATTTGCAGCAGAAATCAGAAATAAAATTAATTATAGCTATGGCATTTATAAAAAATAATACAAGTGAAGTTGGTAAATGGGTTATAACCAAAAAAGAACACAGTTCTTTAAGGGGTACTTTTACAGTTGGAAGTCGTGTTAAGATTGTAGATATTGATCCTATACGTGGATATGCTATTGAAGATAAGCATGGCAATAGAATAAGTGAGATAGGATGGATAATTTAAATATTATGATTATGGGAATGTTAATAGCATACAGTATAGGAGTAGTTTTAGGAGTTGTTTTAGGACTTATTTGTGGTTATTTAATCTGTAAAATCTGTAAAAATTAGACTTATGAAAGAAAAAGAACTTACTATAGAACAAAAAGCCCAAAGATATGACGAGGCTATTGAAAGATTGCGAAATGCATTTTATGATAATAGCAGTAGAATGTGTGAGGAATACCGCAAAGCAGCTATAAAAATTCTTGAACCAATCTTTCCAGAGCTCCAAGTGAGTGAGGATGAAAAGATAAAGAAATGGATAAAGAAAGAGTTGGAATCTAAATATGTTGTTGACAATATTGTTAATGATGTGATGGCAGATAAAGCCCTTGCTTGGATTGAAAAGCAAGGTAAGCAGAAGCCTTCAGATAAGCTTGACCCAATGTTTCATAAAGGTAATTGGGTTGCAAACAAACTTGGAGATCCATGGCGTATAGATAGTTTTGACAATAAAAATTATCAAGTATCTGACGGAAAAGGAAACTATAGTTATTTTCCAATATCAAAACAGAACGAGATGCATCTTTGGTCCATCAAAGATGCAAATGATGGGGATGTGCTTGCCACGTGGGCAGGAGCATTTATCTACAATGGCAATAATGGTGGAGGCAGTTGTCCAGGATGCTATTGTGGCATTGACAATTTAGGTGGATTCAAAACAGGTGCTGAACATCATTGGACCGGAAAACCTGTCTTTCCGGCAGCCAAAGAACAGCGTGATGCTCTGATGAAAGCAATGACCGATGCTGGATACACCTTTGACTTTGAGAAGAAAGAGCTGAAGAAGATTAAGCAGAAGTCAGCTTTGAGTGAAAAAGAGAAAAATGAGATGTTCTCAGATATCATTACGGCTATTCGTGCTTATTATAAATGTGAAAGGGAAGATTTAATAGAATATTTCAAAAACACTCATCTTCCAACCAAACAAGAGTGGAGTGAAGAAGATGAATTGCATATCAGAGAACTCGAAAGTCTTGTAAAACAAGAATGGGCAAAAATAGAACGTGAAAATGATAAAGACAAAATACATAAAATGAGAGATTTGTCATTTTTTCTAAAGACACTTAAACCTCAGTTAAAGCAAGAGTGGAGTGAAGAGGATGAAAGAATGATTGATACTATTATTTCTGACTTAGAACGTCATGGAGGTAAAGAAAATTCTTGTTATTCGGCAGAAATAAATTATCTCAAATCCCTCAAAGACAGAGTACAGCCACAACCAAAGCAAGAATGGAGTGAAGAGGATGAAAGAATGTATAGAGGAATACATAATTTAATTTATTCTACTCCATATTGTAATTCAAGAAAGGAATTTTCTGATTGGCTCGAATCCCTCAAAGACAGAGTACAACCTAAACAAGAATGGAGCGAAGAAGATAAATACAATCTTTCTGATATTGAAGCTATGATTCATACAATGAGAGGTGATGGGCGAAATGCGGATAAATTAATTAATTGGCTCAAAGAACGTATTCAGCAACAGAAGCAATAGAAACCGAGTAAGGAGCTGATAGAAACATTAGAATACTATATACACACTCTTATTTGTAATAAGCGTAAAGAAGTACTATTCGGATTGTATAGTGATTTAAAGAACTTTGAATATGACACAAGAAGACAAAGACCTCCTTTTAAAGGATTTAGGTGCAAGACTGTCTTATAAAGTAGTTGCACAAGTAACATACAAAGACGGAGAAGGCTGGAAAACTGAAGATAGAAAAGTACTTGGGGCATATACAGATGGGCAGGTGTATGTTGACTGTGTCTATACAAACATTAAAAACGTTAAACCCTATCTTCGCCCAATGTCAAGTATGACTGAGGAAGAAAGAATAGAATTGAGTTGTCTGTTTGGAGGTATACCAGATGAAGATTATATTTATAAACCTTATACAGATATTCCATACTCTACGTTCGGTGAAGTGATTGATTGGCTTAATGCACATCATTTTGATTATCGTGGTCTAATTGAAAAGGGTCTTGCTCTTGAAGCACCTGAAGGAATGTATGAGGTATAGGATTAAAAGAGTAAAATATAATGATGGAACCAAATCTCCTTGGTGGACTATAATGGTTTATAAAAATGGAAAACCTGTTGGTGAATCGGCTACACAATATTCATCTCTTTGGACAATATTTAAAATTTGGTTAAAAGCAATATTACTATGGTAACTGAAGATTACGTTAGTTTTGAAATAGCCAAACTCCTAAAAGAGAAAGGGTTTGGTGTATCATGTTATGGGAGATATTCTGTAAGAAGTAAAGAGTTCCATTTGGATACTACAAAACCATGTAATAATGGCGGAATTTCTCAATATTCAGCCCCAACACTCCAAGTGGCAATGAAGTGGTTGAGAGAAGAAAAAGGTATTGCTGTTGTACCAATCCTTAGTAGTGTGCTTGATAATGAAAAGTTTCTTTGGGATATTGAGATAACTGTTGCAAAGACTAATGAAACTTATCGTCAAGGATGGATATATGAGTCATACGAACAAGCTTGTGAAGCTGCAATTAAATATTGCCTTGAAAGCTTGATTTGACTATGAAGAATCTGCCAGATAAAATTTATATCCAGCCAGATGCACATGACAGATGGTTTGAGGGGAATAAGCCGAATGACAACTTCGAAGAGTATGTCAGCAAGGATGTCTTTATTGAGAAAGCTTGTGCTTGGCTAAAAGAAAACGGAGGAAGTTATTGGATGGATGACTACGACTTACCTACGGATGATTTAGTTAATGATTTCAAAAAGTATATGAAAGGAGAGTAAGGCATGGAGCAATACGTAATGGAAGTATTAAACAAACTCATTCTTATGATGCCTGCTTTTATAACAGGCATATTTGTTGGAAAATGGATAGAACGTAGAAAATAGGTATTATGGATATGATAGACAAAGTCACTGTAGTAGCAGGGATTGAAAGAAGAATAGATGAAAATAAAGAAGAAATACAACGTGAATCTCATGAGCATCTTGAAGAATTGTTCAAGCATTTCGGCATTGTAGGCTCTAAGAAGATAACATCCTTTGTCTTCAAGATCTATAACACTCTTGTCAAAGACTTAGCTTGCAGGCTTCCTTACAACAACACTAAAGTCAGAGTGTTTGACAAAGACACTGAAAAGTGGCATGATGAGTATCTCACTTCTGAATTGTTTGAGAAAATCAGGAAGAGCAATATTGGGCTAGTGCATTTAAAGGTCTACTTGAGACCAGTTAATTCCCTCACTCAAGCAGAATGTGATGAGATATTCAGAGAAGTCTTAGGTAGTGAAGATGAAGCTACTGAGCATGGAGATTGGATTAAGTTCAGGTGTGATGGAGACATTGAGTTCATCTTCAATCGAAGATCATACAGAGATGTCCAGAAGCTCTACGACTGGATGTATGCACACAACATTGATGTCAACAATCTAGCAGAATACAACTTGACTATGCAATGGCCACCACTATCAAAGTGAAAGACAATGAAGTAGTATGGAATGAAGATCTCATACAAGTAGGAGAAGAAGTCTACATACTCAGATGGTGTAAGAATCCAGACTATGTTGATGATTACAACTATAGAGTGAAGACTTCAGCTGGACAGCATGTCTGTATGGGAATACATACCTTTGAAGGGTATACTAAGAAATATCAGTGCTGGTGTGTTGTGCTTGATGTGAAGGACAAGAAGAGAGACAAGTATGGATATGGCAAGCAAACTGGAAGGTCTGGGTTGACACCTTTGCTGATTGCAAAAGAGATTCTCAAATGGCATATAGAGAAAATCATCAAGTCAAGAATGAGATGTTGTGATGGACAAGAACATTTGATATGTATATTCTGGGACAACACTGCTAGAGAGAAAGCATATGAGAGAGGGCTAAGGGATCTTGGATTCCATTTTGTCAATTCTCCATATAAAGCCTTAGTCAAAGTGATAAGCAAACAATCTAAGTAACAAATGATATGAACTATAGATACAGAATCATAAGATACTTGAGCTATGACTATCCTGGAGCAAAGCCTTCAGCTATGTTTGAGTGTCAGAGAAAGAATCTATTGTTTGGCATATTCTCTTTGCCTTGGACTAAGTGGGAGACAATGAGAGATAACGGAAAGCCTTTCAAGACAATGAAGTATTTTTCTCAGAGGAAAGCAAAAGAATCTATGCTCAACTATTTCCTCAGAGACTGTGCGATGTCCAGAAAGACCGGAATTGAGAACTTGAAGAGATACTGCCAGTATGTAGACTTTGACTTCATAGAGTTTTGCATGAAGGACTATCTTTAGCAAGCAACAAGACAAACAAAGAAATTAGAATACTAACTACTATGGGAAAACAAAAAAGAAGTGCGAATACTTACCAGAAGATAAACACAATCTTCTTGAGAGACACTAATAACATCATCATGCAATATGATGGGTTCACAGAGCCAGAGTTTGAGTGGCTTCGTGGCTTGAAATGGAGAGCTGAAGAGAAGATAGATGGGACAAACTGTCGTATTGAAGCATCATCTGAGATTGTGTACAACACTGAGTACGAGAACAACATAGAATTAGTTGAGACAGGCGAGGTCATTGGAGTGAAGTTCAGTGTTAGATATGCTGGCAAGACAGACAATGCTCAGATTCCTCCAAAGCTTGACATAGTGTTCAAGAGCAAGTACACACCAGACAAAGTCTACAAAGCTCTTGGAATCAAAGAGTATATCCCTGTAGAAGAGTTTGCAGAGCACAAGTGGGTAGATGACAATGGAAAGCCTGATGTGTCAAAGATTCCAGCTCTCTACACCATATATGGAGAAGGATATGGAGTTGGCATCCAGAAAGGTTGCAACTACATCAAAGACCATTGTGAGTTCATTGTGTTTGATGTCAAGGTCAACAACATATGGCTCAAGACTGAAGCAAGAGATGAGATAGCTAAGAAGCTTGGAGCTGATGTAGTCCCATATGTTGGTGATTTCACTATTGATGAAGCTATTGAGTATGTTCGTAAGGGATTCAAGTCTGCAATTGCTCAGAACAAGGACTACATGGCAGAAGGTCTTGTCCTTCGTACTCCATGTGGCTTGCTCAACAGGATGGGCAAGAGGCTTATAGTCAAGATCAAGTATGAAGACTTTGTCAAGTATAGGGACAAGTATGGGACAGATGGCCCAGTTCCTCAAGAGAAAAATCCATTCTTATGAAGAACAAAGATAGAAGAACATCATTCTACATAATCACTGGTGAGCAAGGATATGAAGGGTGGAAGAGAGCAGAAGAAGAGGAACAAAAGTCTTACATTAAAGGGTACTACAAGCATAACATCAGATATTGAAGCTCACTAAACATGAAGAAGTTTTTTGTCAATTTAAACGTAGGTAATTACTATGAGTCTCCATATATTAAAGAAGTTGAATATGATCACTTTGAGAAATCATCAGAGCATATAATAATAGGATATGATGGAGATATACTTCCTAATTCTGTTCAAAGAAAGAGAAGAGAAATCAGATTCTCGTTTTTCTTTGTCAATACTTTATACGATAGTGAAGAAGATGCAAAAACTTATTTGATAACCACTCTTGAAGAACATTTGAAAGAAATTGAAGAGAAACTTGATCCTCTATTGACTAAGCAAAAGAACATAAAGAAAATCTTATCAACAATTATGATGTCAGATGTTGAAGATTAACAGGATGCAGAATAAAGTCCTTGAGTATGAAGGTGAAGATGGAAAGACTTTGCACTTGTATGTTGGAGATGAGACTGTGTATTGCTATCTCTTAGGCAAAGATCAGAACTTGATAAAGTCAAGGACTATAAAGAAATGCAGGTCTAGCTCATATGAGAGCTCTCCTCTGGCAAACTCTTCATACAATGCAAGCCTCTTGTGGAAGATACATCATGGTAGGAATTACTTTGTGTCTCAAGGTGCTGGAAACTTGAAACTGATTTACAAAAATCAAAAGTGGCTAGAAGAGAAGTTCCCTAAGTGGATAGCTGATACTTTCAAGATTGAAAAACCATAATTATGTTTTCTGGGTACTGGATAAATAATAAAACTAAGTACCCAGAAAACTTAATGCCTAAGAAAAGAACACAAGAAGAATTTATAGAGATTCTCAAAGAAAAGTTTGGAGACAAGATAGATGTTTCTAAAGTAAAGTATATCAATAACACTACACCAATAGAAATAAGATGTACTGTACATGATATTTGGTGTAAGGAAACTCCTAAGATGCTTCTTAGATATAGTAATTTCTGTCCAGAATGTAGAAAAGAAGAATCTAAAAAACCAAAAAATAGGAAAAGTACAAAGAATAAAGAAAGAAGAAAAATTCTTTGTAAAGAAGACTTTATAAAATATGCTAGAGAAATCCATGGAGATTTCTATTCATACGATAAAGCTGATATAAGATATATTGAAACTAAAGATGAATATGGTCTTACACATATAAAGAGAAAATCCCCAAAAAAGATAATCATAACTTGTCCAATCCATGGAGATTTTGAACAAATATCAATTAATCATTTAGTAGGTAAAGGATGTCCTAAGTGTGCAATAGAAAGAGCCCAAAAATCAAATAGAGCTTTTAAAACAAAGGAAGACCTTATTGAAGCATTTAAGAAAGTTCATGTAGATGAATATGATTATTCTAAAGTTGGAGAATATACATCAAGAGCAGATAAAGTAGAGATAATATGTAGAGAACATGGATCTTTTTGGCAGTCACCTGCTATGCATCTTAGAGGAGAAGGATGTCCCAAATGTGATATGAAATATAAAGCTTGTGCTTGTGAGAGAAGATTGTACCATTTAATAAAACAGAAATTTCCAAATATTGAAATTATATCTGGATATAGAGATAAAAGTATATTTGGAAGACAACATATAGATGTTTTTATCCCAAAATATAAAATAGCAATAGAATATCAAGGCCCACAACATTTTCAAGCTGATAAGTTTTTAGATGATTATAGACATTCTTTAAGTCATAGAATAGAGCTAGATAAAAGAAAATTTGATTTATGTAAAGAAAATGGAATTTCATTATTTTATTTTACATTTAATAAAAAATTTGAAGGAATTGATTATTTCTCTAGAGTATTCACTGACATAGATAGTCTTTTTAAAGAAATAGAGTTAAAAATTGAAAAAATTTCAAAAAATTCTTGATATTTTTGGATTCTGGCACACTTTTTGCAGTATATACTGTGAATTCAAAAATAACATGTTTAACAAACAAATTATATCAAATGGGAAAAGTAGTAGGAATAGACTTAGGAACAGGCTACAGTGCGGTTGCTACTGTAACTAATGGAAAACCAGAGATTCTAGAGAATAGTGAAGGAAAGCGTACAACAGCTTCAGTCATCACAATTGATGAGAAAGGTGAGCGCACAGTAGGTGATGCAGCAAAGCGTAAGATGGTGACTTTGCCGAAGAACACAGTCAGCTTCATCAAGAGATTCATGGGTGTAGACTTCAAAGATGCTGATGTGCAGAAGATGCTTGGGCAAATCTCATATGATGTCGTTGCAGAGAAAGACCCAGCAGGTGTTGAGTGGCCAAAGATCAAAATCAATGGGCGTCTCTACTCTCCAATTGAACTCTCTTCTATGATTCTTCAGCAGATGAAGAAAGTAGCAGAGGACAAGCTTGGAGAGGAAGTGACTGATGCTGTCATCACATGTCCTGCATGGTATGGTGACAACCAGCGTAATGCAGTGAAAGCTGCTGGTGAAGCTGCAGGCTTGAAAGTGCTGCGTATCATCAATGAGCCAACTGCTGCTATCTTAGCAAGCAACATTGACTACAAGACAAAAGACAAGACCGTCCTTGTGGTAGACCTTGGTTGTGGCACATGTGATTGCATCTGTTGTGAAGTCTCAGACATTGAGAACCAAGAGATGGTCGAAGTTGGAGCTACTAATGGTAACAACTTCCTTGGAGGCCAGAACTATGATGCTCGTATTGTAGACTGGGTTGTAGAAGAGTTCAAGAAAGACAAAGGAGTAGACTTGTCTAAAGACCCAATGGCTTACTCACGTATCATTGAAGCCGCTGAGAAAGCAAAGTGTGAGCTGTCTACATCAACTTCTTCAGAGATCAACTTGCCTTACATCACTTCTATTGACAACCAGCCGCAGTTCTTGCTGATGACTCTGACTCGTGCAAAGTTTGAGGACTTGACTCGTGACTTGACAGATGAAGTGAAGGAGCTTGCTCTTGGATGTATTGAGAAGGCAGGGAAGAGTACTTCTGACATTGATGAGATCCTCTTGATTGGTGGTGCTACTCGTATGCCATGTGTCCAGGAGGCTCTTGCATCTACAGGCATCAAGCTGAACAAGAGCTCTAACCCTGATGAAGCTGTTGCTCTTGGTGCTGCAATCCAAGCAAACCAACTCGCTACTGGTGGCAAAGACCTTCTCTTGCTTGATGTGACTCCTCTTTCTCTTGGCATTGAGACACTTGGTGGAGTGTTCACAAAGCTCATTGAAGCTAACACTACAATACCAACTCACAAAGAAGAGACATTCAGCACAGCAGTTGATAACCAGCCAGGTGTACAGATCTCTGTATACCAAGGGGAGCGTCCAATGTGTGCTGACAACAAGCTGATCGGAAACTTCAACCTTGACGGCATCATGCCTGCTCCACGTGGAGTGCCTCAGATTCTAGTGTCATTTGACATTGATGCAAATGGCATCTTGAATGTCTCTGCAAAAGACAAGGCAACTGGAAAGGAGCAGCATGTCACAATCCAAGCTCAGTCAGGCTTGTCGAAAGATGAGATTGAGCGAATAAAAGCTGAGGCTGAAGCTCACAAAGCTGAAGATGCTAAGAAGGAGGAAGAGATCAAGAAGATCAACCAAGCAGAGAGCATGGTGTATGGTCTTGAGGATGCTATCAAGAATGCAGGTGACAAGATCACTGAAGATGAGAAGAAGAGCATACAGCCTGACATTGACAAAGTGAAAGAGCTTGTCAAGGAGCGCAAAGCTGATGAAGCTGAAGCAGCAGTGAAGGCTTTGAATGAGAAGTTTGCTCCTATTGCTCAGAGACTCTACTCTCAGAGTGCTGGTCCTGGACCTGAGGCACAGGCTGCACAAGCAGGATCAAGTGCTAGCACTGCGCCTGATGACTCAAAGGTTGAGGAAGCAGACTTCGAGGAAGTGAAGTGAAGGAATTAAGACCTCTTTGAAGAAGCAAGCTCTAGGGAAGGTTTCTCTAGAGCTTCTTTGTATATAGAGGGATGATAAATATCTTGCTATGAAGAAGATCAAGTGCACAATACAGCATACAAGAGACAACAAGAACAGACCTCACACTGATGAGCTGTTTGAAGGCATCAACATACAAGGAAGAGATAGAGCAGAGATAGAGAACTGCAAGACTCTGTACCAGTACTTGCTTGACTCTGCAGACAAAGCAGAGTTCATGAATGAGAGTATTGATGACACAATAGATGAAGGTCTCTTGACAGGCTTGATTGGAGGAGCTGCTGGTGCATTGCTTGGGCCTACTGTCATGAGAGCAGTGTGCAGGATACTTGGTGTGAATGAGCAAGGCACACTTGGCAAGCTGTTGACCAGCCCACTTGTTGCTGGCTCTGTAGGTGCAGAGCTTGGATATTGAGCTTAAATCTGAAAATACAATACTAAACGAGTGAGAATTCAAATTCTCACTCGTTTCTCTATAATCGAATGTTTCTGTCACCTGCTTTCTTTGCTATCAAGTCGACAGCCTCTTTTGGATATCCGAGCTCATCCATTTCTACTTCTACACCATTGTACAATATCTTTGTTTTTTCAAAATTTCCGTTCTTTATTAGAGTGATTTCTTTCACATTGTCATAGATCATCTTGAAGAAGAATTTGAAATCATATACTGTCCATGGGTCTTTAGCAAGACGTACATTGACAACTTCTAACCTTTCACAATCGTAGAACACATCTTTGTCATCATCTCCAAAGGCCTTCAAAAATGCGGGAAGACTTACTTCTCTCAAGAACTTGCAATGAGAGAAACACCCATATCCAATCTTTGTAACATTGTCAGGAATGTATATAGAGCTTAGTTGAGATGACATGAAAGCAGTAGAGCAAATTTCCCTTACTGTATTTGGTATTTCAATCTCTTTGAGGGCTACACATCCTGAGAAGCATCCATTTGGAATGCTCCGTAGAGATCTTGGAAGCTTTATAGAAGAGAGCTCTGAACATTGTGCAAAGCAGAAATTTTCAAATTTTTCAATATTGTCGAACAGCTTAAGCTCATTGAAAGACTTTATGTCAGTACCATAAAACTTGTATCTTATAAGAAGGTCTTTTCTGCAATTCTGAGCATCTTGCATAGTGAATATCCCAAGACTATGCATAGTTTCTTCTACTATTGGATCTTCAAACTGAATATAGCTTATCTCTTTCACTACATCATCTTCAGACTTCTTACTATATTCTCTACTTACTCTTTTTGATAGTCCAAGATTTGCTCTAGACTCATTGATTGAGGCATCTGATGAATCTATCTTGCATATCTTTACTCTTGGATACATAGAAGAAATCAAGGCAATGACATTTTCTGGACAACTTGTCTTGACATAGAATTTATTGAGACTGAAGCAATCTCCAAATACATTAATCCCTAAGTGAGACAATGAGTTTGGGATGTATACTTCTCTGAGGCTTGAACATTCTTGGAATGCTTGGTCTCTGATGTCTTCTACACCTTCTGGAATTACTATCTTCTTTAGCTTTGTGTTCCTAAATGCATGCTCGCCAATGCACTTTATGCTAGCAGGCAAAGTAATCTCATAAAGTCCTGAGGAAGAAAATAGAGAGGCCGCTACTTTTGTCAATCCAGTGAAAAACCTGAATTCTTTGAAGCTGAATGGGTCTTTGTATTGGTACATGTATTTAAAAATTTCCCAAAGCTCTCCAGGAGTAGAGATATTAGTAGCATCATCTTTGGAGAAGATACCCTTGTCATGGCAAAGCTTCTCTATGATAGGAGAGTCAAACACAATATTTGATATGTTCTCTATTACATCTGCATCATCTTCAGTCTTCTTGTCATATTCTCTACTTACTCTTTTTGCCAGACCAAGATTAGACTCATTCAGCTCATTGTCACTGCTGACTTCTACGATATTGAAGAAAGACCATCTCTCTTTAATATCATTGATGAGTGGACATCCTTTTTCTACAAATATCTGAAGTCTTGGAATATTTCCAAATATGGAGTCACCTATCTTAGAGACTGTCTTTGGGATGAAAAGTACTTCCAAGTTTGTACAATTCAAGAAAGCTTCATCTCCTATGCTAGTGAGACCTTCTGGGAGTATTATCTTCTTGAGAGAGTCGCACCCAAAGAATGCTTGTTTTCCTATGACTTCTACAGACTTTGGGAACACAAAGTCAGTAAGTGACCAACAGTTAGAGAATGCACATTTGCCTATTGATTTGATGTTCTCAGGCAAGACAATTTTCTCAAGATTGACACAGTTCTCAAATATGAAGTCATCCACACTATTGAGATTCTTGAATAGGCGATACTCTTCAAATGTCTCTATCTTGTCATTCTGCCTGAACCACCATGAAGATACTTTCTCTGTATGACTAAGTGCATCAGTGAATGTGTATATTCCATTCTCATGACAAATCCTCTCCACTTCTTTGTCCTTGAATGAGATATTAGTTACATTCTCTACAGCATCAATGCCTCTATAGCTCTTCTTGACTTTTGATCCAAATCCAAGAGACGTCGCGCTCTCAAGTAATCCTGAATTCTCTACTTCACTCCATAGGGTCTCTCTAATCTTCTCTGCTAAGTCTTGACCAAGTCTCCTAGTCAAGAACGCTGCACACATCCTGCCAAAGAATATAGCACTGTCTCTTCTTTGGTCTTTCATGATGTTGAACAATGCATCATTCAAGTCAGACATGTTGACAAGAGGACCTCTAGTGACAGAGTCTCTTATTGACACTTGGTTTATAGTCTCATCTGCTCTGAAGACTAATGGACCTTCAGGATGCCATGTGTCTTCATCTCCAAGATTGTAGACAAGCTCTATCAAGTGCTTCAAGAAAGCATTGTAGTCTACATATTCTTCAGTGTAGTATGCAGTACCTGTAGAAGCAGTCTTGAGGACTCGCTCTTTCATGAATCCAGCAATAGATGCTGCAGCTATAACCCTCTCAAGAGAAGACTTGACCTTCTCAATCCATGCCTTCTTTCTCTCTTCTTCAGGAGTCTCTCTTAGTGCTTTAGTCCTTCTTGCCAGACCTTCATCTATGTGATCTCTCGTTGCCATCTACCATCTAGGAGGAACAAGCGGACATCCTCCAATGCTTTTTCCATCAACTTCACTTATTGGGTAGTCAGCCCAGACTTTAGCCATTATGACACAGCCACAGATTCCACAAGTGAACTTCTTCCTATGTGGACATCTCTGACACAAGTAGTATCTCTTTGCCGGAGTGTATCTCTTCTTGCCTAAGAAGTGCAAGAACAAGTTTGTGTATCCAGTCACAATGTACCACAAGTCATCTATCAAGTTTCTCAAAGCGTACATACAGCCATATTTATTGGCTTATAGCAATATACCAAATAAATACCCAAACTTTAGAATTGCAACCTACAGACTCAATGTTTGGAAAGTACTTAGATGTCAACATCAACTCACTGATTGGTGATCTCCCAACAGTCATAAACCATAACAATGAAGTGTCAGAGAAAGAGTTTGACAATATATTTGACTCTTCTAACAACTACTTGAGGAAGTCTCTTGTAGCTAATGATGGACGTGTGAAAGCTCACTGGGGAGAGTTCATCAACCTGAAGTGTGAAGACTTAGTAGTCAACAACACTATTTCAGGAAAAGGAATAGAGGACTTGATTGACTCTAAGCTTGGCTCAAGCATGTCACACAAGATTCTCAAGCATAGGTTCTCTTGGGACCCAAACAATGCTCCAGTAGATGCATCTCTCATCTCATATGCACATGATACTAGGATGATAGTGACAGACTTCTCTTCTGTAGAGAAGACTATAGGTGAGTACACGTTCACAAACAGAGACACAGTCTCTCTCAGAGAAGAGCTAGACACTATAGAGGATGTGATTAACCTCACTCTGAAGAACATATCACTTAAAGATGACAATGACTACTTAGCAGGAGATGAAGATGTGATGACTGATGAGAGGTATGACAGAGAAGGGAAGTCTCTTGGAGATCAAATCTCTGAGATTCTGAACAAGCTCACTAACATTGAGAACAGAGTAGCAATCATTGAGAGAAAAGTAGGATAACACTAGAAGACAATGGCAAGACAGATGACCCCACTTCTCAGGCCACTGAGATCAAAGTCTGGAACAATGTATGTGTTCCCAAGCGCAACTGAAGACATAGGCTTGAATCTCAACTCTAGAGGAAACAGAGTTGCGTTGTCTAAGTATGTGCTACTCAATCTCCCAGAGACAGACACTAATGCTACTGGCATGAAAGATGGTGTCACCTCAAGAGAGAACTTCTTCAACTTCACTAATATTCCAGGAATTGCAAACATCTTGAACAACAACACATCTGCTGACACTCCAGAGTCTAAGATTGCTGTTGCACTCCAGAACTACTTGATGAACTTTGAAGTCACACTTGTCAATCAAGATGAGTATGACTACTCAGCTAGCAAGACCGTGAGTGAGCGATGCTTCTGGAAGTTCCTGAAGGAGACTGGCGCAATCAGATGGAAGAGATCAGTTGATGAGACAGGCAGCTACATATATTCAGGCAACTCTAACATATATGAAGAAGAAGATGAGACCGATGAGAATGGGTCTCTTACTGGATACAACAAAGTAGTTGTTGGTGTCGGACAAATCGCTGCAGGCAACAGCTTGTCTAATGAGTTCAGCATGTACAATGAGACTTATGTCTCTGTTCCAAGCACTTATGGAATGTCAAGAGTGTTCTTCAAAGTGAATGAGGACAACAACTATCGTCTAGGAGAAGCGTACATCAATGAGCAAGAAGAGCTTTTAGCAGGAAGGACTCAGTCTTCAAGCACTGATGGATTCACAACTATCATGGTACCTGCTTATGACATCACTGTTGACCCTGATGCTTACAACATCACTGATGAGATATATGCTAAAGACTTAGACAGCGACACGCCTTGGTATCAGAGGTTTGATCAGACTAATGCTAAGAAATCATATGCTTACTTCACAGAGACTGAGCCTTCTGATCCTGACAACCTCAACTATACCATTGGGTTGTTCCAATCAGCTAAAGGCGACACCGGAGAGAGATACACAAAAGCTATAAGGAGATTCCTCAGGAGCAGGCTTGATGGAGTAGAAGCAGTCACAGACATAGATGAGATCTCAAGCATATGGGACATCAAGAATCCTGATCATGGATACGTGTCTTATGACACTCTCAACACAAATGAAGAGTTCATAGACAAGACAGACTTCAACTTCAATGCAATACTTGTCTACTACTCAATATATGACAAGAACAATGGCTCTGAGCTTGCTACTAACTTGTTTGGACTTCTTTTCTTGAATGGACCTACAGTTGATGCATTGTCTAATACTGGAGACTCAATGAAGTTCACTATTGAGCCTCTCAACAAGAGGAAGAGCAATGGTGCAGGCTCAGACAGGACGTTTGGTTCTGGATATTCATTCAAGATCAACATCAAGTCAACCTCAATATATGACAACACTGATGCAGTCATCAATGATGAGACAACGACTGCTTCTCTGTATGCTGATGACTTCAACACAGTCATATACAACCTCAACAAGAGCGTAGACTTGCTAGGGAAGAACTCACAAATCACTCAGTCTATATACAGAGACTACAGAGACATTGTCACAAAGTACAATGACTTGATGTACAGCTTGCAAGCTCTCACTGCTAAAGTCAACAACTTTGCAAACAGCAGATTCTCAGACATAGATGCTTCTAACATCAGAGTGCAAGATGCACAGATTGAGCGAAGCACTGAGATTCGAGGATCTCTGTATATTGATCCAAGCGTTGACATGAACATAGAGAGCTTGAGAGTCACAGACCTAGACTCTAGTACCTTGACTACTGGCTCTGTTGACACTGACTCTTTGACTACTAGAGAGCTAAGTGTTGAAGATGTGAGCATAAAGTTCTTGGATGTGTCATCTTTCATGTCTGACAACGCAAGCATGTACAATGTCAACATCTACGATGACTTGTTCCAAGAAGTCAACGTTGGAGCGTACAACAACTTGAGCACTACACAGTCAGAAGACATACACAGATACATACTAGGAACAAAGGTATCATCTTCACTAGTGAACAAGGTAGATCATCAGTATGTGATACATCCATTGACTTTCAACTCTACTCTAGATGGCTATTCAATGGAGAATGCAGAGTATTTGTACAATGGAGATGAAGCACAAGTCTCTAAGATCAACTACTTGAAGTATGTGCCTCTGATAGTGGCAGAGCTCCAGCGCCTCAACAGAGAAGTGTCAGACTTGAAGAATCAGATTTCAGCATCATAAGACAACATGGCTAACATAAACAGTTTTGCAGAGAACATAAGCAAGCTCATAAGCATAAGCAACAATCAGATAAGCATACTAAATGGCATACAAGAGTCTGTCATCACTGATGCGAACAGTGTCAAAGTCAATGTGACAGATGTAGATGACTCTTCTAAAGAGTATGTAGCAGAGATTCCTTCATGGACTTCCCTGAGCAAGCAAGTAGAGGCATTCAGGAACTCCCTCAACACTATCTTGCAAGGAAAGGGTATCATATCACTTGGTGATGGCACAAACAGGACAGTCAAGCTGTCTACTATAGCATCAGTTCCAAGCAAGATAACCGGATTGCCAAGCCCTACTACTTTCAGCATAGACCCTAACTGGTGGTTTGAAGATCTGATGTACCCAGCTAGCTATGTGTCTGTTGACTTGGTTGGGAAGATAGACAACTCTGCTGACAGAGTGCTTGTGAACAGAGTCATTCTTGACTATAGAGACACAAATGCTCTCAACTTGTACAACAATGCTATATTTGCTAGTGGCATATCATATGAGAACTTGATTGTGCTCCTCACTAACAATGGAGTGACATACACTCAAGATGAAGAAATTCTGACTTTACCATTGAGCAAAGTCAGCTACATTGGCAAGTTCAACATCACTGACACTCAGTTCATCAGCGGATACCAGTGGTACACACTTGACACTTTTGAGTATAAAGCAGTGTCTCAAGAGAACACAACATTTGAGAACTCAACAGTCAAGCTCAAAGTAGGAGACCAGCTCTCTAAAGATGACATGCTGTATACTGTCATTGAGATGAATGAAGCGACTCTGCAGGTGAGACTGAACTGTACAATTGGATACTCTTTCCCTAGCACTACTGACACTTTGCTATTCTACAATGAGCCATGGAAAGACAAAGTAGTCAATGTGAAGTTCTCTAACAATGAGATCAACATTGTGTACTTCAAAGGCATCAATGAAGACTTCAACATTCCAAGCAATGAGTGGTCTGAGCCTATCATGTTTGTCACTAATGACTTAGTGTTCTCTGGAGACGAGTCTACAAGCTACAACTCATACTACTACAACAACATAGTAGACTGGGGCCGACAGATGATTGATGAGGTCAGAGAGAGGAGAATCACAGCATCTAGAGGAGTGAAGCCTAATGCCCCAGTGCTTAATCTAGGAGACTTCTCTGTAGTGCAAATCAACACTCAAGTCAATGCATCTATAGACACTGCTGAAGTGCTTCAGATGAAAGCTGACATTGAGACCACTAAGTCTAGGCTGACTTCTAAGAGAGCTGCGCTTGCATCACAACAGACAAACTTGCAGCAGACAACAGATCAGACTGAAGCTGCTAAGCTGAAGAAGCAGATACAAGAGAACACTAGAGAGATAGAGCAGCTACAGACAAGCTATAGGACGTCTCTTAGCACTATCCAGAGTATCTTGAAGGAGAACAATGGAGTAGAAGTGAAGCCTAAGTATCACATCCGTGGATTCTTCCAGATTCCTCTTCCAGTGTACAATGGCACTCAGCCACAGCAAGTGATTGGTTTCCAGATAGCTTACAGGTATGTCAAGGAAGACTCTACCGGAGTAGACCTCAAGACTTATACATACACAGATCAGAATCAAGCTGAGCACATTGGAGTGTACAGTGACTGGACTATTGTTGACACAGCCATACTTGAGAAAGAGTTCAGTCAAGAGATTGGAGCCTTCACTTGGATACAAGGCAACACAAGCAAAGGAGATGAGGTCAACATCAACCAGGTAGACATTCCAATCACTAAAGGAGAGAAAGTTGAGTTCATGATTCGCTCAATCTCTGAAGCTGGATATCCTTACAGCCCATTGAAGTCTGACTGGTCTAACAGAATCATCATTGGCTTCCCAAGCAACTTGATGACTGCTAGTGACATTGAGAACTTGATTACAGACATCAATGATGAGAATGTCTCTACTACTGTTGAGAGCATGATAGATGCTAAAGGCATCAGCATACACTTGAATGACACTGTATCAAACACTAACTCAACATCTGGGTTCTTCTTCAAGCATGAAGCAAAGAACATTGCTGTAGACGTGAAGAGCTCGGCTGGGGCTACAAAGACTGTAAGCTTACAAGATGTGATAGATTGTCTGAGGACTAAGGACAACACAGTGTTTGACATCTTATTCTGATATTAGAGACTTATATCATATTTAACAATGAGCTCTTGTTGTGCAAGAGCTCATTTATGTTTATGAACAATAAATATGCCAAATAGCAAATCATCATTCCTAGATGGCAAAGCAATACACCGTATCAACTATAGACTCTAACAACAGGGAAGTGTTCTTCAACCCTCTGAAACTCATAGAGAAGACTTCTAGAGAAGGAGGAGAGCCAATTACATCATATCTGAGGATTGCAAGTGTGAATGGAGACTCTACTTCAAGAGTCATTGATGGAATCATAGTGAATGGTGATGTTGCTAAAGTAGGTGAGCTCTACACTTTGATCTCTGAGAACATAGAAGACCACTATCATTGCATATATGCTGCAAAGCTAAGTGACTTGCATATGTTGATTGAGACTGGATTCTATGATTCATACAGTAGAATTCTTGGGTCTAGCACATCAGAGGAAGTGTATGTATCTGCTGCTCCGGTACATAACAACACATCTTTGTTTGATAAGAATGGCCAAGCTATGACTAACACTAGCTCATCATTCTTGATGATAAGGACTAACCCTAAGCTTTCTGGAAACATCAAGCTAGTAGTTGACAAAGACCAGCACTTGTATCTTGACACATTCAAAGTGAGCAACAATCTCAACAAGTTTGCTTACAGACACAAGAGTGTGTCAGCTGCTTCTTCATTTGCAACTGACGTCAGGAACATATTCAAGTCTTTGCCTACTGAAGACTTGTACAAAGTCCCAGACATTGATCTCAAAGCACATGATCCATACACATCATTTGAAGACCAGTATGACACCACTTACTCATATGGTGCAGAGACTAACAGAGATGAGATGTACTCAGAGAACTTCAAGATACTTGCTCCTCTGTGGGTGAACAGAGTTCTTCCAGACTTCTTTGTAGTGTTCAGAGTAGACTCAGCATACAACTTGTCGACTTACTATAACATACAAGATGACAATGAGATATTCAACTCATTCTTGAGAGATGGACAGATAGTCAAAGCATTTGACATGAGAGAGTCAAGTCCTCTTGGCAAGTACTTGCACACTTACTATGACAGCATCTCAACCTATCCTGGATCTGTCTTGCTCCAATTCAAAGAGCAAGAGATGCAAGATGACACTATGAGTGGCATAAACTCATGGATTGGTGTGTCTGTTGACACTGGTCTCATAGTGAAGATGGATGAAGACTCATATTTTGCTAATGAGACCATCAAGAAGAGAAGCCAAGAGAAGATCAACCAATTCATAGTTGGAGGCTTTGAGCGGAACAGGCTTCTTTGTCCTAACTTGATCAACATAGAGTTCATGTTCAATGATGAAGAAGCTCCATCATACAAGATGAGTCGTTACTTTGGTCTCTACTTGAAAGAGAATGACTTCATCAAGTATGACTATGTTGAGTCAGTCATAAGTGACAAGACTAAGAACTACACTATCAAGAAATATGATGCAAATCATGAAGAAGTAGAAGACTCTATTGTCTCTTCTAGAGACTCAGTCTTAGAGAATCAAGCCTATAGCAATCGTCTGTTCTTTGCTATAAGCTCTGGAAATGTAGCAAGACTTAAAGAGCAGTCAGACTTGACTAGCTTCTTGAAGAATGAAGTTGCTAACATGCCTTACAAGAACTATCAGACTTGCAATGCATCAAGAATAGAGTCAGGATACAAGAACTTCATATCAATGAAGTTCAAGCAGCAAATAAGGTATGGTGAGCACTTTAGGATTGTAGTCCCATCTCTTGCGGAAGAAGGAATACAGCTTCCAATAGTGTTTGAGATTATTGCATCTAATGACAAGAGACTCAAAGACGAGAGAGATCTCATCACTCCATATATCTCTGTCATCAACTCAGAGAACAATGTCACAGACTACATATACTACAGAGAGATTCCAGAGAGAGCAGATGTAGATGAAGAAGTGTTCAAGAAGACTCCTACTGAGTATCCTACTATCCAAGCTCCTTCATTCAAGTACTTAGACAAGTCTGGACCTATAGAGACAAAGGAAGAAGTAGAAGGTCTCAGACAATCATACTACTATAGAGCTGTCAGTGGGCAGACATTCAAAGAGTTCTCTCTGAGGCATATAGTCAAGTATGAGACTAAGTTTGGAATGATAGACAACCTCAGAGGCATTGACTCTGAGTACTATGAGTCTGGAGATGAGAATGACATCATTGGTACTACTAAGTATCCATTCATCTTCAGGCTTGCATTCTACACACAAGACCTCAATGATGATGAGAGCCTTGCTCCTCTAGTCACACAGATAGAGAGACTTTGCAAGTGCATAGACACATTCAGCAATATGTACTCTTTGAGAGTGAATACCATCTCTAAAGCATTGGACTCATTCTCTATAGGAACCACTTATAATGAAGCATACTTCCAGCACATAACTGCAGACATTTTGAACAATGACTATGTGGACATTGTGTCAGAGAAGATAGATCTCGGACAAGAAGTGAAGACTAAAGTAGATGATGAAGGTAATCCTCTCTATGAGCTCTATGACATGAAGTACACAAAGCCTGTAGATGAAGAGGCTCTTACATCTGACACTACAATCTCTTACTTTGACAATGAGAGGCTCGGAATCAAGATGTGGCCTCTCAACTGCCAGTCTGAGCAATTCTCTGGATATGCCATGATGTTTGCTCCTATCAACTTTGAGCTTCTTGGGTGGAGGAAGACTAGCATTGTGAGGATGATTCCAGTCAAAGAGTACATGTATGAGCTTGACATAGAAGATGTTGTGAAGCTGATCCCTAATACTATAGTCAATACACGTAGTGGATATGAGAGAGTCCTTGACTTCAACGTCACTTCAATGAAGTTCACTACTACCTCTCTGCTTGCAGATCAGAAAGAGCAGACTGTCCAATACTATGAGAAGCTATTAAGAGACTTAGAAGAAAAATACAATTCTGGAGAGTTTGAGAGTGAAGAAGATGAGCAGGCAACATACTACAACTACATGTCTCTCAAGTCATGGAAAGATGACATAAGAGAAGTCTCAACAAAGAGTGTGTTCACTAGATCAAGCTTAGACATCAAGAAGACTATAGTCCTCCAGTCACCATACCATCTTGACAAGTGGGTGATTGCTTCTCCGTATGAGATTCCACTGACATTCAGAGCTGTAGACCTCTACAAGCCTTCTGAGATGTCTGTGTCATTGATGGGAATAATGCCAGTGAAAGACTTTGATACAGAAGTTGGCGTAGTGTCAAAGACTAAAGTCTCTAACTCTACAACAATTGATGTTCCTGCTGGAGAGAGGATATCATTTGATGCGGACAACGACGAATACAGCATAAAGAAGCGTGTGTTCTACACTATAAAGAGTGGATCACTGAAGGGGCTTCCACTTCAGCAAGGTCATTCTTTCATGGTCATAGATGACAAAGTCTACTATGCATCTAGAGGATCTATATCATCTCTAGAGACCCAAGCTTCTAGCTTGATAGCCGGAGAGAATGGAGTCAAGCTCTCTGCTCCACCTCAACACACTAAGGTTGCTTACTCAATAGACAAGCCAGTCATGCAGGATGACAAGTTCTACAAAGATGACAATCCAAGAGAAGACCTTGCATACTCTCTTGTGGTTCCTACTGTGTGCTCCTGGAGGGGAGTAGGCATGTACTATGATCAAGACTCTATACTCTCAGTGAAAGGGCTCTCAGTCAATGGCACTAAGATGTCTGATGGATACATGTGCAAGTATTCTCCAGGATCAGTAGCATCATACAAGAACATGTTCTTGAACAACTCTCTTGACTCTCTTGTAGAGACAAGAGACAAGAGTCTTGTCTCTTTCAGAGACTACATACTCAATACTGACATCACAGACACTATAAACATATTCTTGTCAGAAGGCATTTCTCCAGAGTACACTGTTGGATACTACAACAAGAACATCAACACTCTAGAGTTCATACTGTATGGGGTCAAGTACTCAATAACATTCAACACTAATGAGTATATAAGAGAGATCCAGCTGTCTAACTACAACAAGTATGAGATATTCATCTTCAACCACTTCACTGGAGAGAAGAATGAGATGATAATCAATACTCTAGAGAACATCATCTTGATTGTAGACCACAATTTCAACTTGAAGAAGTTTGATGAGAAGTGGAGCTTGCTATTTGTTGACCAATCAACAAAGAACTTGTCAGCAGGCAAGAAGTACTCATGGATATCTACTGACAAGTCTGTGGACTTTGGCGATGCAGAGTTTGACTCAGACAGCATCTGGTTTCCAACTAGAGCCGATGCATCGTTGTCTTCTGACATCACAGCTTCAAGCTACTACCAGATAGACTTCTTTGACAGTGCTGACTTCTTGTACTTCTCTGGGAAAGACAGGTTCACAAGTCTTAGCATGCCTGTATTCAATGAGAAGTATGTGTCTATTTCAGCATCAGACAAAGTCATGTCATCTGAAGGAGACTTAGAGACAACTCACAGTGCTTCCGTGTTCAAGTATAATGATGATCCAGTGTCATCTAGTGTTGCATGGCTCATCAATCCTTCATACAAGACTGTTCCATACGCAGAGAAAGGCCTGTCAGAGTATGACAAGTTTGACTTGATGAGAGACGACTTCTTGATGTCTCTCAGTGAAGACAACTTGGTGATATATGTCAAGAAGAAGAACGGTACAGAGATTAGCATCACTAAAGTAGAGACTTCAGAAGACTACACTCCTATAAAGATGAGTGCTTCTTATCCTAAGAATGTGAAGTACAACATTGACTTCTACAACCCATCTTTCATCAACTTAGTAGAATTTGACATGAATGAGAGTGATGACTTGATAGAGAAGACAAAGACAAACTTTATCTTGTCTAACACTTCATTCAAGAGTATATCAAGAATCAAGAACTACTATGGATACAAGATATTCAATGGACATGCACATGCACTTGAAGAGAAGAATGGGTCTATGTTCATCAACAAAGAGATGAGCTTAGTGTCTTCAAACTGGGATGCAGGGTTCTACAGGAGCTACTCTTCTCCTACTAGATGGAAAGGGATAGATGGATATGTAGTTGGCATAGAAGACAAGACTTTCTTTGGCTCTAAAGGAATATCAATGAGAGGCGTAGAGATAGTCATAGACAACTGGGACTCTAATGTTGTCAAAGTGACTTCTTCTAACACTGACACTTTCAACACAGAGAAAGGAGACAAAGCAATCCAAGACTCAAGGACTTTTGAGTTCAACATGACTCAAGCATTCTATGAGTGGTACAGGAGTGGTAATGCTCCTGAGTTCATCTCTAACTGGTCTGCTTTTGCTAACAATGAGAATGCTATCAACAACTACATAAAGCTGTCACTTATACGCTATTTTAAGATAAATACGGCAAATGCATTCAGGTTGTACTGCAAGCCTAGTGATGGACGTGACATTCTCCTCTCTCTGCCAGCAGACTTTGAAGACTTCACAGAGGTCAAGAACTTTGAGAGCAAGTATGTAGAAGTCAATGATGAGATTATACTGATAGTAAGAGTGACTGACACATCAAAGACCTACTATGCAACTTATGACCTGAAGTCTAACATCTAAAGAATGGAGCTAATTCACGACAGACTACTTAACAACCAGTTTGCACCAGGCATTGCTACTTACGGAATAGATGGCAAAGATGGCAAGCCAGGTCCTGCAGGCACATCATTCTACTTCACATCATACTCTCTAGAAGACAAGCAACAAGCAGACCAATGCATTGTCAAGATCAACAGGAACATGGTCCTCAGTGAGTTTGTAGACAAAAAGCTTGACCGTGAGTATGCTATTGGGGACTTAGTCCTTGACGCAGTTGGGAGAATCTACAAGATAGTACAGAAGAATGGACAGTTTGCTCTTGACTATGTGTCAAATGTTGTTGGACTTGACACTTCAAGCATGTTCAAGACTTCTGGCAACAACAGACTATACTTAGACTCTGTATCTTATAGTGGACTTGATCTCATACAAGGAACAGAAGACAACTCTCTGACACTAGACACTACTGCTGGAGATGCAGTCTTGAGAATCGCAAACACTAAAGAAGACACAAAGACAGGAAAGTTCAACATCTTGCAGATGCTCACTAAGCCTGCAATTGGAGAGTCAAAGTACTTGAATCTTACATTTGACAAGTCAAGTGAGACATTCATCTTAGAGACTAACTCTGACTTGCTGATAGACTCAAGCTTGATAGAAGTAAAGTCTTCTAACAGTCGTAGCACGACTTCACTTGGAGACTACTACAAGATAACTCCTTACGGAGACTACTACAATATAGCTCCTTACTCTGATCCCATAGGACTTGTCCACTTGATGCTTTCAGGAGCTTCCTGGAAGCTCTCAGGAAGCGAGCTGATAATTTCTAATATAGATATTACTCACTTGACATCTCTTGGCCTCTCGCCAAGCTTTACAGTCAAAGTTGACTTTGAGACTTCTTCTATTGTAAGGTCAGTAGAAGTCTCTCCAGATGAGAACAACTGTGTTGGATCTTTGCACTTAGAGATAGAAGGAATAGAAGGAAATGAGGATCATGTGTTGGTCTCAGTGATTAGAGGAATTGAGGTGTTCATTCCTCCATTCCCTAAAGAAATATAATTTTATAGCTTGTCATGACACTAGAAGAGAAACTGAGGTCTAAGCATCAAGGGCTTCCTGGACTTGGAGTAGATGCAAGCTCTGGAGCAGATGGAAGAAGAGGAAGATCTATATACATTGGGCACATCAAAGACTTCTTTGATGGCATCATGCTGACTGAAGAAGAGAAAGGCTACATCAGGATAAAGAACCAAAAGCACTACAGACTTCCAGAGAACAAGCAATTCTACTACAAGAATCAAAGCAACTTCTACAGAGCTCTTGCTGATGAAGTGAAGAGAATGACAACATTCTCTATCTACAACCTTCATGGAATGTTCCTGAAGCCCGGAATGATAGGTGGTCTAGAGATAGGATCTTATGACTTTGCTAGGTTTGGATGGGCTCTTGACTTGCACAAGCTTATCAAGCACCGAGAAGGGACTTTAGACCCAGCTATATCAAAATTCAACACTTGGCTAAAGTCTAAGACAACAGAAGAGCTGAGGACTATTGATGGCAAGCTGTTCATAGAAGGAAGTGAAGATGAGAGCGGAGAGAAAGACATGCTATTCAAGTACATGTCTCTTAATAGGTCGGTCATTGGAGACCCATCATATCCAAATCCATATTCGGTGACAGACTTTGACAATGCAGTTTTCAATGTGCATCTTGGAAACTTCATTGATGATCCTAGTATTGATGTGAATGGAATTGACTACTTGAGAGAAAGAGAACTCAACCAATCACAGACTAACTACAATACTAAGTATACTCCAGATGTGCTTATCCCTACTAACTTGAGCTCAAAGTATAAAGAAGGAGATGTCTTGTACTTGCTAGATGATGTTACAGACGAGATTTTTGCTTACATTATAGTCAATGGAAGCATGGTGGAGTGCAGATATGACTACTTCTTGACTCTCTCTCCTGTGCCAATCAAGTCACTCTTGTCTCCTTTCAAAGATGGTGAGAGAGTAGGAGCTTACAAGAACTTAGTGTTGTCTGACTTAGAGATTGCTGATGCAATGAGACAATACAAGAACAATGCAGTTGACAACTTCATCAAGAAGTATGACAATAACTACTCTTTAGCTCTTGTGTCAAACAAAGAGAATGGTGTTTCTTGGATCAGAGCTTTAGGGGGCAATCAAGAGTCTAAGAGCACTCTAGAGGTTAGTTCATCAAGCAGCAATAGCAGAGCATTCACTATCAAGACTGGCAGACTCAGGCTAGACAACATAGCAGTGAGAGACATCTGGACTAACATAAATGTCCCGGAGTACTTCAACACAAACATAATCTTAGTTGATGGACTTCATGTAGACAACATAGACGAAAGAGAGTTCATAGATGAGTACAAGAAAATCTCGGTATCATCTTCAAAGTTCTTCTATTCATCTAAAGATGGCGATGAGTTTGGGGTCATGTTCATTGGGCAAGACGGCAAGCTTCTGAAGACATACAAGTTCAGAGAGCCTGGATCATACACTATACCATATGTTGAAGACCTGTCTATATCAGAAGCGACAGACCTGAGAGTCATGACATATGCAAGAGAGTATGGCACTACTAAGTACTATTCTGACATGTCTGACATTCATGTAGACATAGAAGCAAATGCTCTCACATACACTAAGAATGGCAACATAGAAGAGATACAAGACATATATGACAATGACTTCTTCTCTTTCAACACCACTAGCATTACATGTGAAGACTGTGAGTTTGATGTAGTCATATCAGCCTCAGAAGGAGTAGTGTTAGAGAAGGTATTGTTGAATGAGGAAGAGATATCTGCTTCTATGCATTCAAGCAAGTGGGTCACTATGAAGAGGTTCTCAGCAACAGAAGACAAGACTCAAGTCTCTATGACTCTTGCGGCTCAGAACAATTTGCCCAATGAAGGAGACATAGATCAGACTTCAATAGTAGAGTACTTGAAAGCTATCTCCCAGACCAGAGAGATTGGAGAGAAGATTCAAGAGACTACATCTAGAGAAGCAATCATCACAGCTATAGGACATAGAGTCGAAGATGGACAGAAAGTCAGGACAAGCTACAGGCTTATCCAACCTGGATTTGAGAATCCACTCAAAGACATCAACATAGAATTTGAGAATCTCATAGACAACAATGCTATTGAGAACAGCAACTCTAGTGTGAATGGAGTGTTGTGCAATCAAGTACAAGTCTTCACTGAAGTTGGTGTTGTTGGATTCACTCCAAGCCAGTGGGGAACTTACTTAGAAGACCCAAAGCTATACATCTACTTGAATATTGACAATGACATCAACAATGACATTGATACAGATGAGTCAAACTTCAACAATGTTCACTTCTACTCTATCAATGACAAGAACAAGTTTGCCAACAATGCTGTCAGGATGGACTTCTCTTGGATTCCAAACAGAGAGAAGACTTCTCATGACTCATCTGTTTGTCTGATAGAAGAGAGAGAGCATGAGTTCTCAAGATATGCATATGTGTTTGGTGACATCAATGACACTGCACATATTGTCTCTGAGTGGGTGTACTTGTCAGACAAAGAGTTCTTGAGAAATAAAGACACATACATTCCTAAAGACATCATATATCGTCTTGACGATGACAGTTGCATCAGTGAAGTCTCTCTAGAAGATGCTGCGAGATCTGAGAAGATAAAGATCAGAGCTCATGCAGAAATAGCTAATCCAGTTCCAATGGAATTCAATGTGAAGTGGATTGTAGAGAAGATTGAAGTCAGAGGCAAAGTGAAGAGAGACTACTATGCAAGATTAGAAGAAGATACTGAAGAAGATAATAGAGAAGAACTAGTCTTCACAAAGAGATTTGTTGACTCTGATGGATTCACTTTCAATCCAGTGTCTCAAAATGTGAAGCTGGTCATCAACCCAGTGTACATGACTGCTTGTCATGAAGCAACCGAAGACATCAGAGGGACAAAGATAGGTGTTGCTATCATGAATATAGGTGACACCACAGAGCCTAAAGTGAGAATTGGAATCCAAGACATTGATCAGGAAGCTAAAGATGAGTTCTTCTTGCAAAAAAGATATGACTTAGCGGTGAACAGACTCAAAGAGTCTAGAGGTAACTACAACTATGTCTCCGACATCACATACTATTGGCCTAAGAAGAGATACTTGCAAGACAATATCCAAAACATATTCATAAAGCCTAGAGACTTGAAGGGAGACATCTTGTCAAAGAGCATCACTAAGAAAGTGTCTCCATTTGTAAGGATGATTGACGAAGTCAAGAGCAAAGAGAGCATCTTGCAAAACATGTACAACATATCTCTTCTTGATCCATCTTCTACCATCAATGATGACTTCTCTAAGTCTTTCTTGATGACTCTGTTCAATGGGTATGCAATGAATCCAGAGTATAGGAATGAAGTCCTGTCATTCTACTACAACAATGATCTATACCTAGAGAAGCTCTATGATCAGTGGAACTCAATATCACCAATATGGTCACAGCAAGAAGCTACTATAGAGGTAGTAGACTCTTCATTGCTAGAAGCAAAGCATATTTGGAACTATGAGTATGAAGTCTCTGAAGACTACATAAAAGGAAAGGCTCATGGAGGTGTAGTGACTAAGTCAGGAGATGGATACTTAGAGTTGTCAACTGAAGATGCTATTGAGAAGTATGACACTGGCCAATACAATGCTATTGGTGGCATGAGCCTTAGAGACACACTTCAAGAGAGTGACTCTAAAGTAATGCCAGAGCCTGTAGACATAGAGATGTCCATTCCTTCTGGATTCACTAACATGCCAGAGCCAAGCAAGTTCTTCAGGACTATGGTCTTTGACATGAAGTGGATCTATCCATACTTCATAAACATCAACAACACACTCATGGTCTATCCATACTACTTTGCTAACTCTTATGAGACATGGATTGATGCTAGTATCATGGAAGGCCACTTGAGTACAAGAAAGCAAGACAGTGTTGATGAGCTAAAGTCTTATATCAACAACAGCGATCTGTTCTTTGATGAAGAGTCTAGAGAAGAGTACTTGAGGCTCAAGTTTGATGAGAGCTTGTACTTGGTGAAGAACAACTACTTAGTGTTTGAGACTAACACTGAGAAGACTAAGATCAACATGCTCATGCCTTACAATGTGTGCTATGACATATATCCAAGGACTATGTACAACACTGATTGTAGGAACACTATCAATGTGTTCATGCTTCAGCAACCATCTATTGTCACTGAAGAGTCTTTCTCTCTTGACAAGCACTACTTCAAGATTCCTCCATTCAATGATGATGAAGTAGAGAAAGACTACTATGCTACAAAGTTTGAGGATGGAAAACAAGTGGTGGCACCAATACTGCCACCATGGTACTTCAACAAATAATCTATACTATACAAAGAAATGGAGCTCTTGCTATAGCTCCATTTCTTCTTTCTTCTTGTCTTTGATGTCTGAAATACGCTTGTCTATGCTATATTCTATGATTTTTTGCATTAGCTCATCAGAGTATGTGAATCCGGGCATGAATATCTTGTAGAAGTAGTCTTTCTGACCTGGGAATTGCACAATGCAAGATGACATTGGCAAATTCACTCTATATTCATGCTTCAAGATGTAGATATACAAGTAGACCTGAATTGTGAACTTGATCAAGTCGCAGTCATCAAAAGCTTTGCAAGGTCCAAGCATCTTCTGCCAAGGATTCTTGTCTTTAATCTCTTCACTGTTCTTCCAGTCAACAACAAGCAGTTGCTTGTCATTTGAGAATATAGCATCAAACCTGCCATTGACAAGCCAAGTCTTCTTCTTGTAAGGATACCTCAAGTAGAGTGGCATTTCTCTGCATTCAAACTTCAAGTTGTGGTCTTTGAAATCTTTCAAAGCTCTTCGTATGCCTTCGTATTTCTTCTTCACAACATCTTCAGCATTCTCATAGAGCTTGTTTGCTAAGTCTTTGCTAGGCTTGTCTTCGCTTTCCCACTGGTTATAAGCTAATCCTATGAAGTCATCTACAAGATTTCCCATCTGTCTTGAAGACTCTGCTTTAGCATCCCACATCTCAAGAATCTCATCAACAGTCTTCTTAAAGTATATGCTGTCTTTGTCTTCGTGATGAGCATTGTAGGTCTTCAATGCTACTCCTTCTCGGTCAAACTCTGTTGCTAGAGAGTCTTTGACTTGAGATATAGAGACTCTAGTGTCTTTAGGATACTTGTTGTAGATATTGCCGATCTCTTTGTTGTGTTGAGCTATTATCTTCTCAATGTCTATTTCCATTAGTCTAGGTAAAGTTTCCTATTTAGAGTTAGAGTTTGTAAGATTCCTATGCTCTAGCACTTTCTTAAGACCGATCAAATTAGTTTCTATGTCTTGTATTGAATTCTGTATATTCTCTTTAACTAAGTCAATCTCTTCTATAGATTGTTCTAATGCTACCGTATCAAGAGAGCTTGCTTTGCTATAGGATCTTGATACTTTCAATCCGGGCAAAATTTCGGATCCTTTTGACATGCTCTCCATGATTTTTATAGCTAGGTCTTCTTGTTCTTTAGTATTTAAGTCTTTGGTGAACTCAAGCTCTACCAAGAACTTCTTGCCTGATTGAGGAAAAAACGCTCTAAGCATATTCCTAGCCTCTTCTCTTGTCATCTTGTTCATCAGCTGTATAGTCTTTGTAATACTTTGTCTTTTGCTTCTTGAATCTCTTCTTCTTTTGCATCAGACCCTAAGTCTTTGACACTTTCTTCCATGTCATCAATAGCTTTCTTGAACAAGTCTGTGTAGTATTGAGTGAAGAAGATATCAGCTCTTCCAGTGTCCATCAAGTATAGAGTCATAAGGCCTGGCTTCATCATTACATAGGCCTTTGACACTTCTTGAGAGTCTTCATCTATACTCAGCAAGTTGTTGAACACAAAATCTGGATGATACTTGCCAATATAGTTCTTTGACCAATATTCATCTAGTCTCTGCTTGTTCTTTCCAGGCCTTACAATTGGATTGTCTTCTGAAAGAAGTGATGTTATGTTGTATTTGATCTTTGAAAGCTTGAACATTGGAGACTTCTTTGAGGTTTGAGTCTGGTTAGGCCTATCTCCTGTATCAGCAGTCTCTCCTCCAGCAACATTGTTCTCACCAATAGTCTCATACAAGTACTGAGTGCATGTCTGGATGAATCTAGAGACAATCTGCAAGAACAAGTCATTGTCCATCTTAGGATTCTCATAGTAGCCATCCATCTCATTCTCTCCTACAAACACTAAGACACTACTGTAGACAAGCTCTCCTATATATGCAGACATGATTGGGTTGTAGTTCCACACTTCATCATTCCCAGAAGCAAAGTAGACTCTGATGTCTTCTTTGTTAGGAATACTGTCTATAGAGTCTTTCAATATCTTAGTGTATGAAATCTCATCAATTGTCTTGTGCTTGAACACTTCAGACAAGAGGTCTTCTTCAGTCAAAGGCCTGTCATCTCCAAGAGCTTCATCAGCTCTGAACATGCCGCCATTCAGAGAGTATATCAAGAAGTTTCTCTTCTGCTTTGTCATTATTTGTGAAAACTTTTTGAAATCTTACTTTACTATCATACTTTTTATCAAGTAATTTGCCAATATATTAGTAGATTATTTGAAAAATTTCATTTTGTGCACATTTAACACTTTTTAAACTTAATTAACATCTGGATATATAAACTACAAATCTGAATAGTTTGCTAGTTGAAAGTGAAAATCAAGCCTGTAGGTACTCGTGTCTGCTCTGTCTGTGGAGCTGCTAATTTTGACATGTCGTCTCTTAGCACTATGCCATCATTGAGTGAGCATTTTGTAATGAAGAAGAACACATCTCAACTTGTATCTATAGTCAATACTAAGAGCTCTCATAGAAATACAAGGATGACTTCACTTTTCTAAGAAGATTTGACATGATAGACAAAAGCAAAGTTCCTTTCAAGTATATCATAGGGTATAAAGACAATGATCCTCTACATCTGCTCTATCAAATCCTTACTTATCTAGGATTCAGTGATAGGACAGACTTAGAGTTCACTGTTCCTGAAGTCAACATGCACACAACTGTCAGAGAAGATGGAAAAGCACTTCCTTTGATTGAGAAGCTTGTAGAGATGAAACATATAGAGAAAGTCAAAGGTGTCAAGTACAGAGTGATTGATAATCCTTGGAAATAGTGTATAGCAATAAATATGGAAACTAAACAGATAGTTTCTATATAATGCCATCTGCAAATCTTGGATTAGCTAACAAAGTAAAGAAATCATATCAAGGAATAGACCTTGACAAGAAAAGAGAAGAAGCAATTGAAGGCGTAGGTCATTCTTATGTCAAGACTATTTCATGGGCTTCTTTCATTGACAAGCTCTTGACTTTTTGTGATGAACATAATATCAAGATCCTCAAGAAGTACGAAGACCATAAAAGTGGATGTCTGAAGTTTAATACTAGGCTAGCAGATGTCATTCCAAATAGCATAAACTTCTATATAGTTTCAAGAAGTGAAGAAGCAAAGATTGCACAGAGATATGACTACTATGCTTCTAAGTCATTCACAAAGCAAAACAACAAGACTTTCAAGGATTGCTACCTCTTTATCAATAAGGTATCAAGAGAAGTGAATGGAGAGAAAAGAGAAGGATTTAATGTATATATACAGTATTCCAAGAGAATGCCTGATGGATTTGATGGAACATCCATCAAAGGCGTAGTGTTAAGTAACTCTCCAGTCATAGACATAGAGTCAGCTTTAAAAAGTGGAAATGCTACTAGAGGTGGGAATCTGAACACTCCTCCAAGTGGTATTGCATGGCTCTTGTGTGAGACCACTGTGAGCGACCTGTTCGACTTAATCTCTGAGCTGAAGACTATATCTGCTAAAGCCGAAGAGAAGTACAGGACAACCAGGCTTGCGGAGGCTTCAGTATTCAACTTGATATCTAAGAACTTGTCAGACAAATTCAAGCCTGTAGTCATAAATGGAAGACATGAGCTCAAGTACAAGTACTGGGACACTTTGATAGAGAGCTCTACTGCTCTAGGACTCTCTAAGAAAGTGTCTAAAGAGTATTCAAATCGTGACTCTTCATCTGTTATCAAAGATGTTATCAAAGAGACTGCATTGGATGAAAAGACTTTCATTAAGTATGTGAAAGACTTCATTAAGAAGTGGCAAGAAGAGAACAACACTTCTGCTATTCCTCAAATAAAAGATTTTGTTCATTTTAGACCAGACCTCACAACAAACTTTGCAAATAAGAACAATGTTTCCTGCTGTGTTTTCACTGCAGATTCTGGCAATATATCATGCAGCATAATCATATATACAGGCAAAGAAGGGACAGAGCACTCAGGAAAGTTTGCATTGTATGTTTCTTCTGGTGCTTGGGGCGGATACTATAGGACTACATCTAGTACTAAGTCTAAAGGATTCTACCCTGCATGGCTAGATATGTCTGTAGAGCACTTTGAGCATGTGTTCAATTGGATTCAGACTAAGGCTCCAGATGCTGATGACTCTTTGAATGAGAGCATGACATCAAGACTTGGATTGTCAAAGAAAGTCGAGAAGCACTATCAAGAGAAGAGCGTAAAAGATACAATAGAAGACATAAGTGTCTTAGATAAGCCTGAGTTCTTCAAGATGTGTGAGACAATATTCTCTCCAGAGAACAGTGAGTATATCACAGACACAAAGAAAGGCATCTATGATGCAAAGAATGACTGGGACTTTTGGTATGTCTATAGGAAAGGAAGTGATGAGTATCCAAAGACTGCATACATCAGAGTAGATGGAACCAAACAAGGCTATATGTTCACTTTCTACATGCATTCCCAATTTGGTCCTGGAGACCTTGAGTATCCAATTGGCAGACTAAATTCAGCCTTTGATATATGCAGTGATATGGTTGATGAAAATGTTCCAGATTTTGAGATTTGGGATTGTGTGAAAGCTATGCAGCATATGGATATGACTGTTGAGAATCTCTTGAAAGTTAAAGATTTCTTTGAGCAGTGTTGCTATGGAGAGATATTACCCGGATGGGTCAACAAAGAGTATATAAAGTCTTATGTCAAGAAATGGTTCTCTTTGAAGGAGAGCAACACAAGCTTAGGTCTCTCTAGCAAAGTATCCAATAAGTACCAAAAGAAAAACTCAACAGATACAATAGAAGACATAAGTGTCTTAGACAAAGAAGACTTCTTCAAGATGTGCAAGAAGATATTTGCTCCTGATAGTGAATTTATTGTGTCATCAAAGAAAGGACCTTATATCTCAAAAAGCGACTGGGACTTTTGGTATGTGAAGCGCAGAGCGATCAATGATGACAAGTTCAACAAGACCGCTTATATCAGAGTTGACAACGTTGGTGAAGAATACATGTTCACTTTTTACATGGCTTCTCCTAATTCTGGACATGAATTCACTTTTCCTACAGGAAGCAGCACCAATGAAATTTTTGAATTTCTTGAGAATTCTGTTGATGGCTGGAAGAATATTCCCCATGAAGATAAGTGGGCTTGTGTTAAAAAGATGACTCATCTAACACTGACTGTTGAGAATCTGCTAAAAGCCAAAGAGTTCTTTGAGGAAATCTGTAGAGAAAAGCTAGAACCTGAATATTTTAGAACTAGTCACTTTGATAGAGAATATGTAGAAGGCTTTGTCAATGACTACTTTAACCTAGGCGAGAGTAACGCAAACTTAGGTCTCTCTAGCAAAGTGAAGAAGGAATACTCTCAGAAAGACTCTGATGAAACAGTGATAGAGCTTTCTGAGATGTCATTCATGGAATTCTATAATGCTTTAAAGAACAGGCTAGAAGTTTTAGGAAGAGATTGGCAAAGAGACACAAAAGGCAAAACTAAAATGTTCTGGTGGCCTATAGATTTTGAAGACCCAGACACAAGAGACAAGTCAAGAGACTCTCAATGGATAAGCATGTCTTTTGAAGGTATTGGAAGATTTGTATTCAAGTTGTACTCTCAATATCAGATTTACCCTAAATACAAGAATCTAGCAGAAGACACATTCAAAGCATCATACACATATTCTGTACAACCATCTGAACTTACATATAAAGTCAAAGATGTCATCTTCTTGACCGGAGATGATCCTATCCAAGATCCGGATGCAAGCTCATTTCCATTCTTCAAGATGACATATGGAAATCTAGACAAAGTCATCCAATGGGTCTCTAGAGAAGTCAGAAAGCCAAGAAGCTCTACAGACTTGAAGAGACTTGTCCAGATGAGCTAAGCAATGAAGCCTTCTATACTATTGCTACAGAAATAAATAAGCAAACTATCAAAGACAATATCTAAAGAAATGTCTAGTATACTAATCAAGAACAAAGGACCAAAAGCTCTTGTCTTGAACGAGTCTCAGACTCAGTCAGGAAGCAAGAAGTATGTCTTTGAGGGAGTCTTCACTCAATGTGGCATTGAGAACAGGAACAACCGTATCTATGACCCAGAGGAAGTGCTTCCACACTTAGCATACTTGAGGGACAAGATCAAGAGTGAAGGCTGCATACTTGGAGAGCTTGACCATCCAGAAGGAAGGTTTGAAATCTACTTGAAAGATGCGTCTCACATGATTACAGACTTGTGGTATGAGCCTAAGACTAAGTGTGTCATGGGCAAGCTAGAGCTTCTCAACACACCAAATGGAAAGACAATACAAGCTATAGTAGAAGCAGGATGCCCACTGTTTGTGTCTTCAAGAGCAGCTGGCACTGTAGGTCCTGACAAGCATGTGTCAATCCAGCAAATCTTCACTTATGACATTGTAGCTGTGCCTGGGTTTGCTGAAGCAAGGCTTGATCAAGTCAATGAGTCAATGAGAGCTCAGGTGATGTCTTTCTTGAATGAGAGCAAGACCTCTCAAGAGAAGAAGAACTTAGCATCTGAGTATGGACTTGATGAGACTGCTGTTGAAGTGTTTGAAGCCTCTAAAGAGCCTGAGATCACAGCTAAGAAGAGACAGGTCTCTATTGAAGAATTGAGTAAGCCTATCAATGAAGACATCAAGGTGAAAGTCTCGGCAGAGAAAGCTAGAGAGCTTGGCCTGATAGGAAACTCAGACGAAGGTCAATCCGCTTCTAGCGAGACACAGGACAACTCAGGCGAAGAGCAGAAGCAACACTCAGCAGATGAGATTCTTGGCATAGTCCCTAAGTATGCTGGACAAGACCCTGGATTCATCAAAGACATCCAACCAGAGTTCAAGAGCCCTGAGTCAGGCTCTGACTCAAATGGAGCAAGCACATCTGTTGCACAACCACAGCAAAACAACACACCTAACACTCAGATGCAAGAGTCAAAGAAAGGAAAGTCAGCATACATCAACTTAGTCAATGAGACAAAGAAAGAAGAAGCTAAGTCTAACAAAGATGAAGTGAAGACTAAGTATGAGGAAGAGATAGATCTCAACGAGACAGGAGAAGACGAGTCTACGCCAAATCCAGTAGCAGATGGCAAGAAAGGATCTGACACTGACAAAGTAGTCAGCTCATCTCACAAGAAAGAAGAGAAAGAAGAGAAGTCAGGCAATGATGACAAAGTGAATCAGAAAGCTACTTCTAAGAATGACACTGCTGAAAAACAGAGTAAGATCTCTGAATCTAAGAAAGTATCAAAAAACAAGAAGATAAATGAGTCTTATACTAATGTAGAAGACTATTTTAATAATATTCCTGGAACATTTGATCTAAAGTTGACAAATGGGTGGTATGAGTCTCCAAATGAAATGGCATGTTTCTTAACTAGATTTGGTGACCCTGATGTAGAAAGTTCAGAAGATAGAAGTATTGTATCTGAGATATTTAGAGACCCAACTGCTAGATATTTTATTGGGGTACACTACATTGATTCAGATGCTCCATATATTGATTTATTTGCTCTAACCAAGAATGAACATAACACTTCATTTGATACTTATGGAATTATGAACTCTGAGGAAGTTCATGTTGATGATGATCATGAGATAGATTTTGAAAATGGAGAAATCTGTGATTATCAAGGTATTAAGATGATTAGTAAACAAGAGGCAATAGAGATATTTAATAATAATTATTATGTCAATGAAAGCATAAAAATAAAACAAGACAAGAATCTCCAGCGCCTCATCAACAAGAAGAATGAGATCAAAGAGTCTACAGACAGGATCCTTGGATTCTATGAGAGCTTGATTGAAGGTGAAGACACTAAAGCTAGCATCAGAGAGTCTATCATAAGGCAATGGCCTTTCTCAGTGTCTTTGTCTGAGACTAACTTTGAGAAGTTTGCTACTCTCTCACCTGTTGACAAGAACAAGTGTGCACAGTTCATCTGGGAACATCAGATATTTGACATCAAGCAAATCAATGAGACTTTCATGAGACCTCTGATTGATCAAGTCAATGAGATGAAGAACTTCTTGAGACTTGCAGACAAGAGCGACGTTGATCTCTACATGAATGCTCCACTTGAAGTACAGAAGAACATTGAAGAGCAAGCTGCATGCTTTGTCTTAGAGAGCAAAGAAGATGTAGATGAGTTCTGGAGACTCACTGGATTGAGAGAAGCAGTAGCAAAGAAAATCCAGAATGAGAGCTTCGTTGAGAACTACAACAAGCAAATGGCTGAAGGCTATGAAGGCAAGAGAGATGAGAATGGCTTCTTGAGAACATATGGCTATGATCAGTCATTCATAGACCAGGTAGGAAAGATGATGTAAGAAACACAGACACAATATATACAACATGGACAAGAATTTCAAGCCACTATACACTCCAACAGAAGCTAAAGCTCTCACAGAGTCTCTTATAGATCAGGACACTAAGTTCCATAGAGAGCTTGAAGCTCTCATCAACACTGAGGAAGCTAAAGCTATTCTTGCAGATGCTTATGAGAATGGAGATGACAGTGCTAAAGCTTCTATTGCTGCTTCCACAGAAGAGCAATTCCTTGACAAGTATGCTCCTGATGGGTCTCCAAAAGAGAAAGGAGAAGAAGCTGATGGCTCTGATGGCACAGCTGAAGACCCTGAAGATGACTTCTTGGAAGATGCTTCTGGAATTGAAGGCCTTGACTCTCTTGATGATGGCGGATCTGAAGATGACCAAGACACTGACCAAGACACAGTTGATGATGGCGGATCTGAAGATGACCAAGTGCAATCTCAAGAATCCCAGGACAGCATTCCATCTGACAACATCTTTGCACAGGCAACTTCTGGAGATGACAATGGAGATCTCACAGACAAAGGTGGAGACAATGCGGGCAATCCATTCTTAGAAAGCAAGAAGCCAAAGAATGGTCATGTCCTCAATGAGTCAAGGAAAGCAGCAAGAGCATCTAAGTCTAAGAGAGCTAGCATCAAGAAGATGAATGAGAGCTTTGATGCTGATGAAGCCTGTGAAGAGATAGATGACAAGTACTTTGGAAAAATCTGGAAGTACTTGAAAGCTAAAGGTGACAAGTTTGCAAAGCAACGTGACAAGATTTTGTTCTACTACAAGATTCAGAACAATGCAGAGTATGCAAGAAGCATCTCAGAGAAGATGATCATAAAGCTAAGCATAGATGTATCAGCATATGGCAAAGAAGCTATAGGATTGTTCACTAGAGTAGTGCAGCATGTTGCAGGAGATCTGTATGACATGGACAATGGATATTAAGACATTTCCAATATCTATACAACAAGAGTCAGACAATTTGTCTGACTCTTTCTTTATGTTAGAAATAATCTCCTTCTAGCCTAGCTTTAGTCTCTCTATATAAGAAATCACCAAATCTATTTACATTTGTGATTGATAGAGAATTTTGTATAAGAAGTGCATCAGGCTCTTCAGTTTTATGGTTAGATAAAGACTCTGAGTAGTATACAGTCCTGAATGATGACCCTTTAAATGAGATTCCACTGACATAAGCTACAAACTTTGGCTTTTTATCATAGCAATACTTCAGGTCTGGTATTAGCAAGTTTGATGCTAGCCTTTTTGCTTGTGAACCATCACTTCTTGTATAGCAGCAATAGACCTTTACATTGCCATTCTCTATAGGTTTTTCAAAGACATAGGATTTGAAAGACATGTTTCTCTTGACAAAATATGGATGCTTCTGTACTTCATCATTGAGCTTTCCTACTTCATCAGCAACTACATCTGCTATCATGTCTAAGAACGCGCCTTCATCTAGCTCACTAAGAGCAGCTACTGAGTCTTTCTCTGAATGTATCTTCTTAGCTTTGCTAGCAAGACCAAGGCTAAATGACTCAACTATTCGGGTCTTCAATATTTGCAGCTCATCTCTAAGCTCTGATATGCTGAGTTTTTTTGCTTCTTGACTTAAGATCTTCTTTTTTATAGATGTCTTGTTTTCATGATAAGGGGCCACTTTAAAGTTATATTTCCATAGAACAAACTTGTTATTGTCTAAGTCTATAACTAAAGCAAAAGCAATTACTCTTGTAGATCTTTTGGAAAAGTTAGCTACTCTGCATTTGACAAATGGTCCTTTTCCAATCCCCCAAGGATCATCAATATAGAATTTATCATCGAAGTAGTTTGCCAATGCGTAATCTGGGAGCATCTTATGAATAATATCTGTAGCATTGTCAAAGAAATGGTTTGGATCAAGTATTGATATGTTCTCTATTGCCTCTTCTTTGTGTCCTTCATGCTTGTCTTGGACTTTCTTGCTAAGACCAAGGCTCATAGACTCATCTAATGAAGTATCTCCATCAAATGTCTTCTTAATAGTCTTGATGTTCTTGCTGACATATTCTTCTATGAATGCTATGCAATCTTTCAAGTTCTTGTATGTAAGCAAGAAGTACTTCTCTACGTATTTCTTAGAAGTTCCAAACTTCTTAGTATTGTATCCATTGTCTGTCCTATATAAGTTGTTGTCTATCCAGAAAGTGAAGACTATTTCTCCAGTGTCTTCATCAACAAACCAATCTAGTCTTCCATTGAATCTTTTCTGTTTTTTGTCTGAACCTGTAGTAGATGTATATTTCAAGAAAAGCTCATCTCCTAGTTGAGTCTTGATAATTTTTATCCTAAGTTCTTTGAACTCTGGGAATGACAAAGATGAGCACATCTCTGTGAAGTAGTTCTCAAACTCATCAATGCCCATCTTGCTCATCTCATCTATCTCTTTACTAGCTGTGTGTTCACTCTTGAACTTATTAGACACTTTAGAGTTGAGCCCTAGAGCAGACTCATTGATTTCTCCTGGGAACGCATTGATGATGAAGTCTCTGAGCCAATCAGCAGCTTTCACTATATTGCCTACTGTGAGATCAGAAATGTATTTGCTATCTCTATCTTTAAAATACTTGCTTAGAATCATGACGTCAGAAGTCCCTATGTCTCCTACTCCAAACAACTGATATGTAGAAGACATAGCCTTGTCAGTTTTTGTATTCTCTAAGAAATACAAGTAGAATCCTTTGCTGTTCCCATCTTGTCTTTTTCTTATAGTCAAGTATATTGGACAGCTTATGCCAAGATTGTTTCCATTCTTTGTTGTTGTCCTTGTTGTGCTGTCTAGGTTATCCTCTGTGAATATTGAGACATACTTGTATTTCTCATCAGAGTACAGGTTTACCTTTGGACCATCAAATACAGCAATTCCTGGAATCTTCAAGAAAGTCTTTTCTGCAATCTTCATGAATTCATCTTCATCAAGCTCTACATCATTGACTGCATCTAAGCTGTCTCTGTCTTCATGACTCTTAACAACTCTTCGTGCTAGCCCTAAGTTGACACTCTCATGGACTGATGAAGAGGCAGTCATCTCATCGTATGAGTCTAAGTAAGCAAGTGCTTGCTCTATGATAGCATCTGCTAATGCTGAAGCACTTGAAACTGATAGTATCAATCCTCTCTTCACAAGAGGAGCACTCTTCTCAGTCAAGAACTCTGAGCTGAACTTCTCTTCAATGTCCCAACCATAAGGAGCTCCAAGAAATGAAGCAAAACTCCAAATGTTCTTTATGAAAGTAGAATTCTCGTCAAAATACAAGTTGACTGTTATTCTCTCAGAGTCAAAGTCAAAGCCCATCTTGAGCTTGACTTCAATCATGTCCTTATTGTCATTTGCATACTTCTGCTTGTTGAACTCTTCAAACAAGTCATTTATCCTTGTGTCTTCATGCTCTTTGATCTTGTTCTTTAGAAAGTCTTTGAAGACATCGAAGAAACTATTGAAGTCTAGCAATGGATCTACCTCACTTACAGCATCTCTAGTGTCATGTATCTTTTGCACTCTCTTGTTCAATCCTAAGCTACTCTCTTCTATTGCTTCAGGAACATATGCATAAGTGTCTTTAGTCTCTTCAAACATCTTCATAATGAACTTTGCAGCATTCTTGGCTTCATCTAGAGAAATCACTCCAAACTTTTCGTCTCCTTTGCTATAGAGTGTGTTGATTGGCTCATACCAAATAGCTTTATAGCTTTCATCTCCATTCGGCCATACAATAAACTTAAGACTAAAGTTGTTAGGAGAATCAATACACTTTGTCTGTATACAGATATATCCTAGCTCAAATACTCCATCTCCAATCTTTCCATCTTTTAGCTCATCAGGTCTTGCATCATAGTATATTGAATAGCAGCTTGTCTTTGTTCCAGAGCCATTATGCCCCCAGTCAAATGTAAGGTACAAGTCTTTGTTTGTGATACAAGACCTCATGACATCTATGAAGTCTTCTGCCTTGTCAAATACTACAGTAGTCACATTGTCTATGCTGTCTGTGCCTTCATGCTTCTTCTGTACCTTCTTAGACAGCCCTAAGCTTGTTTGAGATGACTCATTGACAGATTTCTTGTCTAATTCAATAATGCTTTCTAAGAACATGCTTGCTATTTTTTCTAGAACTGATGTCTTAAATATGTTTGGGTCTTCTGGGTCTTGGAACAGAGGACGCTGTTTGTTTGTCTCAACTTGTTTCTTGTTGATGATGTACCTGCTAGTCAGAGGATTTCCTATGACAAGTGGAGTCAGCTCATTCAGCCCGGCCAAATGCAAAGTGAACCCATTAAGGATCATCCACGTCCTCACAACTAGGTAGACTGTAATCCTTGGAGTCATATATGAGACTTTCCATCCATCTCTTCCTATTTCTGACTCTATGTCAATCTCCTTTATAGTGAATTCTCTGTTTTCTATTTTCAGCTTGTCATCTACAAGCAGCCTGAACATTTCTACAGCTTCTTTTGGACTGTGCACACATGAGATGTTGTCTATTAAGTCTGTCTCCTGATGAATCTTCTGCACTTTCTTGGCAAGACCTAGGCTCACAGCTGACTCAGTGACTACTTCTCTCTTGAACTTCTTTGGAATACATGTCAAGAAGAACTTTGCTATCTCCTCTATTACTTCAACTTTGAATGTAAAAGGGTCTATTGGATCTTGGAACAGAGGACCTTGATTTGGTATTATCCCCATCTGCTTCTTGTTGCATACGTAGCTGTCAAGCAATGGAGACTTCAATATATTCTTCTTGTTCTTCTCAGAGAACATCTTAGGTCCTGCTAAGTGAATTGTGAATCCTGGCCTGACATCCCACTCTCTCACAACTATGACAATTTTTGGGAGACCAGTAGCATTGTACTCAACTGTCTTTCCCGGAAGATGATCGCTTATTATGTCTCTTTCTCCTACTTGTACGCAGCTTTCTAGGTTGTGGTCTACAAAGCGCCTGAAGCACTTGACTGCTTCATCTATGCTGTGCACACATGAGATGTCGCTCACTGAGTCTTTGTCTTGATGTTTCTTCTGAACTTTCTTGCTAAGTCCAAGCTTAGCACTTTTGTCAAAGTCAAATTTGCCTCTATTCATCTATATAGACATGTATGTTAAAGATGACATATTTATTGCTCCTAGCCTCTCTAAGAGTCTTCTGTTCACTTGCTGATGCATTTTTGCAGTTTTCTCTATTTTTGTCATGATAAATAAAGGTGATCGCTAGAAAGTGACGCAGCGTGCCTAGAGCTACGCAGCTGAGAAAAGACAAGCAGTTAGCATTGCACTAGCACCTTACAAAACAAAGATGCATGAATTGCACAAGAGGCAGTAAGGCTGCTCATGAAGAAAAGCATCACAAACACAAAAAACAAAAGACTAAGATAAAATGGCAAGAAATCTTAAGACAAATCAGAAGAACGTCAATGAGGCTTGGACTAACATGATCCAGTCTACTACTGGCATCAAGGACCCTTCTAAGCTGCAGGCTCTCTCTGAGATGGCTCACGCACACACAGTAGCTCTGAATGGCAACGCTCAGGCTCAGGCTCACATTGCTCAGCACTTCGCTGGCTTTGGCTCTCTGAATGAGGCTACAATGCCTGGCTCTGCTGCTACATCAGGTGGTGCATACTATGCATCAGCTCCTGGCACAGTAGGTGGAGTATATGCTCCTTACCAGACACTGTACAACACACTGGGTATTGGCAACGCAGTCCCTGCAGGCAAAGCAGCTCTGACTGGTGCTGACTATGCAGATGGCACACAGATGGGTTCAGGTGACAAGTGGTCTCCAATTGTTCCTCTGGCTCTGAAGGTTGCTGCAAAGACTATTGGCTATGACCTGGTCAACCACACACAGCTGACTGGCCCAACTGGCGTACTGCCTTACATGGACTATGTCTACAGTGGTACAAAGCAGCCTTATGGTGCAACTCCTGCTTATGATCCTAACACAGCTAACGTAGATCACTTTGGTGACAGCGACACTCCTTACTCTCTGTATGGTCTGCCACACGCATTCAAGGCTTCTATTGCTGATGTAGGCACAGCTGGATCAGTTGTAGCTCTGAAAGCTGCTCTCCGTGAGAACAAGCTGGTTCCTGGCACTGCTGCTACTATCACCGCTGCTGGTGGCTCTGTAGACGTTGAGTTCATTGGCTGGTCTCGTATCGATGGTGACCCAATGTTCAAGGTTGTCAAGGGTACTGCTGACCTAGGCTCTATCTTCAACGGTGCAGCTCAGGACATCACTCTTGCAGGCCAGGCATTCAAGGTTGCACAGCCACGCAACGTGTCTCTGCTTGAAGACCAGATCCAGGGCTTCACTGGAAGCGGTGTGAATGACAGAGACCCATGGTACGGAACATACCAGGATGGAACTGTCCTCTACGAGCCAATGAGCCGTGGCACAGGTGAGATGTCTTATGCACGTCAGCTGTCTCTGCAGGTGTTCACTAAGAACATCACTGTAGGAACAATCATGGTATCTGTCGCTGTCACTCAGGAGCAGGTAACTGACCTCCAGAAGCAGTGGGGTATCGATGTCCTCAAGATGATTGAGAACGCTGGTGTGAATGAGCTCTCTAGCACAATCAATCGTCACATCCTCTCTCGTATCTTCGCTCTTGGTTGGAAGAACCACGTGAAGCTCGCTGAGGTTGAAGGCAACTGCGCTAACCTGAACATCACATTCGCTGAGAACAGTGCAACAGCAGGTATCTACAAGAACGGCATGACTCCTGCATTCGCTATCCCACAGGGAGATGCAACACAGGTAGGCCCAGACGGAACATACCGCAAGTGGACTAATGTCTCAATGCCTTATCGTCCACTGTACCTCAACAGCAAGGCTATCTTCGAGAACCAGGCAACTCTGCTCCAGAGACTGCAGATGAACTTCCTCACAGCATCTAACTGGATCCTCCAGAGAGGTCGCTATGGAGCTGCTACATTCGCAGTGACTAACATCACAGTTGCTACAGCTCTCCAGAGCAATGCACAGAACATGTGGGCTCCTATCGCTAACAACGTGTCACAGAATGGCAACAGCCTGTATCCTGTAGGAACACTCGCAGGTATCACTATCTACGTTGATCCTCTGATGGCAGGCAACGACACTCGTGTGCTTGTTGGACGTAAGGGAGGCAAGGACGAGCCAGGCACTCACTTCTGCCCATACCTCATTGCTGAGTCAGTGAAGATGATTGCGGAAGGAACCGCAGCACCAAAGATTGTAATCAAGAGCAGGTATGCTTTAGTCGACATTGGGTTCTACCCAGAGACACAATATTTAACATTCCATGTAGACTTTGCCGGAATGTTTTAAATTTGTAACTGATTGATAATCACATACTTAATAAAAAAGCTTCAACATTTAGTTGAAGCTTTTTTATTTATAAATATCTTTACAATTTTTAATTTTCTTAATTAAATTATCTAGGTCTTTAAGATCATCAGGCCATACTTCTAGAAGATTTACATGATTATCTTTAGCTATCTGACGTTTTCTTGGATCTCTATTAGTCCATATAGCTATAATGCCATCATATACATTCCAATCATTGTTATTTCTTTTATTCTTTAAGTAAAGTGATTTCTTTTTGAGTCTTTCAAGTTCTTCTAAGTCTTCAACACTATTTTCATCAAATGGTCTGAAATGATGAAAGTGTGATCCTTGAAACTCAATAAACAAATCTTTGCTTGGTATATAGAAATCACAATTGAATGGGTATCTCTTATCTTTTCTGTAGTGGTACTTCAAGTCTCTAAAATGTTCTTCTAATATTTCTTTTAGCTTTATCTCGTCTCTTGAAGTTCCATAGTTTCTGTTCTTATTAGCTTTCTCTATTTGTCTTGACTTTATCTCTTCATTCTGCATAGGGTTGTCATACCCAAATCTTTCTCTGCATGTTTGCTTAATCTTGTCTACAACACCAGGAATTAAAGTTGGATTCGTAGTCCCATATCTATCTACCATTGTCTTTTTCCTTGTTTCTATCTTCTCTTTGCTACTGTTAGACAAAGTCCATCCTCTAATTCCACCATGTTTAGCCACGTCACTATCAGCTTTTTTCTTTATAGTATCTTCCGACTTCCCAGCACAAGTGTTTGAACAATATGTAGTGAACATCTTAGACTTCTTCCCAACATAGTTGACAGGACGACCACAAACTGGACACTTTGGCTTTACTTCTATGTTCTTTTTTATTCGGTCAACAGTTTCTGTCAAAGAGCTTGAGTCATCAAATCGCACTTGAAGCCAATTAATCAGTATGCTATTAGAAATCAAGTCTGCTAGACTATTGAACCTTATATAATTTTTTATTGTTTCGTCATCTAGCTCTTCTGCAGATTTTATGCTGTTCTGCCACCTAATGAATTCTTGTGTTCGTCTATCTATTATTTTTGTCAGTCCAGTATGAGACTTAGTAAGGATCTTTGAGTTACACTCTTTGCTTCCACATGTTTGCCAGTATCCATGGTTGATACGTCCACTAAAAGACCTAATCTTACCACAATATGGACATAGTAAAGGGGTTTTTATATTGTTGATTGTACAATATATTCTCTCTTCGAGACTCACTTTATCTCTTAAAGGGTTCAAGAAACTAGTATTTTTGATAATTTTATCCTGAATACTAATATCTTTCTTAATAATTCCTATTACTTGTCTTTGTGACAACAAATTCTCATGAAAACCTTTTAGAAGTTGTGAAAGTTCCATATAATATAAAATAATACATAAGTTTACATTATATATTAAAGAATTCTATCCTGAATGAAAATTTTCATATTTATTGACAAAATTTATTAGAAATTTATTAAATTTTTAATAAACTTTAAGATATATATTATAATACTTAAAATCTAAACATAGCTATTAGGAGTAGCAGTACCTACCGCATGAAATCAACTTTACAAAAACTATTGTTTGAAGAATATAAAGATAACAATAAAGCTCTCTTAGTCAAACTTAGATATAACAAAGACCTTGTTGCGGATATTGAAGAAGAGACATCATTTCTTAATCAATATCAGGATACAAGCATTTCAGAAAGAATATGGTATATAAAAAATGATCTACATGAGCCTCAACTGTGTCCTTATTGCAATGAGAGAAAAAGAAGATTCAAGAAGCTAGACAAAGGTCTGTTTCCGACATGTGGACACGAAGAGTGTCAGAAAGCAGGTATGTCTAAAGGAGCAAAAGCTGAGAGAGACTGGGACAAGATCCAAGCAAAGATGAAGGCAACATACAAAGCTCGTACAGGATATGACCACAACATGAGAAATCCAGAAGCTGTCAAGAAATTTGTAGAAAAATTTACTGTTGAACATAATGGTGCAAAGTGTGGTTGCCTTACAGAGAATGGCAGAAGAGGCTATAGAGAAAGATTTGATGGTGAGCTTATAAGAAGATCTAAAGAGAAGATGATGATAGATGTAGTTGAAATCAAAGACAGCTTGCTACATCTAAAGTGCATCAATTGTGGAGAAGATCTTGGATGGATTGACAGATCTAAATTCAACAGATATACTAGGCTTGAGTGGAATCTATGCAATAAATGCTATCCAGGAGAAGGACACAAGAGATCTATATTTGAAGATCAAGTAGAAATTGAGATTAAGAAAATCTATAAAGGAGCAGTTGAGACTAACAAAAAGATATTTGGAAAAGACTATGAGTTTGACATAGTGATACCTGACAGAAAACTTCTCATTGAATGCAATGGGCTGTACTATCATTCAGATGCTTGTAAAGACAAAGAGTATCATAGAGCAAAGAAGACTTTTGCCGAAAGACATGGATATAAGTGTTTCATGATTTGGGAAGACGATTGGTATAATATATCAAAAAGAAAAACTATACTTTCTTTTCTGTCTTCTTTCCTTTGTCCAGAAACACAAATTAGAGTCAAGAATTCTGAAATCTCTATATCTAAGTCTATAAGCAGAGAAGACATAGAGCAATTCATGAATGACAACAGCATATATAGTGTGGTACCATACATTGCATCTTATTCTATTGTTGATAACAATAATGAAGTCATTGCATGTGCACTAGTAGGATCTACAAGATTCAAAGGATTTTTCTTGAATCAAAAAGAAGTGGAGATATATCGAATGTCTGTAAAGAATGGATATGACAGAAATCCTCTTGTTTCTCTATTAGTTAAAAATATTCAAGATGACTACAAAGATGCAAAGATTATATTCTACAATGACTCAATCTTTGACAATATATTATTAGATGGTGAATATGAAGGGATAATGACTAGGGACTTGATATGTCCTATTACTTATCAATGGCTTGTACAAGGAAAAAGAAGAAACAAAGATTTCTATGCTAAAGACTTTCTTGTAAAGCTTGGGTTTGACCCATCTAGAACACAAGAAGACATTGTTAGAAATGAACTTAGAGGATATAAGATATTTGGTCCTGGCATGATTAGATATATTGTTAAAAATAATTAAAAAATATTCTTTTTTATATTTGGATATTATAAAATTAAATAAAGCATTTAATATGAGCAAGTTTGACTTATTCCCAAAGCCTTCAGCTAGAGAAGCAGGCTTAGAAGACAATCCAGAGTGGCAGCAGTACATCCCATTGTACAACGAGCTGCTACATGACATAGAGCACAATCTCCCAGGAAAGCCGTATGTTGGCAACTGCACTAAAGAGTTCTGTGAGAAGATCATAGACTTGTACATCGACAGAGAGTTTGAGAAGATCCAGACAATGCCTCTGCCATCTACAAGAGAGTTCCCAATCACTGTTGAGCAGTGTGACAGAGAGCTCATGAAGCTAGCTTCTGATGATGACATGTCTAAGAAGACTTCATGGAACACAATACGCTACTTCCACAAGAGCTTGCCTGCTGCTAACAGAGAAGGATGCTTGAGCCCTGTTGAAGGATGGGAGAGCTTGAAGAGAGACAAAGCAAAGTTCAGAGTGTTCTACCACAACAGGCTTCGCTGCTCAGACTGGTACAAAGAGAAGAAGTGGCAGAATCTCAAGTACTTAGTGATGGGATATGTGCCAGACTTCATATACGGCATTGGACTGTCTACTAGCAGGAAGTATCCGGAGGTCTCATACTTCAAGCCAGGTCTAGCAAAAGAGCTCATCAAGAGGCACTTGAGTGAGTTTGACTATGTCTTTGATCCATTCAGTGGGTACAGTGGGAGGCTGCTTGGTGCTCTTGCAGCAGGCAAAGGCTACACAGGCCAAGACATGTGTGAGTCTACAATAGAAGAGAGCAAGACTCTTGGAAGCCACTACTTCAACTTGCTTGCTAGTGCTGGGAAGCTGAGTGACAAGAAGAGAGAAGAGAATGGCTTGCTGCATGGCCAGCACTGGAGCCTGCGAGTTGCTGACTCAGAGAATGATCATGGTGAGTACCAGTGCTTGTTCACATGCAGCCCATACAAGAACATAGAGAACTGGCCTGGAGTGCCAAGCAGAGGACACTCATGTGATGAGTGGATTGACATCTGCTTGAGGAACTTCAAGTGCAAGAAGTATGTCTTTGTAGTTGATGACTCAATCGAGAAGTGGAAAGACCATGTTGTAGAGACAATTGAGAACTCAAGCCACTTTGGGAAGAACTATGAGTATGTAGTTGTCATTGAAGGAGAAGAAAGAGACAAAGCATGATGACTGTGTTGCAGAATGAGTGTGGCAAGCTGACAATGCCAGTCTTGAATCCAAGAGTTACAAGAATCCTGTTCCATTTGTACAGAGACTTCAACTTGCAATCATTCCCTAGAGAAGTAGTGTGCTATTCGTCCCTAGGGACGTTTGTTGACTTGGCCTATAAGAAATACAGCCAAGAGCCTCCTAAGCTCATAGAGGCAACACAGGAGTTCCTAGAAGACTTGAAGGAGATAAATGATGAATTCTCTGCAATGAGGAAACACATAAGAAACAAGAGAGTGCTGCTTGGATTCAGTGGCGGGCTTGACAGTGTGTTCCAGATGTGTGACCTGCTACAGAGAGGATATGATGTAGAGCTGTTCACACTGAAGAACATCAACACATATGAGAATGGACAAGGAGTCAAAGCAGGCAGAGAGATTGTTGACGCTGTCAATGCTGGAGGGAAGTTTCATGTTGAGTATGTAGAAGCATCTATTGCAAAAGACTGGAAGAGAGACAACAAGTGGAGACAGTCATGGCCTGAGAACCCAATCAAGAATCAGCTTATCCTTGCTATCATGATTGACTATTGCTTAGAGCACCAGATAGACATGATCTCTCTAGGAGATGACTTAGAGCTTGACATAGAAGACAGTGTCTGTGGAATCAACACTACAGACTCTAAGCAGCTTACTGAAGAGTTCTTGAAAGGCATAAGAGAGGTTTCACCAGACATGCCTAAGATAGACTTCATGCCTATACAAAAGGATAGTGACAAGCTCTACAGGATCATGACACTTGAGGAGTTTGGGTTGTTAGACAAGTACTACAGCTGTGTTCAGACTGGGAGATTCAACAAGAGATTCCATGACATGGCGGAGAAGAAGTATGGAGTGACATTGCCTGCTCACAACTGTGGATGCTACTGCAGGAAGTGTGCTATGCATTGCTTGCTCATGTACTATTGGAAAGAGTCAGGCAAGTGGATGATGACAGACAAGAGAATACAAAGAATACAAGACAAGTATGTCTCTACATTCACTGATGAGATCATAGAGAAGTGTTGGCAAGTGATGTGGAAGAATGCACACTCTGCTGACTACAAGTTCTTCAGTCCAGAACTCCCATTAGAGCAGAGAGTGTACAACTTGTATCACTATTAGTATCAGTATTAGTATTAGTAACTATTAGTATCAGAAACATAGATAAATAGTCTAAAGATAAACAATCATACAAATCAGACTATGAAAAATAAAAAAACCACTAAAATGCGTAGGTCTGAACTAAATGAGATGATTAACTACAAAGTAGACCAAAAAGTAATTAACTATCTAGTAGAGTCTCAAGGTTTAGATTTACAATCAGCAATAAAAAATCTTCAAGACCGTGCTCAAAAAGGATTTTCTTCTTTAAAGTCATCTTGTAAAGATCGAGCTGTGAAAACATTAATATTTGTAGCTATTAAATCTCTTCAAGGAGCTTACGGACTTCTTGATGGAGAGGCTCAAACTGATATGGGAAGTATAGTCAACATTTTAATGACTCTCACTGCTGAACAAACTGGTAATAACACATTTGCTTATACTAGAAAACCAATCAGTGAAGGACTGATAAATGAGAGCTTATATTTCACCAAAAGCGATTACAATTTAGCATCTAAAGGATTGTGGCCATTCAACAAGAAGAGTTTGCCAATAAAGTCTAAATTAGGAAATGTTAATTTATTAGCTCAATGGGGAAATGAAGACTGTGTTTATGACTTAGATCCAGAAAAAGCATCAATGATACTTAATGATGATTCTGCAAGATTTTATTATTATGTTTATAATGATGGATTTGGTGGAGGTATTCAGTCAGTTGGAATAATAGCATTATCATCTATTGATGATGAGGAAACAGTTCAGTCTTGGCCTGGAGGAGTCAAATTAGCATCTGAATATTCTGATGATTCTATATTAGTAGAATCTATTATAGAAATCCAAAGGGATAAAGCAATAAAACTTTATAATAGACATAAAAATGATTTTGAAAAATATGGCTATTAAATAAAGATTAAAGAATAATATAAAGAGAAGCTAAGTAGCTTCTCTTTATTTGTTTATAAGTTTAGGTAATTCTTTATGTAATTCACTAGAGCAATAAAAATATCAAATGGTATTGGATTATCTAGTGTGATATTAAAATCTATACCTGCAGTGTCAGTATCATCAGTATCTTGAGACATCAAGTTATTTAGCTTACTATTGGGTTTTTCTTGATTTAGAATATAATTGTATAGTTGATTAGATGGAAAACAGACAGTATTTGAGTGTCTGTCACTTACTAGAAGTATGTTGTGCACTGTGTTTATTCCACTCTTTACTCTATAATAATCTAGATATTTTGCAGAAGATACATGCTCCACATACAGTCCATTGTCACTAAGTCCTTTGATGAAATCATTGATACTAGTAATGTTATTAAACAGGACATACTTCTCTTGACTGTCTTCTTTCTCTTTGTAAGCTTTTGTCACTCTCTTCCCAAGACCTAGTGAAGTAGTGCCTTCTGATATATTGCTATACCACTCTAGTGCATTCATCTTACCATATTCTTTGGATGTAGTTTTCATATATAGACTTATAGTCCTTAATTCCAGAAATTATAGTATCTATGACTATGTTTGGCAATGGATGTTCTTTTGAGACTTTAAACTTCACATATTCTAGTAATGGGAAGTTTCGCTGGATACAGCATTTTTTGAACTCTTCATCAACTCTTGCTTTCTCAACTATATACCTGTCAAATGGAGAATCTGAAACAATCATATACTCTTTCTTGAACACTATCTTTACTTTATATGCTTCTCCTCTGACTGAAAGGTTTGTGGTTGCATATACTACCCCAGTGTTATCTTCAATATAAGATATTCCATGATAATTCAGGACCGCCATGAAAGTTTCTTTGTCAACAACATACTCAAACATATTAAGAAGATCATCAGATGACTTCTCTGAATATGTCTTCTTCACTTTTCCTGACAATCCTAAAGAAGTCTTTCCTTCTAATACATTGCTATACCACTCCAGTGCATTGACCTTGTCCATTGTTGTTATTCTCTGTCTACTCTTATCATTTTCATTGACACACTGTCTAAGTACCATATGTTGAAGTAGTTGTATGAGCACTCTACAGTGAAAGTGTTGTAGCTTCCAAGCTTGGCAGCATAAGACAAGTTGAGCTCACTCATGCTTGTTGGAGTGATTTGCTCTTGCTCATAAGTCAGTATTGCATGTCCACTGTCATCAAGAAGCTCTACATTGATAGGACTCATGTAGAGAGGCTTAGTCTTGATGATCTGGTAGTACAAGTCAAGCTGTTGTCTCATGATGAAGTATGACGTATACCCTTCAGTGAGCTTGAAAGTTATAGTCATAGTCTTCTCCATTGCTTCATCAAGACTGTTGCTGCTTCTCTTGTTGATTACATACCTTCCACCTTGCTGTGTGACACTCTTCATGTTGATAGAAGGCAATGAGAAAGACTGTATTTGTGCAAGCATGTAGTCAGACACACTCAAGTAAGGGAACAATTGTCTTCGAATGACAGGAAGCCATCTCTCATTGACTTCTGGGTAGAAGAAGTTAGGTCCCCACCAGATTGTGAAGTTCTGTTGTAGATTAGAGAGTACCATGACTTAGACCTACATCATGCCTCCTCCCATGCCTGCATCCATTCCACCTGACATGTCGCCCATTCCAGCATCCATGCCACCACTCATGTCACCCATGCCTGCATCCATTCCACCTGACATGTCGCCCATTCCAGCATCCATGCCACCACTCATGTCACCCATGCCTGCATCCATTCCGCCACCGAGTCCGGCTCCGCCCATGTCTCCAGCAGCTCCAGCTTCACCTTGTCCAGGTTGTCCAGCAGCTTGATCTATCTGTTGGAGGATAGCTCTCTTAGCTTCTTGGACTTTGTAGTCTTCATTCTGCTTCAAGTCTTGCTCTGACATGCCTAAGTATTTCTTGACAAGGAACTCTATAGCAAAGTATGGCTTTCCAAGACTGTCTTTCATTCCAGCAAGAGTATTGACCGTCTGTGCTCCTGAGTTGATTATCTGTCTCTCTTTAGCAAGCTCAAATGTGTTCTCTGCATTGTACTTCACTGAGATGAGAGAGTGGAACAAGTCAGACTCCATGAACATTGGGAATCTCAAGCAGAACTGGATCCACACTGGCTTGATGATAAGCTCTTTGAACACTGACTGCACACGCTTGATGAATCTAGAGAATGTGTACTCTTCACGTGTGATGTTTGACTCAGAGTTCATCTGGTTAGATGGGCCAGATGTTGGATCAAGCATGAATCTGTTTGCTGGGATTCGTGTCTCAAGAATGAATCTCCTCCACCAGTACTTGAGCTGGTCAATGCTGTTCAAGTCATATCCTTGAACTCCAAGCTCGCTTATCTCTGTAGTTCCTTGGTCACTAGACGGGAATATGTATGTGCTGTTGTAGCTGAACTTGCTCTGTCCATTGACTGTGACTTCTCCTGAGAGGTCATCAATGTTCACATCTTCATTGTAGTATGCCTTGAGCTCATTGAGTCTGGCTTTAGCACGATCAGGAGTAGAAGTTCCAATAGGCACTACAATCTTTATCCTCTTCTGTGCATTCTGAATGTTCCAGATGATTCTAGAGTTCTCAAGCTGTCGGAGCATGTTGAAAGTCCTGGTCAAGCCTTCTAGATAAGACACACGTCCTTCAAATCCTGCTTTCTGCCAAGAGATGTAGATCAAGTGAGCATCAGGGATAATCCTCTCTTTCTCTGGATCATCTTTGTACTGATACCAAACTTTCACATCTACTCCAGTAGTCTCATCTTTCACAATGTCTGGCTGGAGCGTAGTTGGGTCAACTTCTTTGAATCCTATGATGTCTTTAGGCTTGACAATGTTCTGGTCTTCAGTTCTCTTATAGTCAAACAGTATCTCAAATGCAAGATATCCATCTACTAGGAACTTCTTCATGTAAGACCAAGCATCATTTGAGTCAGTCCAGCCATACATCTGGTAAATTCGGTTGAAAGCTTCATTAAGGCCATCAATTATTGCTGTAGACTCTTTAGTCTTCTTGAGCTTAGACTTGAGAGGATTCAAGTCGAGCTGACAGAAGTAGTTCTTAGTGTCAGGCACAATAGACTCATCTGCAACCATCTCAATGACTGAGTTGATCTCTCCATTCTGTGAGAAGTCTCTCAAGTAAGCTCTCCTTGTCTTGTAGTCTTGATCAAAGAAAGCTATGCTGTCATTGTTTATCCTAGTGATGTCTTGTGCTTTAGCATAGATACTGTCATAGAAGTCAGAAGAGACATTAGCTGTCATGTTCTGGTACTCATCTTTGTTAGACTCAGTAGTACCCATTGCTAAAGAAGACCTTATGAGATTCTTGTCCCACTCTACACCAACATTAGAAAGCCTGAAGCTTGTGCTTGTGACTAGCTTCTTGTGAGTGTAGTCATGTGGACTGAAGCTCCTTAGTATGTACTTGTCTCCTCTTGCCATTATATTGATTGAGATAAAGAAATATAGAGCAAACTAAGAAGATATGCTCCTGTTTGCCCTATTTATCTAAATATAAGATCTTTAGTAATATTCTAATCTAAGTCATATTCAAATGGCTTGATTGAGAATCTGAGCTCTCTGACAAGCTTGTTTGCATACCGTTCCCAAGGCTCTTTAACTTCCAAGCCAGTTGATGTACGTCTTGTAGAGACAATTCCATTTGTTGGCCAAAAAAGCATTGGAGAATCAGGTGGCTGACAAGTTCTTACATATAGCTTGTCAAGATCACTAGCTATCTTGCTTTGGCTTGACTTTATTGTCTTGAGCAAAGATATGAATGAGTATAGAATTCCAGTAATATCATCATCTGGAATATGGAAGTCAATAATCATGACTCCACTTTTCTTGCTGTTCATGACTGAGATGTATGCATATACATTGTCTTTGCTATTGAAGACAAACCCAAGTGTAGCAGATGGATTCTCAGCTTTTATCCTCTCTACAGAAGTCAAGTCAGGAATGTCTCTAATCAGTTCATCATCTTTCACTGGGCTCCAGAATGTGTAGTTGAAATATCCTTCAGAACCGTCTTCAAGATGAGCAATGTTGCTATAGCTATGGAAAGAGACAGTGTCTTCTTGTGGAAGGCCGTCTACTACTCTATACTTGTCAGCTTCTTGAGAGAGGATGCTCTCAATGTCATCATATCCTAGATGAGACACTTCTCCAAGCCCTTCATCAGAAGACTTTGTCTTCTGATTGTACTTGTCTTGTATTCTTTTTCCTAAAGACTCTTGCAATGTATGGTCAAAGTCAAACATGCTATATGTATTTGAGAATCTTAAACTTGGAAGACTTAGATAGATAGAATCTAAAATCAACTAGCTAATTGAATTAAGACATGTTTGGAACAACAGCAACAGTCAACCCTAATGTCTTCGCTCCAGCTTCAAGACCTGTTGATCTTGAAGCTCCTAAAGCACACTCAGGAGCAGTAGACTTGGAAGAGGCACAGAAACCAGAAGGAGTGATAGACTTAGACGGCAAGCTTGAGGAAGAGAACTTTGGGCAAGGAGTCAATGAGAGTGTGTCAGTAGAAGATGTGTCTTCTCCACTCAACGGTCCTTCTAAGGCTAAGAAATCAACTAGGAAATGAATCTAGACATTCTCGAGAAAGACAAAGACATCTTTCAGTACTCAAGCATATTGTCTAGTCTTGACAAAGCCCTAAGCAACTTGTATTTACCAACTAATGAGTTCAAAGACTCTACACAGGTCAAGAGCTTGCTAAGACAATGGTACATGAAAGGATATCTCAAAGCTCTAGATGACTACAAGAGAATGGCAGGTGCTAGCTAAGCCTTGCCATTCTTTGCATTCATAGACTGTATCTTCTTGATTTCTGCTCCTCTTATGCCTTCTTTGTAGTCTAAGAAAGGCAAGTACTTCCATTGCCACATGTCAATCATCCTGTATTTCAATATTCTAGACATGTAGTATCTCCTAAAAGCAAATGAATTCCTGTCTATCTTGTATTTCTCACTTATCATCTTGACAAATGAGAGGCCACCATCTCTTTGAAGCATAGTCAAGACTCTCTTAGAGAAGACATGCTTGTCTCTTGAGTGAGCTTTGTATATGTCTGTCTCAAAGAACTGCTTGTCTAAGTCATTGATTTCTTGCAATATGACTGCTCGAGTTGCACTAGGAAGCAAGTTGAAGTTCAATCCATAGACATATCTCTTCAGAGTCTTTGGCTCATCAGCAACTCCAAGAGCAAGCATCACTGGGACTTTGTCATGATATGTAGCTTTTCCTTGTGTCACTTTCTCACCATCATACAAGAATATGTAGAAGTTTCCTGGAATGAATCCATCATATCTAGCAAATTCTTCTTCATCACTCCAATACTCTAAGTCTACAGCTCTCTTGATTCCTTTTATGTCATTGACAATCAAGTCAGTCACTATGGTCTTGTATGCTAGCTTCTCATACTCTGAAGCGATGAAGTCATCATTTAGTAGCTTTAAGTAGTTCATGATTGTTGTCTCTTGTCATTGTCATATTTCTCTTGATTGTACAAGCTCTTAAAGCCAGAAGCAAAGTCAGAGTAAGCTGCTGCAGTCTCTTGGTTTATTGCTCTAAGCTTCTCTTTTGCGGACTCTCTTGCAAGATCTGCATCATCTACTATTCCTTTGACATCGGCTTCAAGCCTGTTCACTATCTGTCTTGTGTCAATGCCAAGCTCAGTCTTTACATCTCTTATGAGTGTGTTCTTTCCTGGAATTCTAAGAGCTCTCAGCCCAACATTCTCTGCATCATACTTCTTGTTCTCTTTGAGAAGAGCAATGTTGTTTGTCTTGAACATGTTCTTGATTCCAGAACTAATCATTGGGATCAAGTTCAATATGTTCTCTACTGTTGAAAAAACTTGGTCTTTCACATCAGCAAGCAAGATTGTTGCTGGGAACATGAGAGAGTTGTGTTGCTGACTCATGTTGACTACTATGAGAAGCAAGTTGACACACACTCCTCTCACAGCAATGCCTAACACAAACTCTAGTCCGCACTTTGAGATGCTAAATACCTTGATAGGTATGAATATGCATGGAAATGGGATATAAGGAATTGGTGGGATTATCATGCCAGTGGCCCAGAATGCAGGGACTATCCCAACAATGGTAGCTATGCCTAAGTATCTCCTCCAATAGTCTATGTCACTTAGCTCTATGTCAGAGACCGTAAGATTCTCTCCTTCTTCTGTACTATGGTTGCGATATTGAGCTGCAATGTCTCCTGGGTCACCACTTCCTTCTGGGTCTTTGAGAGAAGCCACTACACTCTCTATGTTCATAGAGTCCGAAGGTTCGACATAGTCAGTGTCGTCTCCATCAGAAGTGACATTGTTGTCAAAGTCTTTTGGCTTCTTAGTCTTCTCTTCTAAGCAGTCTATGTTTGGAAATGTGTACTTTTGGTAGATGAATCCTCTATACTCATAGTCAGTAGCCCAAGGCCAAATCGCTTCAGGAGGCACTTGCTCTAAGAGCTTGATGAGAAATGGGTCTTTCTCAGGATCCGCCATTGTGATACGCCTAGCGGCTTCAGGGGACTTGTTTGCTTCTGGTATTCCACCAGCAACTTCACACAGATATCCAAAGAATTCTCTTAGCTCTTTCAATTCTTTCTTGAGGTCTTCTCTTGCATCTCCTTCTTTAGGATGTGTCTTAGCAAACTTGTTCAATATGTCTATGAGCATTTGCTCTATCCTAGTGATTCCACCATATTGTGTAGACAGTGCTAAGTTTTTGAAGTACTCTCTGAAGTTATTCTCATCTTTTACTGGGATTATTCCTTCTCTTTCAGTGTTAGCAAGCAAGTCTCCAGTAGTGCTAGGCTCAAACTCAGCATCAGTAGGATTCTTGATGTCATAAGTGTCAGCTGCAGGATTCATGGTCTCTAAGTCTTTCCTCACAGTGTCTACAGGACCATACAAATAGGTCTTCAAGAACTCAAAAGTGAATTCTCCAAATTCATCAGTCATCTTTGATGTGTACTCAAAGTCTTTGTCTCCACCTTCAGCTTCAATTGGCAATGGGAAATAAGGATTCTTCATCATCTCAATGACATCTTTAATATACCTCTCTCGACATTGAAAAGCTTCTGTTGCTAAGTCCCTCAACTTCTTAGGATTTCCATTAGTAGCTCTGATATTGTTGAAGTCATCACCACCATATATCTCTTTGATCTCTTCAAGAAATTTCTGTCTTCTTGGATGATATGCTTCATTGACCCAGACATTGAAAGCCTCTTTGATGTGCATCTTGTCTCTAGATACGGCTTCTCCATTCTGGATGTTCCATCCATCTCTGTCTCTAGTAAACAGACTCCGCTCTTCTCCATTGTCATCAAAGACTATCTTCTTTACAGACTTGTCTTTGTCAAATACATTCTCTAGCTTAGACCTGTCTCCTGCAGACCAGTTTGCAGTCTCTAGCGCAAGCCTCAAGTACATCAAGTAAGGACATAGCAAGAGTATGAGTCCAAGAGCTTCTTCAGACTCTTCAAGCATCTTCTGGAACTTGATTAGAGTCTTAGGATGGTCCATCAAGTTCTTCATGTCAACTCCATCCCAACTCTTCTGTGAAGCAAGCTCATAGCAGTCAATGATTATGTGCCTAGAGCACACTGGCTTGTACAGCCTGCCATATGATCCATCTCTAGGATCTTGCCTAACTGTCCCTTGAGAGAAGATAGACCTTATCTCTCTCCACTCATGCTTTTGCTTGATGTATCCTATTATTGTCCTGTCATTGACTTGTTCTCCAGGCTTGACTTTCAGCTTGTACTCTACAGCAGGACACTCATCAGTGTCACATCCAAACTCAATGATAGCAGACTTGCAACCACCATTAGCAGAAGCTTCTTTATCCATGAGGTCTTCTCTGTCTGGGAGACTTGAGTCTTTCTTCTTGTCTTTGTCTTTGTCTTCATCGTCATTCACCTCATCATTTGACTCATCATTCAGCTCATCATTCAGCTTGTATTCATTGTCTTCTGGGTTTGGATAAGTCTTCTTGAGTCTGACAACTTCTTCCATTGTGTCTTTGTTGTCATCATCTATGACAATGTCAAAGTCTGGCTGAGGTGACCTTGACATAGAGTTTGCTATCTTGTCTCCAATCTCTAAGGCTATGCTTGCATCTACTATACTTCCGTTCCAATTCAGGTTGTTGTCTGGAACATCATTAGACAAGTAGTCTGGGATGTCACAGAACACAGCATCAAGGATGTCTATGATGCTTGCATCTCTGACTCCATTCTCTTGCAAGACTCTCATCTCTCTAAGCAGAGCTTTGCTGAAGCTCAAGTCTTCTGTTGTAGGCATATCTAGATTCTTATATTGGTCTTTGTGTCATCAAGTCTTCTAATACTAGTTCTGAATATTCTCCTTCATATGGTGTCTCACCATTGGCATCTCTAAGTCTTTCTCCTCCATTGAGGGCTTCTATTGCATCTACTAGCTCTTCTTTGTTGTTTCCTGCATGTCGAAGATTCTCTACTTTCCCTCCATTAGTTGGTGTGCTAAGGCTCTTGAGAGGATAGTCAGGATTGTACTTGCACACTTTGAGGCTCATGACAATGCTAGAGTATATCCTTCCTAGCTCACTATAGTCAGAAGGGTTGTTAGATATGTATGCTACTGGAGAGCTAGGAACCATGTCTACATACTGAGCATCATACATGTAGTATGGGTCTAAGTCACTGTCAACCTGATCTTTTGGGACTATGTCTAGACCATCAATGCTTGCTAGTAGAGGATTGTATATGTCTTTTGCAGGAATCTGTGTCTTTCCTACATTGTTGTGATTCAGGAGGTCAACTGTGCGCTCCATTGCATCATCTTTGAGTCCATCTCTGTTAGTATTGAACTTTATGAACAAGTCCTTCAACACTAGCAATATTGGCACTACAGTCTTGAGCATGTCAACAGCTAAGTTAGACACTTCAGCTGTCTTCTTCTTGTCAGAGTAGTCATACTCCATTCCAGTAGTAGTAGCTTTGCTCTTGCCAAGCTCAGACACAAGAGAAGATGTTGTTGCTCCAGCATCAAGCTTTGGGAGATCTCTAGCCACATAGTCGCCACCTCCAGCTACATCAGCATCTTTAGTGTACTGGGCCTTTGAAGTGTCAGTTGAGCTCTTCACACTCTCAGTGTCAATTGAGAATATGTTGAACATCTTTGGATTCTCTAGTGCAGGTCCTTTCTTGAAGTTGTCAATGATGAACATCATGTGCTTAGTCATGTTGTCTATAGCACTTGCTCCTAAGTCTCTTGTCTGCATGACAACAGTCTTTGCTTTGTCTACTGTCTCAAGTATCTCATTCAAGAAGAACGAGTTGTACACACCATCAGGCATCTTCTTCACTATCTCTTCTAGAGTCTCAGGCTCTCTGACTTGAGAAGGCACTCTGTCGGCTTTGCTCTTGAGAGGGCCATCATTGACAAACTCTTTGACTCTTGAGAATGCTTCTAGAGCTTGATATCTTCCTTCTTGCAGAGTGTAGCCAGTCTGTTGCTTGACTAAGTCATCAACCATCTTCTTGCCATCTTCAAGGATTCCATCAAGTCGATCTTTGACAGTCTCAATAGCAATAGGCTCTAAGTTCATAGCTTGCACTCTAGCATTGTCTATGAGCTTCTGAGCCGCCCTCTTGCCTGCTTCTAACACAGTCTTTGCAGTTGTTGAAGCATCATTGATAAGCCCTTTAACAATCATCTATGACTCCTTCCTTCTTGACTAGTGTCTTGAAAGCAAAGTAGCTGTCTACAATGTCATCTACACAATGTATGTACTCAACAGCACCTTTAGCTTTCCCCTTTCTCTTCTCATAGCTAAGTACTCCATCTCTCAAGAACTCTGCAAATACATTGGTGCTTTCTCTAGTGTCTTCTATGAAAGCATTGATCATTGCATGCTTGTCCCCAGCTTTGTCTTTAGTAGCACACCCAGCAATGCTCTTTATAGTAGTAGGAGCATAAGTGTAGATTTTGATGTCTTTGAAGTGCTTCCAGACTTCAGCCATCAAGACGCCTTTGTATGTTGCTAAGTCTAGAGCTGAATTGCCTTTGCTTCCAAATGACAATCCTTCACTTACAAAGTAGTATGGTCCTGGATCATCTCCTGTGAGACTTTCTAAGTCTCTGAGAATAATATCCGCAAGATTAGCAGATCTCTTTGTGTGTTCAAGAGCCATCTCTGAAGAAGTCAAGTTAGAAGCCTTAGAGATAGTTGTCAAGTTTCGATTCATGAACAAGAATCCTCCATTGTCTGAGTACATCATCTCATTGAAAATACCTTCTTCTCTCTTAGTCAGAGACAGAGGCCAAGTCAAGAAAGTTGGATTCTCAAACATTCTTTTGTCTTTTCCTTTCCTCCATACAGTAGCAGCAGGTTTGTTTATTGAGAAATCAAATGCAAAAATAACCATCAATCTAAACAAGTTCTATTGTTTGTTTATATATCATTTAAGTAGGATTTCTTTAAATTTCCCCAGGCCCAACCATGCCTCCTAGCTTTCCCCAGGCCCAATCCAGCAAACTAAACAAACTATATAGCTATATACTAGATCTAAATTTAGTTCTATTGATTCACAGATTCAGATATCTGTTATATGGGCTCCTAAGCGGAAAGTTTAGGAATTTTTGAAAATTTCCGCTTATTTATACAAAATATAAATAAGCTCTTGAATTCTAAGAGAATTAGAGAATCTATAGAATCAATAAATACACAAATTCTACAGAAGGTACATGTTTGACTATGGATTTTGATAAAGCATTTGAGTCTTTTAGTAATAAAATACAGAAGAGCTTTGGCAAGAAGAGAGAAGGAAATACAGTCAAAGAGCTTGTATCAGATGATATTGCTACTAAGTTTTACAAGATATTCAAGTTTGGTGGTAACATGGTTTTAGAAAACTATGGGTCAGAGATAGGCTCTATAGTACAAGAGAAAGGGATAACTCCAACACTCTACAACTTCATTTGCTATGCAGGACCATGGTACTTAAACCTGTGTGAATTCAATCTCCCGTTCTCTTTCACTGTTATTGACAGTGACTCAATTTACTTGATAAGGTGCTTGCTTAGTGAAAAGACTAGAGAAGATACTGTCAGAAACCAGCATTTGTCTGAGAGATTTGCTAACTACTTGATAGAAGAAATCAGGAGAAACTGCTTTGGACAAAAAGATGGAAAGCTCTTGTTAGATGACAACAAGTTCTATGACTATATGAATGACTATGTCTATATAACAAGTGAGCCTACAGAATATTTGAGAAGAGAGAAGAACAGTGACAAGAGTCAAAGAGGAACATTCTATGTGAAGCTTGATCTCAACAAAGAGCTTGAAGACAATCTCTATACTTTTTGTGTAAGCTTTTGTAACTATTTGATGAAATACTACAAAGAGTACTATGACATTCTTTCAAAGAAGACAGAGAAGTGGTTTGACTCTTTGTCAAACTCTGACAATCAAGAATGTGTCAATGCTATGAATGAGCATAAGAACTTCAAGAATCTTGGACTTAGAGACAAAGTGAAGAACAAGTACAGATTCAGCATAGATGAGAAAGACAAGACAATAGACCCTCTATACCTCTTTGTTGAACAAGAAGTACAAAGACTGTATGACAAGAAGATAATAGAGCTCTCTGGGAAAATCAGTGATGCAGATTTAGTCTCTGGAATAAGAGTAGTAAAGAAAGTCCTTGACTATGCTCTCAAGGATGTTGTATGGAAAGTTAGCATTGAGCCTCTTAGTGCGTTTGGGTCATCGTATTTTGGAAGAGACTTTAAGTCTAGAGAGATTAGAGACAACTACTATGTAGAAGAGAAGTTTGTGTCTAAGAAAGTGTATAGGACATTGAAGAGAAAATACAACTCTCATGATATGTCTTCTACAACATATTGTGCAAGACTAGAGCCATTGATTTCTAAGATCTCTAACAGAGACAAGTTCAAGATAGGGTTTGTAGTGTTTGATGGATACAAGAATCTCACTCAAGATGAAGTAGTAGAGCTTTGCTATAAAGTGCTTAGATACTTGAGAGACAACTTGATGCTACAAGAATGGAGTATCATTGAAGACACTATCATAAGAACAAGACAATAAATATCAAAACTAATTTGATAACTGATGGCACTAGCAGAGAGACTTTCAATTGAGAAGCTTTTAGCACTATACATTGATGACTGGTACAACTTGTACAAGCCAATCACACTTGCAGACACTAACCTTATAGGTGGAAATGCTTCTCCATCTCTTTCTAATGACTCTCAGTTGCAATCTAGAATCAATGACATCTTAGAGAGACAAGCAGACATTGAAGACCTGTTTGGTGACATGCAGAGCTTGCCAGATCAGATGAGAGCTATCAGCTCAGACTTTGACAATGTGAAGACCACCGTTCAAGAAGTCAAGTCATCTCAAGATGAAATCAGGTCGTTCTTGGATGATATTCTTGACTTTGAGAATCAAAGTGGAAAGAGAATCTAAACCTGTATCTGATTGCTCTATATTAGATTGTAAAGCAAACTTGACATAGATACAGAACAATGCAAGACCTTAATGGCAACATTTTAGACTCTCTTAGATACAAGAGCTCAGAAGAGCTAGTGGAGACATTGAAATCTTCACTTTCTGAAGAATCTGCTAGTGCATCACAACAGATGAAAGATCTTCAAGAGATGTTCAATGGTGAGCAGTTCAATGACATGAATGTTCCAAAGATTGACACTTCAAAGAGGAATTCTGTAAAAGAAGACATCAAAGAGCAGAAAGCACATGAGCAGAACAAGATGAAAGCTGCAATCTTTGACACAGTCTTCAACAATGAGCTTCAGCTGTATTTTGATGAGCACAAGCACATCATGCCAAGCAAAGAGAGAAAGAGGCTGAAAGCTATATTGATAAAGAAAATTTCTAAAGGAGACATCTATATCAACAAAGTAGGGAAATTGATTATAAGGAAAGGCAAGAACAAGTGAAGTTTTTGCCTTTATTTTTTGCATGTAGTGCTACAGATATATAGCAGTAACAGAATTAAAAGAAACTATTGCCTAGGCACTATATGGAGAATATCTCAAGCACCCTTAACAACCAATTCTTAGATGAAGACGATGCATTATATCAGATACTCACAGAGTATGAAGATGATGAAGAAGACACATCTTCTTCAGATGATGACAAAGAGTTTGTGTACAAAGCTACATCAGAGACTAACCTGTATAGATACCTGAAGACTGAGCTCCAAATACTGGAGCCTTCTAGGAGCAAGTTGAGATTCAAAGTGTTTGGACACAATACTACATATGAGGGCAAGGTGCTGAAAGAGATAGACAAAGACAACTTCATCTTCCTCTTAGACAAGCCTGAGAAGAAGATGAAGAAAATCAAGATTGATGACATTGAGGTTTTAGTCTAGCATCTTGAAATGAGAGTCAAACATTTTCCTAGGAAGATTGAATCTGTGTCGTTTCTTATTCCATTCTAAGAAATAGTCATCAGCATAGTAGTCATCACTAAATATCATATTTGCTAAGTGCTTTGGCATCATATGAATTACTTCTACATGAGTAGAGCTTCTCTCAATGCAAATATAGTCAAACCCTACTTTAAATGCACTGTTCTTGTATCTAGAAGGAGGAAGTTCTCTAGTACACCTGCAGTTGTGATATGAGTCATTGTAGCAAACACTTCCATTTATAATCTTGCTCATGCGATATGCATTTATATTCCAGTCTTAGACAGTTTCTCCAGCAAGTCTTTTTGTTCTTGGGTGAGAGATGAAGGAACCTCATATTCAATAACAAACACATAATTGCCTCTCTTAGTCCTGTTATACTCAAAGTCTTCAGAGAGAAGACCAAGCCCGTATCTTGTGATAGTGTCTCCAGGCTTAGTGTTTGTGGAAAGCTTTTGCTTGTATTTCTCTTGTCCTGGAACTTGAAGCTCTATCTCTTTTCCTAAGAGAGCGTCAGTCATCTTGACTTTGATAGTCTCATATATGTTGATTCCATCTATCTTGTACTTTGAATTGAGCTTTGTTGTGTCAATCACTGGCACAGCAATGAAGTTTCCGGATGCTCCATTCTCTGATCTACTCTCATTTCCTTTCTGTGCATACATTGTAGGACTAGTTCCAATTCCAGGCTGGAAAGCTATTGTGAGTGTCTCTTCTACAATTTCAAACCCGGTCTCATGGCAATTGCTGCAAGGATTCTCCATCTTGTACCCTTTGCCATTGCAATGAGTACAAGTAGTAGAAGACTCAAACCTCATTCCAGATCTCCACATCACTTTAGTCTCCATTCCAGTGCCATGACAATATGGACATGTCACTTTGTTCTCTCCGCCTTTGCCATGACAGACATGACATCTAACATGTCTCTTGTACTTGACTTTCTTCTTGCAGCCATTGACAATGTCTTCAACAGACAACGGAATATTCATCCTGATATCTGTTCCTCTTAAGTCTTCAGGATTCTCGTATGGTCGACTTTGTCTTCTTCTGCGGGTCCCAAACAGGTCACTGAAATCAAATGGATCTGTATGACCCATGAATGGATCAAACCCTCCACCATTCATCTTGGAGAAGAAGTCATCAAAGTCTCCAAACCCACCAGATCCACCAGCATCATACTGTTGTCTCTTCTTTGGGTCTTTCAAGACTTCATACGCTTCAGCTATGTCTTTGAATCTCTCTTCAGCTGCTTTCTTCTCTGCATCAGACTTTCCTACCTGACGATCTGGGTGATTCTCTAAAGAGAGTTTCCTGAATTGTTTCTTTATGTCTGCATCTGTTGCAGACTTGTCTAGACCAAGTATTTTATAATAGTCTTTCATTAGTCTTTATATATCATCAATCTTGAACTATGAACAATCTTGAACTATGAACAATATTCATACCCTTGCTCTTTAGAGAACACTGCATTGTCAGGCATGACTTCTCTCCAGTGAGGGTGTGCCTCTAATATATTGCCTTGATGCCACAAGTTGTCAGTCTCTACTACAACACCATCATTGAATATCAGCTTGAACCTTGATCCACCCATCCCTTTAAGAATCCTAGGAGCATCAGACTTGTCAATGACATAGTGAGATCCATTTACAACACACCAATTGTGAAGGCCTCTCTTGTTTAAGTCAAGATCATGATTCATTCTCCAGTGGTTGCAGAGATAGCACATTTGGTATTTCTTCAACTCTGCTTGAGCTTCATCGCAGAAATCATCAATGTCTTGTTCTTTCCCACAAATCTTGCATTTGACTATTGTCATAATCTTTATCTTTATTTTATACTATACGTATGTGTATACTAATAATGTATATAAGACAAACACAACAAAGTATATTATAGTAAACACTGTTTAACAAATAAGTGATTTCTGTTAAACAATGTTAAGGAAATGAAAGTTTTTCAACAATTGTTTTATAGTTTCAAGAAATGTTTGTATATTTGCAGTATCAAACAAACAATAAGTCAAACAATTTAAAAATAAAGATTATGACAACTACAATTTTTGGAAAGAATTCAGCACAGGCAGTCGTTGCTAATGATGCAATCAAGAGATTCATGTCTTCAACCAAGAACAAGTACTCACTCTCTAAGGAAGCTTCAGTGAAAGCATTCTTCGCAGATTGTGTGTATGCTATCTCACAGGACTTTGTTGCTCGTCGCTGGTGGAAGACTACAATGGATGTGAAGAACTGGATGAGCCTCAATGCAGGTGTCAAGTGCTCTGCAGAGTTCAATGAGCTGTTTGTCAAGAACATTCTTGAACTCAAGAAGAATGGCTTTGCAGTGAAGGCATTCAAGAACTACAAGCAAGTGTATGATGCAGCAAAGAAGGCTGTAGAGGAAGGCAAGGAGATTTCAACTGAGAATCTCACAGCTCTCCAGCGCAAGGGAGCTGAGTACATCCAGGCTAATGGTCGTGGACTTACAATTGAGGAAGTACAGAATGAGTCTGATGATGTGAAGACACGCCTGATGGTTGTACGCTCTAAGTACGGCACTAGCGAGGTGAAGTTCTACACGGTCAATGGTGGTTCAATCAAGAGCAATGACCCTCGCATCAGCTCTATCAAGGCTGCTTATCACTATGAGACTGGATGCCGCTACTTTGAAGCTCGTCCAATCCTCTACTCTACATGGATCAACCTTCCTGTTGAGAGACAGAATGCAACAGTCATGACAGACAGCTCAGACATGTAATTTACTAATAGCTAACAATTGAAAAATGAATTATCATGACTAATATAGAGAAACTTTATGATGAGTTCACCCACTTAGCAGGACAGGTGGGTGAACCTGCAGAGCTCAAAGCTACAGACTCTACAAGTGAAGGGGACATTGAGATCACTTTCAAGTTCACTCCGAGACAAGGAGTGAAAGATGGAGACCGAGTAGTGTTCTTCAAGTATGACACTAAGACTAGAGAAGCCAGCTCAAGATACTACATCGCTAAGATTTGTATCCCATCAGGAAACACAGTCCCTAAGAATCGATTCACGACAAAGAGATTCCATGTATACTCTGAGCTGATTTTGCAATTCAACAGGTTTACTGGAGCCAAGCTCCCAATACTAGGCCTTTCTTCTAAATCTACACCGATTGGCACAAGAGATGATCACAGCGTGTTTGTAGTCAGGAAGCTGACGTCTGAAGAGATTGATAGCATATCTAAGATTTGGCCTCTATGACTTGGCCTAGGCAAAAGCTCAACTATGCTTTCAACGCTGGGGATTTTCATATGTTCAAAGATGCTAAGTCACTCCAAGAGGTGACAAGCTACATCTCAGAAGTCTCTAAGTCATGGAATCAAGAGAATGCTATTCATGAGGTTCTCAAGATTTTCTTGACATCAAAGTCAGAAGAAATTGTCATAGAGACAAAGAAACTACTAGAGTCAATAGCTAATGAGATCTATGGAGAAAGTCGTCTAGAAGCAAAAAGAGCGATATTCTTCGAAGCTGTAGAGACTAACATAGTATTCCAAGAAGACTTGAGCAAGTGGGACTATGAACAATGGTGCTTAGCAGAATGCATAGAGCCAGCTGAAGAAGAGCTTTTCTAAACACAGAGTCAGTTCAAGAATATTATTTAATAAGATTAAGATTAAAGCAAATGAAGAAGTTTTTATACATTCTATTGTTTCTAGCTGTTGGCCTTGCTGGCCTCTATATTTGGAAGTATCCACAGATGCAGCAGTTCAAGAGCATGATGTCTGGAGTCAATCAAGTGGCTGAGACTGTTGCTGTCCAGAAAGACACCCTGGTAGCAAGTGTAGACAAAGTCATGAAGACTATAGAGCTTCCAATGAGTACTACAGACGGATCTTCTTATATAGAGATTAGAGTGAATGGAATTCCAATGAAGTTCTTGATTGACAGTGGATGCAACACAGTATCAATTGGGTACATTGAGTATCTGTTCTTGAAGCGTCAAGGCCTGGTGAAAGGACTCACTGAGACTTCTAGAGATGTGCAACTAGCAGACGGAAGCAACAAGAACTCTGCTGTAATAGTCATAGACTCAATCTCTATTGGCTCTGCTACAGTGAAGAACGTTGAGTGCATGGTGATGACTCCAGACTCACTTGGAAACATGGGAGACCCTCCTCTCTTGATTGGACTGAAGACTTTCTACAAGTTTGCAAAGACTATCACAATGGATCCAGAGAGAGGAAAGATCACAATAGAGCTGAAATAACTAAATTGATAATTTCTTAAATACATACAAGCATGAGAAAGCTGATATTCACATTGATTTTGTTGGTGATGATGTGTTTTACATTCACTAGCTGTCACGATGACAAGAAGTTCACAAGGCCTGATGGCACCGAGTTTGTGGCAGAGCCTTGGGGCTGGGCCAACCCTTACAAGAAGATTGACGGTGTCATCTATGAGCCAGTGTTAGGGAATATTGTCTGGACAGTTGTTGGATTTGAGACAGTGATCATTCCAGTGTGGCTCACTGGCTGGGCAATCATGGAGCCTGTAGAGTATCATCCAGAAGAGACAGCAAAGCCAGAGAAATCTTACATTGCAGAGTAATTTGAATGTTTGACTGTGTCATAATCAATCCTCCATACAACAACTCTACGCACATGAGATTCTTGCAGAGTGCTATCAGACACTCTGCAAGATTTGTGGTATCTATACAGCCATCTGCTTGGCTGTTCTCTAAGAACAACAAAGTCATAGGTGGAGATGCTGCTAGAGAAGTGATAAGCACTGTAGAGAGACATGGAGCAAAGATAGAGCTAGTAAGAGGAATATCAATATTTGATGCTGCTTTGACACAAGACATATCAATAAATGTCATAGACAAGTGCTCAAACAATGGAAAGATTGAGATAGACTTTAGAGACTTCAGAGGAACAAGAGAATTCAAGAGAGTCAGTGAAGTCTCTAAGTACGAGATGATTCCTGAAGCTAAGAGCTTGATAGACAAAGTCAACAAGCTGGCAGAAGACAGAGAGTATGACTTGAGCCTGTGGGACATGATGAAGAGCGAGTTCTGCTCTTCTCTTGGAAAGCAAGCAAAAGGTGATCAAGTGTACAAGCCAAAGCCAAAAGAGTGGATTGTCCCAATTGCTGGAGTCCGTGGTCATAGAGATGTCAAGACAGGAGGATTGTCTGATGACTTCTACACTATAGTGCCAAGAGACAGAGTCCCAATGAGATGGCAAGACTTCAAAGAGAAGCCTCCTTACTACTTTGCTTTCAAGAGGAAGTCTGATGCAAGTGCTTTCTTGAAGTACTTGAAGTCAAGGATTGTCAGGTTCTTGCTTGCTTGTGACAAGATAAACATGAATCTGCTGAGAGGAGAGCTAGCTAGGATTCCTTTTCCACATCAATACAAAGACCCAACTCCATTCACATACATAGATCGCTTAGATGACAAGAGACTTTGTGAAGCTCTAGACATTACAGAAGAAGAGTGGTCTTTAGTAGAGAGAGTGATACCAAACTACTACAACCTCAAGTTCAACTATGGAAGATACAAGAAGAGAAGAGAGAAGAAGTGATACTTGTGAAGTGTTCACTCCTAGTGACACTGTGAGGAAAATGCTAGACAAGCTTCCAAGTGAGATGTTTGAAGCAGAGAAGACCTTCTTAGACAACTCATGTGGGAATGGCAACATGCTTGTTGAAGTCTTGTTGAAGAAGCTAGAGAATGCTCCATCATGCAAGAAGTACACTTCACCAAATTTGAAAGAAGGGAATGTCCTTGGATACACAGTAGACATACAATATGCATATCTGTGTGCTAATAGCTTGTATGGAACAGACATGATGAAGGACAATGTTGAAGAGTGCAGAGAGAGAATATCAAATATTGTCTGGAATCATGCTCATTTCCAAGGGCGGGACTCCTTCATGTACTTAGATGACTTACGGGACTCACTGAAATATCACATAGTGTGTACTAAGATGGAGGATTGGGACTATGAGAAGTGGTGTCCAGTTTTTGAGAAGCTCTTCTAATAGATAAATATTGGAAACTCATAGTAGATTACTATATCAATGTCTGCAACTAATCTCTTTGGACAATACTACAATAGACTAGGAAACAACAAGACTTATACAGATGTCCCTTACAATTGCTCTTCTGCTATATCAGGTGAGAACTTTCTTGTATTCAGAGATGGAGAAGCACAATTGCTAGACAGCAATGGCAACATTGCTGGGAAGATAGATCTTAGCAAGATTGCTTCAGGTCCTATTACTTCTTGGACTTCTGGAACTATAGTATTGAACCCAGGAGAAGTCAAGCTGATCGAGGGGATAGAGTATGGCAAGCTCTACAAGCATGTGTACTTTGAAGTTCCTAACATCTACATAGACAAGCTCGGGAATGACTGGAGGCACTTAGTCAACATGAAGTTCACTATATTGCTCAATGTAGACTTAGATCTTAGAGAGTATGAAGTCTCTACAACAACATCACCTGAAGAGAAAGCAGATATTGTAGACAGAGTACAGAACCTCATTGATGAAGTTGGTGCAGAGTCAGACATCCAGGTGTCAGTGCAGGAGATTGAAGACTCATTTGGAAACCAGAAGACTTACTTTGTGTTTGAGAGCTTAGTGCTTGGATATGACTTCATCATCACAGAGCTCCAGTTCTCAAACCATAGGATTGTACTTGACGACTTGTCTAGAGAATTTGTAGAGGATCTTGCAAGCGAGACTCTTAAAGAGATTAGAGATACAGAAGACAACATAGTGTTTGGAGATGAGACTTCATTCAAAGATGCAAAGGCTATAGTCAATGATGATGAAGATGGATTCTCTATGAGTGGGACTGAAGTAGGACACTATGACGGGAACGACATTCCTTCTGACAGTCAGTCGGCTTCACACTACTATGATGGAGATCCAACACCAGCAACTAATGGAAATGTCAACAACCATTCAGAGGACACTGCAGAAGATCAGGCAGATGAAAACTCTGATGGAGAATCTTCAACTTCAGAGGATGTACCAGGAGATGAAGGAGACACCACAATCCTCCATTCAATGACATATTTGGTAGAGAGAGACAAATACTTAGAGATTCATGCGTTCAAGTATCCAAATGGTGCTGCAAGAGCATGGCTCATAGTTCCTGAGTGGCCTGACTCTGTAGACAATGCATATGTGTCACTGAAGCTCAACCATGTGAGGGACCAAGTCATCATACCCAATCTTGTCCAAGAAGATGAGTGTGACTGTATTGGAGCGTTCAAGCTTGACAAAGTAGATGTGTTTGCTAGTGAGAGGAACGAAGTAGAGAGACATAACTTGAAAGAGATGAAGTACTGGATGGGAGACAACTTCACTTACATGGACTCTGTAAATGGATCCGTGACCGAAGTCAGCCATCCCAAAGACTTCTGCAAATGTCCTGACTTGAAGCTCGAGATACACAACCCACACATTGGGATGTACCGATACTTAGACTATGTAGAGATGAATGATCTCTGGGTCAATGTTGGAGACTTCTATGGACTTGTCACTAATGCAGACACTGATGACATAGACTTGAAGAATCTAGCAAACAGTGTCTTCTTGTTCAACAAGAACCAGTTCCCAGTGAAAGTCTCATATTTCATTTGTGCTTGAATACTATGACAGACAAGATAGAGAAGATTGCTAGAGCTGGAGACTACAGCATAAGAGAAGAGCAAGACAAGTATGTCTTGCTTAGAGAGAACTTGCAAGTCACAGTGAAGAAGACTTACAGTCCTGCTAGTGATGCTAACTTGATCAGACGAGTAGTGAATGAAGCTTATGGGTATGCAGACTCTGGATACTATGGCAACATGGGAAATGGATACCCATACATAGAGTACAAAGTCATCCCAATGAATCATAGCTTAGAGCAGAAAGTAAGCAGACGTGACTCTATTGCTAACAAGAATCTAGGAAACAGGATGATTCATGTTGGAGACTTCGTCAGAGGAAAGTCTAAGATTACAAAGAGAGAGTTTGATGGCAATGTCATCAGGATGGTGAGGGATGATGCTGGAGACATAGTCACTGTCTATATCTTGTCTAGAGGTCATGGCAGGTTTGTTCCTCTAGATCCAAGCACTGTCAAGCTTAGTACTCCTTATCAAGTCAAGAGACGTACTATGAAGTACATCAACAGTGGAAATGTCATAGCAAATGGAGTTGCTGGTTTTGTGATAGGAGGAATGTCTAAGTAATTCAAGATATATACCTTGAACTTAAACTTTAGGAAGAATAGGAAATAAAATTTCAAATTAACAAATTTTAAAAAGTATATACTTAATTTAACTCATGTTAACAAAGACCACTAATGTTTCAGGAGCTCTTAAGACAAGTGATGGCATGTTCATCAACATCAGCTTCAGCTATCGCAAGGATGTAAGTGAGCTTAACACTATTGACTTCAACTTCAACAAGGACGAGGTGAATGTGTTTGGATCATACAATGTTGCTCTTGGCAAGATCTCTAACTACTCAGTCAACAATGGCATCATTGATGATGAGGTGTTTGCAGGTGTTCAGGAGCTTGCAGCACGCATTGCAGAGGATCCAGAGAATCCAGAGCTCTATGAGCCAGAGACTATCAAGGCTTAACAACAGCTTTGTTCATTCTAAGACGTCCTCAGACTTTGTCTAGGGACGTCTTTTTTGTCACCTGATAAATATTGAAACTATTCATTCAGACACTTCTAGATGACAAAAGATGAGCTCAGAGAGTTTGTGATAGCAGAGATCTCAATGTCAGGGACTATTGACATCAAGATGTCAGAGAAAGAGATAGATCGTATCATAGACAACGAGACAAAGCAACTATATGAGATTTACAGAGATGCTCTTGTAGAGAAGTACACTATTATTCCAAGAGAGTACTTCTATACTCCAGAGTTCAGGAAGAACAGGACTCTGAAGTTCCCAGATTGCATAAAGTCTGTGACTAGGTTTGAAGAGATGACTTGCAGATCTATGATGTGGGGAATCAATGACCCAGACATCAACTTCCACAGAGCTTTCACTGCTGACTTGTGGATGAGCCCAATGGGCAGTGACACAGTAGTGTTCAGGACAATCCAGTGGAACATGTGGAATCAGCTCAAGAACTTCAACTTAGTTGATATTCAGCACACCTGGAACAGGAACACTCACACTCTTGTAGTGAAAGGGCATGATCCAAGAGCTAGTGTCTATGTAGAAGTCTTTGAAGAGGTGCCACCTGAGCAGCTATATGAAGACCCATGGGTAAGGAAGTGGATTTGTGCTAAAGCTAAGAAGCAAGTTGCTAAAGCTCTTGGTCTCATACAGTACAACACTATTGGAGGAGCTACTATCAACTACAACTTGTATACAGAAGAAGCTCAGAATGACATAGAAGAGTGCAAAGAGTTCTTTGCTTCAATCAACACACCAGACTGGTTCATATCATTCCCATAATGGATAGATCTAACATAGGACTTGCAGGAAAAGTCAAGAAGAAATATAAAGGCATTGACTTAGACAATGACAGAGAAGTAGTCAATGCTATGTTTGGAGACATAAGCACGGTAGAAGGGGCTCTAGAGTATCTGAAGAACTATGCTGAGTCTCTAGGATATGAAGTGAAAGAAGTCTGGAACAAAGGAGGAAAGTATGAAATTCCAGAGAAGAGAGCTAATTCTATTTTACTGATTAAGAACCCTGCAACTTATACAAAAGATGACTATACTCTCAAGAACTTCATAGTGCGAGTTTATTTTTATAGTTTTTATCACAAACTGATAGGTCTCAAAGATAAACGTCAGGTTAGAGTATTGAATTCTGTAGCTTTTGGCATAGGATTCTCATACTACAACACTTACTATAAAAATGGGAGACCAAATTGGTGGTGGTCAGGATCTGGATTAGAAATTGACAAAGACATAGAAGAGAAGTATGGAAGAGAAGAGGCTTATTCGTCAAGCACACCTCTTACTCCAGAATTCATCCCATTTGTGTTCTCTATGATTGACAAGTATAGAGACATGTCATCACTTGAAGAAAGTGTGTCTTCTCTTGGACTTTCAAGCAAAGTGAAGAGAGGATTTGAGAAAAAGAACTCTGTAGATGAGATTTCTGAAGAGTTCTTTAATCTGAAGACAATAGAAGAAGCTAAAGACTTTATCAAATCATATGCTAAGTCTCATGGATATACTGGCTCTATATATGAGACATCTTTTGACGAGGTTGTAGACACTAAGAAGGCTGATACTGTTTGGATACAAGAGTCATTGTATCTTCAAGAGTGTGCATTGATAATAGTCACTCACAAGTTGAAGCTTAATGTTGAGAAAGGCCACAAGGTACAGCGAAAGATATACAAAGATATCATAGAGAATCCTAGATATGAAACTGTGAGTGTGAGATTTGGTCATATGTTCAGAAAGAAAGAGACTCCAACTCATGAAGATTGGCTTGACTATTGGAACTTGACAGGAAATGGCCGTCTTACAACGAATCTCACAGTATCTGTAATCATAAGCTTGTTCAAGATGGCTGATGACTTGAATACTGATGCTGACAACTTTGTAGAACTTAGAGAGAGTACAACATCACTTGGGCTTGCAGACAAGTTGAAGAAGACTTATTCTAAGAGAACATCAGAAGACTCAGTCAAAGATATGCAAATCGATTATCTGAAGACTAAGTATCTTGAGCATCTGTCTACTGCATTATATGGAAATGATGACAATTATGTAAATGCTTTTGGTTTCATTTGTGATGATGCTTCAGCTAAAGAGCATGAAGGAGTGACTTATCCAGGATGTTTGCTATTCCCATTTAGTGATGGAACTTGGAGTTTTTCATCTAACTTGTTGGCAAATCCATTAGGAGATCAGTTTTTCTATTGTATAGAAGTCTCTTGCTTCAATGCAGCAGATTTATCTACTGCAGACTTTACTATAACAAAAGATGACTTGTCTAGTGAACAATACGATGAGATAGAGAACAACATGGACATTATGCTACAATAGCTATTGCTAAACATTTCAAAGTGTTTGCTATATATTCTAGTACTAAAGACTGATATTAGAACATATGGCATCTGTAACATCAACACTCTTCACAGAGATCTTAAGGCCTAAGACAATAGACCAAGCAATTCTTGTAAAGCGAGTGAGAGACCAGCTCAGTAATGAGCTAAACTCTAAGTATGGACTCATCAGCAACTTGCTCTTTGCTGGCAATGCTGGCGTAGGAAAGACTACAATGAGTCGCATATTAGCTCAAGGGCATGACACTAAAGTCATAAACTGCTCTGAGACTGGTATTGATGCAGTAAGAGAAGACATTCAGCTCTTTGCTGCACAGATGAGTCTTGATCATCCAGACAATCCAATCAAAGTAGTCCTTCTTGAAGAGTGTGATGGATTCACCGTCAATGCATGGCAAGCAATGCGTGCTACAGTGGAGAAGTTCTCTGACACCGTGAGATTCATTGCTAACTGCAACTACATTGAGAAGATTCCTGATCCAATCAAGTCAAGATTCACATGCATCCAGCTTGAGCCTATCAACCAAGAAGAGAGAGAAGAGCTTTGGAAGGGGTACTATGACAGGTGTGCAATGCTTCTCTCACAACTTGGAATAGCATACACAGAAGAGAGCCTGACTAGCTTCTTGAAGATGTGGTTCCCAGACTTCAGGAGCATTCTCAATGGAATCCAGCAGATTCATATTCGTGGATCTAAAGAGCTTACAGCACAGTCTTTTGCTTCTACATTTGACTATGAGAAGCTGTTCGACTTCATAGTCACAAGCACTAACCCGTGGGATACATACAAGATAGTCAGGGATGACTATGGAGAAGATGCAGATGATGCTATAGTGCAGATTGGATTGAAGTTTCCAGAGTTCATCAGGGCAAAGTATGAAGGAAGCATTGGAAAGATTCCTATGATTGTCATTGCGATAGCAGAGCATCAAGACATGCTTCCTCGGGCAATAAACAAGAAGATAGTCCTTGAGAGCTTAGTCTTCAAGATACAGACAATTCTTAGGATGACATAGATCAATTAATTTGAGTTCTTGTCTATATAGTCAGTCAAGTTTGGCAATTTTTGTAAATCTTTTAAGATAAATACAGCAACATCAGAAATAACACTGGTTGCTATAAAACAGAACAACATTTGACTATAATGGATAAGAATGAATCTCTGAATCAGAATGGAGTGAAGTGCTACAAGTCAGCTAGCTGCATCATCTCTATCTTCATCATACTTTTCATCTTTGGAAGCATATTGTATGACTTCTGCTACTCTAAGCCAAAGATTAGAGAAGACATCGATAACATCAATATAGAGATCAAGATGATTGATGCAAGAATAAACAAGATAGACTCTCAGCAGGTCATGTCATCAGAGATGTTCTTAGAAGAGCTTAGGAAGTCTTCAAAGAAATAACAAGAACTACTTCATAATTATTCATATCATATTCCTTTCTAGAGAGACCTATATTTAGGTCTCTCGTTTTTGTATGTGGCTTTCTAGAGGATAAATACATTCAAATCAACAAAGATTAACATAATTCCAAAGAAATGGCTGTAATTGAATTGAATGAAGACCTTCTTGAGGGATACATTGACTACGACAACAAATTGAAGAAAGTGAAAGTCAGGCTGTATGGCAAGATTCTTGCTATCAATGAAGGCGACTTCACTGCTAAGATGGAGTTTGAGAATGGTCATGTAGAGAATGGCATTCCACTTGAAGCTATCACTCTCTCCGAAGGAGCAGTAGACAAGATAAAAGCAGGTCTCAGCAACATGAAGCTGAAAGCAAAGAAAGCTTTTGCTGTGATTGGCGGATTCTGCAAGACTCTCTGGAACGGTATTGTTCTACCGGTCATTAACTCTGTGACAATAGGTCAGCTTGCACAGAAGAACTTGCTTCCAGAAGCTGTAGGGTTCTTCCCATCAGAAGACACAGAGAAAGCTGCCAAGGAAGCAGGTGTTGAGATTTCCGCTAAAGAAGTAGAACCTGATGAAGACAACTCAGAGATCAATGCGTTCTGGAGAAAGATTGTAGATGGATTGAAAGGAAAGGCTAATGAGTCTGGAACAGACATCACAATGTCAGACATCAAGAAAGCGTATCTTGCAGCTGTAGCAGAAGATCCTAATCATGGACAAGTTAAAGCTAAGATTCTTGAGTCAGACCCAGGCATTGAGAGATTCTTTGCAGATGACTTCCTCTATGAGAGATACTTTGGCAAGAAAAACTGGAACAAGCTTCTTGAGTACACTGCTAATCAAGATGAGAAAGCTGGAATCTTCTCTTACAAGTCAGAGAACATTCCAGAGATGTCACAACAAGACATTGTCAAGATAATCATGACTCAGCTCAAGATTGCTTTCAATGAAGGAGAGTTTGATTGGAATAACAAAGAGATGATCAATAGTCTCTACAAAGGTTTTGCTAATAAATTCGCAGCGAACATAGCTGGTGATGATCCTGAATTGTCAGTTGATGAGATCAAGACACAAGCTAAGGCTAGAGCTAGAGCTCAAATCAAAGAGATTCAGAGACGTGGGTCTTTGAAAGGTACTAAGCCTCTGATGATTTGGGGAGCACCAGGTATAGGAAAGACTCAGATTGTGCAACAGACAAGATCAATGTTCACTGAGGCTACTGGTGGTCGTCAGCACATCAACATGATTGAGGTTGTGCTCTCTAAGATGGAGCATGATGACTTTGGACTTCCATCATTGACAGGCGTAGGCCCTAATAGTGAGGCCCGTGCACAAGACGCACCACAGACATGGCTTCCAATTTGGAAGACTTCAGGCAATGCTGAAGAGGACGCTAGGAGAAACAGAGCTGCAAACTTGATGGGCAACCAGAGAGAGAACTTTGACTTTGACAATGTAAGAGGAGACATCACTCTCACTAATGACAAGTTTGGGAAGATAGGTTCTGCAGATGGGATAACTAAATCAGATACAAGTGTACAGTCTGCTCCTGATGCTCAAGAGAACTTCAGAGAGAATGGAACACCAATTGATGTCCCAGAGACAGGAAAGCCATTCAAAGCTGTTGTCTCTAAGATAAATGGAGAGACATATGTCTACAAAGAGGATGGTACTTTGAGACCTAATCCTGTGAAGAAGAGAAAGAAACTTGCAGAGATGCTTTTCAATGGTCTTGAGAAGAACTTGATGAACACTCTCAATGAAGACTACTTTGATGAAGACTTATTTGACTTTGATGATGATGAAGCAGAGGAAGCAATGGCTAAGAGCAACATCATCACAGATGGAGGAATCATATTCTTTGATGAGCTCACTCGTGCTAAGAAAGGTGTGATGAACGTGATCATGAACTTGATCAACGACCGTAAGTATGGTGAAGGTTGGCAGCTTGGCTCACACTGGATAATTGTATGTGCTGGTAATAGATTCTATGAGATGCCTGGAGTAGAGAACACTTGGGAAGAAGCTTTTGGAACTCGTTTCTTGCAGATGACATATGTCCCTCAGTTTGAAGACTGGGTGAAGTGGGCACAAGGATATGATCTTGATCCTACAACAGGCACATGGAAGAGCAAGAAGTCTGGAGCCCAGAGGATTGACCAAGACATCCTTGACTTCCTCATCTCTAGGAAGAGCGCTAGAGGTCAGCAGAATGGTGCTTGGTATGAGTCCAGAGAAGATGAGAATGTTGACAAGTCTAAAGCTTCTAAGATCTATGCTAACCCACGTTCTTGGGAGACTGCTTCTAACCTTATCTACGACATGGCAGTCCAAGCAGCTGGAAATCATGAAGATGCCACAAGGATAACACCAAGAGGTGAGTACTACAATCTTCCAATCTCTCAGAAGCTCAAAGCTCTCTCAATGACAATTGGTATGGGTAATGCTTCTTATGGAGGATTTGGAGACTTCCATAACTCTACTAAGTTCTTCAAGCCTGACATGATTGACTCAATCTGGAAGTATGGCACTATCACAGGAAAGAAGCCTTCTGACAACTTCAATCTCAATGACTATGTGCCAAAGAGAGAAGATGGTAAGAGAGCCGCAATTGGGGATGACATGCTCCAGCAATATGCTAAAGAAGTGCTTGCAGGATATCCAAAGGACTGGAAGAAGATAACTTCTCAAGAGCTCTGCAACGTTGCATCATACTTCATCAAGATACTGAAGCACAGGCATGCGGACCAGTCAATCCTCAAGAGGATCATATTGCCTCACATTCACAAGTACATGATTGAGAATGGTGTGCCTGAGGCTAAAGGCATAGAAGTATGGGGATCACCTAATGACAAGAACTATGTGAACTTCATCAGGCCACTTGCAGATCTTGTCCTTGCATTTGAAGCTCCTGCTAAGTATGATCCAGACCAGTCAGCAAAAGATGTAGTTGCAGACTATGTTGATGAGGTCAAGGACCAGAAAGGTGAGCATGTTGATGACTTGATTGCAGAAGTCTAACGAATTCTACATATAGATACTGTTAAATAAAGAGCTCTGAATACCTCAGAGCTCTTTTTTGCAATAAATAGCTAAATTCTCAATAGAAGATTGTAAATAATGGGATATCTCAATGAGGCTAACACTGGATGGGCAGAGTATGATCCATCAAAGAAGGAGGACATATTCAATGACACTGGCATATGCACTAAGATAAAGTATCTTGATGTGCCAGACCCAAATGATGACTCAGGTCAGAAGAAGATTCCAGAGGTTATCATAGACATGGCAGAGCTGCAAGAGTACATCCACATGACTCAAGAAGCTCTTATCATAGCTTATCCAATACTCAAGAAGTACTTAGCTAATGATCAAGGAGGCGGAGGATTCAATGCAATCATCACAGAGGAAGTCAAGACCGCTGCAACAGATGGAAGATATATCTTCTTCAATCCTCTCTTTGTCTGGTACCTTGCAAACATGGATTGCATCAATGGTGGAGGTGAAGCTAATGGATTTGACTCTGTAGATGAAGGCATCATGTTTGTGTACTTGCATGAGATATATCATTGCATGTTCCTGCATCACTTGAGAGAAGAGAAGTATGGCAATGCAAGAAAAGGAGGTGTAGATCATAATCGTGCCAACATTGTACAAGACCAAGAGATCAACTCTCAGCTTGAAGGATTCTCAGCATTCAATGAAGTGTTCAAGAATGGCAAGCAGGTTGGAATCACAGGTGCACTAGGAGTCATCTTGTTCTCTAACAAGCCAGAAGTTGCAGGAACATGGAATAGTGTAGATGATGAGACTTATGAGAAGCTATACAATGAGCCATTCACATATCAGTCTGAAGGTGAAGATGGCAAAATGATAGATGTTGAGTGCAAGTATCCTACAGCATTCTCTTGTCAGTGGGAGGCTATGTATGATTGGTTTGAAGAGCATGGGTGGCCTGATGGCATGAACAAGTCTCTTAGAGACCAGATACAAGAAGCAATGGAAAAAGCTCAAGAAGAGGCTAACAAGCCAATAGAAGGGTCTCAAGATGAGTATGATGAAGGCTACTATGATGCTTATAGAGGGAATCCTATGAAGCCTGGTAAAGACAAAGACTATATGGCAGGATTCGCGGATGGACAGAAGTGGCTTGAGTATGATAAAGCTAACAACACATGTGTCAATGACCCTGACTATATCTCAGGAAAAGAATGGGCTGAGCAGAATGGTGGAGATTTCAATGAGAGCATAGTCATTGACTTTGCAGACTTTAGCACAAGAGAGGAGCTCTATGAGAGTATCCAGAGATGCAAAGACTCTGGACTTCTAGAAGGATTCAAGATAGTAGACAGGAACAGTGAAGCTTGGAAGAAAGCCATTGAAGACTATAAGAAGAGACAGCAAGCAAGTGGCTCTAGTTCTCAGCAAGGCTCTCAAAAAGAGCATCAACAAGAAGAAGTCCAGAAGAGAGGAAACCAGGACTACCAACAATCTCAAAATCCTCAGCAAAATGGACAACAAGATCAATCTAAGCAAGGCTCTCAAAAAGAACAACAAGAAAAAGTCCAGAAGAGAGGAGGACAAGATCAGCAACAAAACCAGCAACAATCTCAAAATCCTCAGCAAAATGGACAACAAGATCAATCTAAGCAAGGTCAGAACAATGACAACAAGTCTGGAAACAATGACAATGCAGACAAGAGAGGTGGAAACAAGAGCCAAGAGCAGAACCAAGGAGGACAAGGAGAACAAGAAGAACAAGAAGGACAAGAAGGACAAGAACACAAAGGAGGAAGCACCCCAAAAGACCCAAGACCAGGTCAAGCCCACCAGCCAGGCCAACCAGACCCAAACGGTGAGAAGCCCCAAAGTGGAGGAGGACAAGAAGGTAATCCTGAAAAAGATGGATCTGGAACACAGGGTCAAGAGAATCAAGGAAATGCTACTGGAAATGGAAACAAGAGCCAGCAGAGCCAGAATGGAAACTCTAATAGTCGTGGACCTATAAAGAGACATGAAGGGAACACTGTTCCAGGTGGAAAGAATCCACATGGAAGTGGTTCTAAGAATAACCAGCAACAAAAAGGACAAGGGAATGGAAACAACAATCAGCAAGGACAAGGAAACAGTCAAGGTGGAACACAGGCTGGCGGGACTACAGAGTATGTGATAAGGAGAAAAGCCAATGCTGATGACTTCAAGTGGGGAGAGCAAAGAGACCAAATCTCTACAACAGAAGCAGATGACATACTTAGGAGAACTGGCAGAGATCCATATGACAAAGGAGCAAACTCTGATGCTAAGTGGAAGAACAAAGTAGCAAAGAATGGCTATGAAGGAATGCCAGGTACTGCTTCTGACCCAATGATTGGAGATCTTAGGCCTGAAGACATGGTGAACAGCACTCATGGAGTAGGTAAAGGATCCGGAATCTATGCTACAATGGACAGATGCTTCCAAGCAATGAAGTCATCAGTGAACTGGCAAGACTTGCTCATGGAGTACATCAAAGGAGCTTTCAAGTTCAACTCAATGAAGATCAACAAGAGGTCTCTAGCAAGAGACAGAGACATTGTGAGGCGAATAGAGCGTGACTATGGTGGTGACTCTATTGGACATGTAGCATTTGCTATAGACAACTCTGGGTCTATGTGGGGCAAAGGTGAAGCAGCTTTTGACAAGTTCTTCAATGAGATAGCAAAGATAAAAGAGAAGATAGGAAGGCCTATCAAAGCTATAGTCACATGGCCATTCACAGCTGGAGAAGACCACTTCTTAGCTGAGTACTGGCCTGATGCGGATGTGAATCCTAGAAGGATGAACGTTGAGAAGAATGGTGGCACTGACTTCAGCACTATCATGAAGATTATGAAAGTTGGCAATGTCTTTGAGAAGAAGTCCGGAAGGAGAATTTGGCAAGGCATTGAAGACTATGCTGACTTCCCAGTTGTCACAGTGATAATGACTGATGGAGAAGATTCTATACCAAAGAGAAGCACAGCTTGGGACACTAATGAGCATTGCTTGATTTGGTTTGTAATCAACACTAATCAAGGAATCATAAATGATTTCAGAAAATCACTCAAGCAAGCAGGATATGATGCTAGGTACTACATAGGGATAACTACAGACCAAATCTAGAATAAAGAGATGAGAACAAACTTCTCATCTCTCTTTGTATAGAATATATGATTTATAGTAATAAACGAAAATGAATATCCCTATGACATCTCCTAGAGGTCCTTACAATGACCCTTCAGACTCTTTTTTGCAAGTATCAGACAGCAATGCAAGAATAGAGAGCATCATACAGGCTATTGAAGGTAACATCAAAGATAATCAAGAAATTATTGCAAGACATAAAGAGCAAGTCTACAAGATGGCAAGCAATTATCAGTATGTCAGAGATCACAGTGTAGAGATTGCAAACATCAAAGCAGATGTAGCTAGGAGAGAGATATTGCTAGAAGCTTACAATCATTGTCTGAGAATTGCAAAAGGAGAACAGAAGATTTAATCAGATGAACATAATACTATTTCCTGGAAGCTTCAGTCCTTTCACTGATGGACACTATGGTCTCATAGCAAGATACCTGCAAGCAGCAAGAGACAAAGGGCTCAAGATTGACAAAGTGAAGATATTGATGTCTATGAAAGAGCGTGAGGGAATCAATCCTAAAGTTGTCTTCAAGTTTGTGTCATTTGTGTATAGCAACGACTCTAGAATAGAAGTAGTTGCTTGCAAGCAGAGTCCAGTGAGAGATGTCTATGAGGAAGTAGGAGACAACAAGAACTCAGCAAACACTTACATACTTGCTAGGTCTTCTAAGGATGACGACAAAGTAGTTGAAGACTTCTATAAAGCTTTCTCTAGAGGAGGCAAGTACTGGTATGAAGGATGCAAAGTAGTTGACTTGAAAGTGTCTAGAGACCCTATAGTGTACACTTCAAGAAAAGACAAGAACAATGGAAAGCCTATTAGTGGTTCTGTAGCTAGAGAAGACTTGAAGGCAAATGACTTAGACAGTTTCATGCAATCATATCAGATTATCATGAAGTCAGAGCAAATTGTCACTAAAGATCATATCAAGAAGCTTTTTGAAGCATTGAAGAGAAGATGAGAGGAAAGAAAGACAAGATTCTAGTGCTTGTGATGTCTTGCAACTTGCCACAATACAAAGAGAGAGAAGAAGACATCAGGGCTACTTGGGCTAAAGGCATCTTAGACAAGAAGTATGAGAACATAGACTTATGGTTCTTCACTTCTGGAGAGCATGACATGATAGATGTCTCAAAGCACAAGATATACACTAAGTGCAGTGACTTGAGGGACAGGACTTTCCAGAAGCTCATGAAGACTATCTACAATGCAGAAGCTAACAACATTGAGTATGACTGGATTCTCAGAGTCAACACTTCTACATACATAAATATTGAGCTGATAGACAAGATCATCCAGTATTCACCTAGTGAAGAGTGGATATATGCCGGCACAATGTTCTGTCAGCCATGGATCTTGGACAAGATGCCATTCTTGTCAGGTGAGTACTTCATTGTGTCAAAAGCTCTAGTAGGAGTATTGAAGAAGTTCTACCAGGTCAACAAAGCTTACTTTGACAAGATGGAAGATGATCCAAGGACTGACACTAAGTGGGTCTGTGATGATGGTTGGGTCACAACATGCTTTGCTAAAGCATACAAAGCAGAGAATGACATTTTTGAGCTCTCAAAGAGAATACACGCCACAGGACTAGTGTTCTATACTAAAGACTGGATTCCTGCCGACAATGGGCTAGCAGATCCAGAGTGCAAAGAGATCGCTTGGTGTCCTGCTACATGCTTCAAGTCTGTGTTCAAGGGAGATCCAGACTTAGACAAAGAGCCAATACACAAGTTGCTAGACAAGAACAAGCTGTATGCTATACACAAGATAGTAGAGAAGTACAGGCCTGAAGACCTTGATGAGTGGTACAAGTGGTATATACTCAACGTGTATGACAAGTGGTGCTATCCATACAGTCATGTTGTTGAGACTAAAGATGAGAAGAGGAACATGTACTACAGGATTACAAAGAGGGAGATGATGAAGCAATACAGTGACTATAAGAAACACAAGAGGATATGAGTATGAACAACAAGAATTGCTTTTGTCTTGTGACACACAAGTACAACTCGTATGTCAAGAATCAGTGGAAGAGGATAAAGTCTGAGCTAAAGGGCACAGGCACTAAGTGCTATATCATGTATGACTTCACTCAGCCAGAGTCAAAGAGGGACATGATTTCTCTTGTCAACGACTTAGAGAGCAAAGAGCTCTTGATGGAGGACTTGTTCTTGTTTGATGAGACTGTAGTGAGGCAATACTTGACATCTCGTGGATATGACATCAGGTACTATGAAGGCATACCTAACTTGTTCTACGGCAATATCATGCTTGCTTTCATGCTGTTCTTCTTGACATATCAGACTTATGACTACTACTGGTTCAAAGAATGGGACGTAGACTACACTGGCACTTGGAGATTCTTGCTAGATGAATATGACTCAGTGGATGACGACTATCTGTCAAGAAGCTGCAAGGCTGGTGTCGAGTATGACAGCTCTTGGTGGCACCATGACCAATGGCATCTTACAACACTGAAGCCTTTTGACAATGAAGACCTCATTGTCACTTTCAACCCAATCATGAGATTGTCTCATAGAGCGCTAGAGCTTCTAGACAAAGTCTATAGTGAAGGCAACAGTGGATTCTACGAAGTGTTCCTCGGCAGTGTGCTGAAGAGATTCAAGTACAAGATAGGAGGCTTCTATGAGTATGGAGACTTAGACTTAGACACATTCACATACTTGAGTGGAGGAAAGAGTCTTGACCTTAGGAAATCAGAACTGGTGCACAACAAGCTGTATCACCCAGTAAAAGAATCAATATATGGAAACGCATAGTCTTGGGATAGCTTGGAGGTCTGTATTTGACCATGTCTATTGTGTGTCATTTGCTCCTTACTTGCAACGTAGAGAAAGGCTTGTAGAAGAGCTCAAGAGAGTAGAGATAATAGACAAGAGACTTGATTCTGACATTGCCTCTTTCTTCTCTTTTCACCTTACAGTTGACAATCCATTTGAGCAATTGCTCTTGTCACATCCAGAGTTCAGCTGGCCTAAGAATAACATGAGATTCAACAAAGGTGCTCTAAGCCTTGCACTAGGTCACTACTCTGTCATGAAAGAGGCAAGAGCTCTGAACTACAATAGGATACTTGTCATTGAAGATGACATAGTGTTTCTCAAAGACAAAGACAAGCTGAAGAACATCTTAGTACATCTCCCATTAGATGGTGACATAGTGATGCTTGACAAAGTCACACCTACACCACAAGCTTGGGCTTTAGACCTAGCAAACAATCGTGACTCTAGTGAAATGTATGTCGCATTGTCTCCTAATGACATCTTGTGGACAACATCCTGCTTTGCTCTGACAACTAAAGCAATGTCTCATATATGCTACTGTCAAGAAAAGTCATTCAATGTTGCTGACTACTATACAAACTCATTTGTCCCAAACAGAGAACACAAGATAGAGATTGCATCTTTCCCAGTGAAGAGGATGTCTAGCATTGTCAGCCTTGCATGTCAGAGACCATCAGAAGAGACAATATCTGATCATGGAGAAGAGAACAGTGTGTACAAGCAAAGAGGGCTCTATGATTGTGGAATAAACTTCTCAGACTATAACTTATAGATTTATCAATATGGCATTAACATTCAAAGAATTGTCGGTGATTGACGATTGTGCAACGATTTGGAACAAGTTCTGTGAGCTAGAAGAGATGCATCCTGATGACAAGAAGGATGTCAAAGACGCTATACACACAATAGAGCGCATAGTGATGAAGAGATCAGCCTACAGAGATCATCCAGATATTTTCACAGAAATGAAAACTATAAGATAGTCAATTTGTCATGCTTGATAAGAAGAGAAGAAAGCCAAGGACTAAACCACAAAAAGATGCTTATCTTATGAGACAATGCTCATATGATGATGGCACTAAGTGGAAAGAGTGTAATCATCCATGGGCTGACAAGTGTGATGGAGACATTCATAAATGCATGAAGTTGAAGATGCATCATTTAGCATCATTGTCTTCAGAGAAGAGAAAGAAATATCTAGACAAGGAACTAGAATGGACAAGAATTAGGGATAAAATCCATAGAGAATATCTTTAAATGAAAGAATTAGAAAGACTATAATGAAGCTTTACACATCTTGCTACTCTAGAATGAACAGGTTCCCAGACAATTGGCTATGTATAGGAATTTCCAGATTCATACCAAAAGAGCTGTGCACTACAGAAATCAAGAATTTCTTGTATACGCCTAATAGTATTCTAGCACCTTCTAGAGAGCTACTATCCGATATTAAAGCAGGCAAGATAAACAATGAAGAATATGCAAGAAGATACTACACTGAGCTAGGACAATCTATAAAGAGACTAGGATTCTCAAGTTCTAACGAGTATTTTGCTAGGATGATTTCAGAGCTTTCAAGTGGAGGAGAGTGGGAAGCTGTAGTGTTCTTGTGCTATGAGAATCCTAATGATTTTTGTCACCGGCACTTGCTCTCTGCACTCATGAGGAAGAATGGAATATCAATAGAAGAGTGGTCTCCTTCATCTAGAGCTACTTCTAAAGAAGACTTTAGCAAAACTACAGCTTTGTTCTGAGAGAGTGTCTAGGATTAGATAAATAGACAAATTGACATAAAATGACAAATCATATTGATCATGGATAACGAACTTACATTTGTCCTTAGCACTTCAGAGCTCAAAGATGCAGGATTTGAAGGGTCTTTCAATAGCTTTGCTGATGAGCTTGCAGAGATGGACTGTGTTGTGACAGGCTCATACGATGAAGATGGATCTCCTATAATCACAGTAGTTGGTATTTCTCCAGAAGAGCTAGGAGACAAGCTCTCTGAGTATGGAGTAGAAGATGCATCGCAGTTCACAACTCCAGTAGAGCCTTCAGAAGTAGAAGGAGCAGATCTTGACACTGACCAGGATGGAGATGACATCACTTCAGAAGAGGAAGATGGTGCTGACCCAGAAGATGAGGAAGATGTAGAGATTGAAGAAGATACTGAAGACGAAGACGATAACTTAGAGGATGATCCAGAAGGTGAGCCAGATGATGATCCAGATGATGATCCAGAAGATGAGCTCAATGATGATGGAGAAGTAGAGATAATTGAGGACGATGGAGACCTTGATGATGGTGCTGATGAAGATGACCCTGTAATAGATGAGAGCAAGAAGACAGAGCCAAAGCTCAAAGGCACTAAGAACATCTCAGAGTCTTTGATGTCCGAAATTCTAGAAAGTGTCAAAGATGAGTACTTGCTGAAGAGAGTCCAGATGAGATCTAGCATGCTCAACGAGATGAAGAAGGCTCAAGCTAAGAGAGAACAAGAGCTCAATGAAGAGTTCAGCAAGCCGGTATCTATATACCTCAACTCATGGTCAAACTCTAAAGTCAATGGCATAGAGATTTGGAAGTACAGGAATGTAGACATTGTAGACTTGCTTGCAGAGTCTAAGAAGAACTACAGGACCGTATACAAGAAATACAAGAGCCTCAATGAGTCTAGTACTAAGAAGAGAGACTTTGTGAAAGTCCTCAAGAAGCAGAGGAAGCTCATAGAGCTGCTTGAAGCTGAGTACAGATTCAGGAACATCAATGAAGACAACTTAGACCAAGGAGGACAAGACTTAGAGTCTTCTGAAGCTCAGGACAACTCACAAGATGGTACACAGGAAGCTAGCCTGACTTCTATAGTCTTCAAAGTGAAAGATGCCGATGAGTTCATCAAGGTCTTGACAGACAATGGCATCCCAGCAGAAGCGCTGAAGAAAGGCAGTGAGATGCAGGATGATGGATCTGACAATGATCAGCAAGATGAACAGCAGCAAGCAGAGCAAGCTGCTCCTGCTCCAGATGCAATGGGTGGTGCTGCACCAGCTGCAGCTCCAGCTGCACCAGCACCAAGTGCTAATCCATTTGAGTCAGTGACTACTCCTCTCACTAAGAAGAACAAGCTCAATGAAGATGGAAACCCATTTGATCAACTAGCAGCTCCAGATGCTCAAGGAGAGACAAACCTTGGAGATCCTGACCAGCCAGGCCCAGTAGATGGTGTTGACCCACTCAACACTGATGAGAGCGCTGATGCAGGAGAAGGAGAAGAAGTGATACTGACAGACACTTCATATGCTTCTAAGGTGCAGAAGATACTTGAAGACATCTATGGGTATTCAAAGAAAGACTTTGAAGACAAGATTGGCGGAGAGATTGTTGATGATGGAGGCTCTGATGAGACAGCAGATGAAGAGACTAATCCATTTGACAACATAGATGGCTCTGATGGAGGATCTGATGGTGCTGTAGAAGAAGAGGACGATGACAAAGTAGGACAAGAGACTAGTATATCCCCTGCGGACATTTTCGGAGATTTATAAATTGAAATAATTTATAACAACATAGACATGCACTCAGACAATCTGAGTGCATTTTTGTTATACATTATTTGAAAAATAGATTCTTCTAGAAACTTATAGAACTTTCATGATTTCTATATCAGCAATAGTCAACAGTGTCAAGAGAAAGCCACCATACAGATTCACTAAGTTCCTTACAGGCAAAGAGCCATTTGGCTCTCAGCTGTACAATGAGCGACTAGCTAAAGAAGAAGCAGACATCAAAGAGTGCAATGAGAGGCCAAGAGACACAGAGTCTCTCAAGAAGTATTGCATAGAGTGGGCACAGAAGAACTATGCTATGGACTTCCAGTTCAGAGAGCACCAGCTTGACTTCATAGTCAGGTTGCTTGACAACATCCTGAACAAGCAAATAAAAGTCAATGCACTTGAGGCTCCTACTGGATCAGGAAAGTCTTTCATAGCAATGACTATTGCTGGAGTTGCTTGGGATTATTTCAGGAAGACTTCATACATACTTGTGTCTGACTTAGGCTTGATGGACCAGTACATCAATGACATCAACCACTTCAATCTCCCATTTGGCCACTTGAGAGGACTCAAGAACTATACGTGTGAGCGAAATGGACAGCTGTTCCAGAATGGAGAGTGCAAGCTTGACAAGATGTCATACAACCAGCTGATGGACAAAGAGACAGCAGAAGCTAAGGGATACTGGTGTGCAGCAAGCTGCCCATGTGTCCAAGATCGTATAGGAGCAATAACGTCTCCAGTCACTCTTATGACTTATGTCTTGTATCTGTGTGAGATCAATGACGTGCTTCCTCTGTATGGACCTGGAGACAAAGGACTGCCTCCATTTGACTATCGAGACATAGTCATATGTGATGAGTGTCAGAAGCTAGCTCCTATAGTCCAAGACTGGTGCAGTCCTACATTCAACAAGCTTGAAGACTATAACTACTTCACAAAGCTTCTTGACTATATGTTTGAGAATGCGATACTTCGCTACGAGGACCAAGAAGAGCTGTCGGCTGATAAACTTAAAGACCTTCATGAGAAAATTGCCCTGGCGGCGAACAACAATGAATGCTTTGAGCTCTATTGTCAGTATGAGCATATCCAGAAGAAGATATTCGACAGGCGAGATGAGCTACGAGAGTTCTTGAACAAGAAAGAGCATGAGGAAGGACTCTCAAAAGAAGAGAGATTCATAGTGCATGCCATCTTATGGCTTGAGAATCGAGAAGCTCACTTTGACCAGTTCCAGCTAGTCATAGAAGAGATAGGGACTAGATGGCTAGTCAAGAATGTGCAGAATGACTGGAAGTCTGGAAAGCCTGATGACAGAGAGTTCAAGCTAAATTGCATGTTTGAAGACTATGAGGTCAAGAGGTACTTCTTGCAAGAGTCTAATCACTCTATCATGATGACCGCTACACTTGGAGACCCTGAGATGTTCCGTCATGAGATAGGCATACGCTTGTACCCAATGGAACAACAATCACAGAAGTTCAAGTTCATGAGGATTCCTAGCACATTTGACTTCTCTAAGAGTCCAATATATGTCTTGCCTACATACAAGCTGTCTTACAGAGAGAAAGAGAAGAATCTCCCTTATGTAGTGAAGCTTGTAGAAGATATATGCAAGCACCATGTTGGACAGAGAGGGATAATACACACTGGATCATATGAGTTCTCAAAGAAGCTCAGCACAATGGTCCAAGACAAGACAGTGTCTAGCAGATTCATCATGTACAACAATGTGAAAGAGAAGCCTGAAGCTCTTGACAACTTTGAGTACTACCATGACAAGATCTTGACAGGACCAACAATGATTGAAGGCCTGAACTTCCCAGATGACATGTGCAGATTCATGATTCTCATGAAAGTCCCATATGCTTCTCTAGCAGACAAGCTCATTGAAGCTAAGATGGAGAACATCAAGAACTGGTACAGCTCTGACACTATGAGGAAGATCATCCAGAGCATAGGTCGTGGAGTTCGTCACAAGAGTGACTGGTGTGTCACTTATGTGATAGATGGGTGCTTCTGCAACTTGTACTATCAGTTCAAAGATGAGATGAACCCTGACTTTGTGAAGAGAGTGCAATTTGTCACATTGTAAACTACTAACTGTCAAAGAGAAAGAAGAGATGAAGAGCTACAAACATTTAAATGCTTACCGCAACTATGAGCGCTGGCTAAAGCAAGAAGATCATAATATTGGATATAACAAGAAATTCAGAGATCGTGCTGATAGTCATGGGTTTCCTTACTTTGAGTGCTATTTCTGGGACTCAGAGAAAGAGCTTCCGTCTAATGATAGTAATACTCTATACAGACCAATAGTAATAGTGTCCTTGGCTCATGTGCCAAGTGTTGGGATGTACTTGAGCTTCTCTAATGAAGTGTATGTTGTCACTGGTGTGTGCATGAGCATAAGAGACAATGGCAATATATCTTCTGAGTTTGTGAAATATGACATTGAAGTTGAGAGAGCTGACAAGACTACAGAGCTATAGACAAGAGCAAGCATGAAGTGGGAGATTTGTGAAGGAGGGTGGTATGTCCTCAAGGATGATGAGCATTCAAGTGAGTGGATTGACAAGTACAACCAGCTTGTAAGTGACATAATGACACGGAAGTACAAGATAGACACTTCTCAGAAGCTAGGCTTGCACCATATTGTCCCTAGGTCTCTAGCTCCTGAGCTTGACAAGCCTATAGAGAACCACATTTGGGTTCCATTCCAAGAGCACATGGACCTGCACTACTTCTTGTGGAGACATGACCCAGCATATGCTGCTCAGCTATGGTTTTGGTGTGTGTATGGCAGGAAGCACAAGATGTGGGATCTTCCAGGAAGTGATGAAGAGCTCAAGCAGCTGAAAGAAGATCTTGGCACATGGAGAGCAATCAAGAAAGCAAAGTCACTAGAGCCTTAGCTTGATAAATACCTAGTCATGAGAAAGAAAAGAACTGCTGAAGAGACTGTGAGGTTCCTCACATCTATGAACAAGATAAAGCTCAATGAGGTGAGCTCTGCTACAATGTTCAACATACTAGACAAGTATAGATCATCTTCTATTGGACGTTCGCTTCAGAGAGAAAGAGTCAAAAAAGAAGCTATCTCTAGAGCTCCAATCAAGATTGATTTTGTTGGAGGGACAAAGTTCTCAACTGGAAACCAGTATTTCTCACCTACGCAAGTAGTGTTCATTCCTTATGTCAATAAGAAAATAAGAGATAATTTTGGGAATCTCATTGGAGGAATAGACAAGTTCTTGCATCTCATTGACACTGATGAGACACTGGATGACAAAGACCTTGAAGAGTCTGTGAATCTAGGGCTTGCTAAGAAGGTCCAGAGCTCCTTTGAGAAGAAAGACCCAATATCAAGCATTGCTGCCCCATCGGTGTTCAATGACTTCAGAGTCTTCTATATAGACAACACAGTTGGTAAGAAGTCTGAGTATGAAGTGAGGAGCGTCAGAGAATACATATGTGACAAGCTAAACAGGAGAGATGACAATCTGTTAGATCATCTGATATTTAGCTTATTTGGTGATAGCTCTTACTCATTTAGCTTACGATTTGAGAAGCCACTAGACTGTAGGAGATATTGGAAGACTTTGTCTGGGCTTGTCATGTCTTCATGGGGAGTAGATATTTCAAGATTTGTAGACTGGCATGAGTTCATGATATAGGAACATAAGTTAAAGATTTTTTATAATTTGATAAAAAATCTTACTATTCTATATTTTTGTAAGATATTCACAATCACTACAATTTATAGTTAGTGATTGATTTTTTGTGTGTTTTTGACTAAGATCTGTAGTAGATTTTTGTAAATTTTTTGTATAATTTATGAAAAATCTGTTAAAATGAGTTAATAAATACCCAAGTTAACTCATAAAACCTACATAAAAACAAATTTACACGTTATATGAAGCTTAGCGACAATATCAAGACCTCATATGTTGAGACCATTGATGCTCAGCCAGAGGCTCTCACAGTAGAGAATCCTTCTAAGAAGAAGATAAAGACAGTGATCAAGAGAGGTGGCACTGAGCAGAAGTACAGCTCCAAGAAGATCAAGCATGCAATCAAAGAAGCATACAAGTCTGTCAACCAAGATATTCCGGACAACTTGTTCAGGAGATTCAGCTACTACCTTGGGAAGTTTGAAGACAAAGTTGAAGGAGACAAGATACGAGTAGAAGACATCCAAGATGTTGTAGAGTTCTTCCTCATGAAGGAGAATCCAGAAGTTGCTAAGCAGTACATCATATATCGTGAAGCAAGGAAGAACATCAGGAAGTTTGTCAACAGGAAGAGGAAGTGGATAGAGAACTACAAGAAGAGCACAAATACTGCTAATGCTACTATTGATGACAACTCTAATGTGACAGGAAAGAATGTCGGGATAATAAATGCAGAGATACACAAAGAAGACAATGTCCAGATAAGCAGAGGCATGGTGATGTCAAAGCTTAAAGAGATGTTTCCAGACTTTGACCAAAAGAACTATATCAGAGACTTAGAGAGTCATATTATCTACAAGCATGATGAGAGCTCATTTGCTGGAGCAATTGCACCATATTGTGTTAGTGTTAGCATGTATGAGTTCTTGCTCAATGGTCTTAAGCATATTGGTGGTTTGTCTGCAACTCCACATAATCTAGACAGCTATTGTGGCATGTATATCAATTTAATATTTGCTATAGCAGGACAATTTGCAGGAGCTGTTGCAACATCTGAGTTTTTGCTTTATTTTGACTATTTTGCTAAGAAGCAATTTGGAGAAGATTATTATAAAGTTAGTGACGAGTTTGTGGAGATAGGACATGATCTTAGGAGACTTGAGAAGAGAATCCATTATTCTATGCCAATCAAGTCAATTAAAGACATTGAGTGGATTGTCAACAATGAGAGGACTGAAGATGGAGTGGTAACTTTTGCTCAGGAAGCTAGAGATCTTGCTAAAGAGCTTCTAGTCTCTTACAAAGATGGCAAGCTCAAAGACAACACTAGGACTATCAATAGTGTCATTCATCAGAAGTTCCAGCAAGTAGTGTATAGCATTAATCAGCCTGCAGCAGCAAGAGGTATGCAAGCCGCCTTTGTGAACTTTAGTTATTTTGACAAGCCTTATTATGAGAATATGTTTGGAAGCAAGACTTCATTCACATTTCCAGACTTTACTAAACCTACTTGGGACAGTCTTAACTGGCTACAAAAAGACTTCATGATGTGGTTCAATGAAGAAAGATTGCATACTGTAATTACTTTTCCAGTAGAGAGCTTTGCTTTGATTTACAAGAATGGCAAATTTGAAGATGAAGAGAATGCTAGGTTTGTAGCTGATGAATTAGCTAGAGGACATTCATTCTTTGTCTATATTTCAGATACAGCAGACTCTCTGTCCTCATGTTGTAGGTTGAAAAACAAGATTACTACAAAAGAGTTTAGTTTCACTAATGGCAACCTCTCCGTGGAGACTGGGTCAAAAAGCGTAATAACTCTTAATTTGAATAGAATAGTACAAGATTATTGTGACCAATCCGATTTTGGCTATTCTGAAGATCAATATGCATGGTATAAAGGATGGAAGAGGTATCTAGGAAAAATTTTGGAGAGAGTGTATATGTATCATGAAGCTTATAATGCACTTCTTCATGATATGTATGATGCTGGTCTGCTTCAGGCTTATACTGCAGGATTTATAAGTCTTGACAAGCAATATTTGACTATTGGATTAAATGGATTATCAGCATCAGCAGAATTTCTAGGAATTAAGATCAATGATAATGAAGAATACTCTAAATACTGTAGAGAAACATTTGGATATATCAAAGAACTTAACAAAAAACATCAAACAAAGACAATAAAACTGAATACAGAACTAATTCCTGGTGAAGGATTAGGAATAAAAAATTATAACAATGATAAAGCCGATGGATATTGGGTACCAGAAGATATAAACCTCTATACTAGCTATATTTTCAGACCGTATGATGAAAGTCTGAGCATGTTAGAAAAAATAAGAATGCACGGAAAAAACTATATAGGTGATTATCTTGATGGTGGATCTGCTGCACACTTGAATATATCAGAGCATTTATCTTCTCAACAATACTATGACATATTGAAATATGCTGGAGATGTTGGGTGTTCTTATTTGACGTGGAATTGTCCAAACAGTGAATGTACAGACTGTGGGTGGATTGGAAAGACTCCAGTAGATACATGTCCAATTTGTGGAAGCAAGCATATTGACCAGTATGACCGTATAATTGGATATTTGACAAAAATCAAGAATTGGTCTGCGGGACGTCAAATAGAACAAAAGAGGAGGGTATATCAAACTTCTAATCAAATTTCAGCCGAATAATAGGATTTTGCAATATCCAATTACGCGAGTGTGATAAATATAAAATCACACTCGCGTTTGTATATTATGAATTATAAGAAAATCTATGATTTAATTATTGAAAGATCAAAAATAAGAATAATTAATGAACATACATATTATGAAAATCATCATATATTACCAAGATGTTTAGGCGGTTCTGATGATAAAGAAAATATTACAAAATTAACATTAAGAGAACATTTTTTAGCTCATAAGCTTTTAGTTGAAATTTATCCAGACTCAAAAGAACTTAAATATGCAATTTGGATGATGTGTATAACTACTCTTAATGCAATAAATGAAGAAATTAAAAAAGAAAAAGATAAGTTAAATAGAATTTTGCCAAGGACTTTTGAAAAATTTAAGGTATCTCAAAGAGATTATGAAAGATATAAGCAGTTATACATAGATTCTAAAAAAGGAAAGAGGTATTCATTTCAGGAAAGAAAAAATGTATCAGATGGAACAAAAAAAGCAATGCGAGATCCAGAAAGGGTTCTTAAAAGAAGAAAGGGAGTATTAGGGACTAAATATTATTATGATATTAAAACAAAAAAATCTTATAAATGGTTTCCAGGAGATCCTGATATTGATTTATCCAAATATGCTTGGGGGAGAGGATATAAAATGTCAGAAGAGATAAAAATAAAACTTTCAAAAATGAAAGAATTAAATAGGAAAAACTATTGGAATACTGAAATCGGAATAAGAGTTCTTTGTCCAAAAAAGATGATTAAGAAACTTGATTGGTCATCAGGAAGATGTGATAGAAAAACATATATTTCTCTTTGGTCTCCAACAAGACTCAATGATGAATTATTAAGAGATGTCCATTTTGAATTAGTAAAAAATGGGGAATTTATAGATAATATTTTGTATATTGAGGTTAAAGAATATGCTTCAAAATTTCCTCGTATTTGGACTTTTGGCTTTTTTGAGGTGTGTTCTTATTTTATAAAGAAATGGATATTCAATAAAAACACAATTAAAAACAAAGATGAGTTTGTACAAGAATTTGCAAAGTTTATTGTTGATAATAAAGAAGAAATAAAAAAGAAAAACATAGAAATTTATAAAGAATTTCCAAATTTCAATATTTAATTGTTAAATAAAGTTAAATCCTGACACTTTCTTGTGTCAGAATTTTTTTGTCTCAAGAATTTGTTGTATATTTGCAGCATCAAACAAACAACAAGTCAAACAATTTTAGATTTCAGATTATGAGTATCTCTTCAATTCATCCAAACATGATCAATGAGGCAATGAACCTCAAAGGATCAGACACACCAGAAGTAGGGATGGTAGCAACAATGTTCTGTGGCTCTGACCGATGGCCAATGGTCTGCACAGAAGTCATCAGCAAGACTAGAGTTCGTGTAGCGATGATGTCAGATGCTGACTATGCACGAGCAGAGAATAGTGAGATCTCTATGAAGGTCTTCTCTGATGACATGCTATACACTAAGAACTACTTTGAAGAGATTCCTGGACGAAAAGAAGTCACTCTCTCTAATGGAAAAACAGTCAGGCCTCTCAAGCCAAGAGGCAAGATCTACACTCTGCGCAAGAACAAGAGGTGGATAGAAGCAGGCCATGACATGTGGAGCACCGGTGCTGTTCACTTTGGCTATGCAGAAGAGTACAGAGACCCAAGCTTCTAAAGATCGAGAGCATGATAATGATTCCAATACAGATGCCAATGCTGTCAGGAGCAGGAGGAACGGCTCCTGACAGCAATGAGCCAGGAGGATGGCTTGATGTCTTGATAAAGATCATAGTCATTGCAGGGATGCTGTGGCTCCTGTGGAAAGTATGCACAATGAGATAATGAGATAATATGTTTAAGATATGGAAGGACTAGATGGAGGAACACTCTTGAAGCTTGCACTCTGGTTTGTGATCTTGTGGATTGTCACATGCCTCATATTTGACAAAGAAGACTGACAATAGTCATAGTCTGACACTTGAGTTTGTTTGATTGGAGAGGATTCGAGAGGATCCTCTCTTTGTGTGTAGTTCATATATATAACAATACAAAAAGCTTCAAAGCAGTTGGAGAGATATAGATGAACAACAGAGACAAAAAGCAGAATAAACTTGGTGCTGGGCAAAAGCAACGCACTGTGTTCACGACTAAGATTGTCAATGAGATGATCAAAGACATGAATAGAGGGATTGTCTATGATGACAATCCATTCTATATGGGGGACAAAGACTATAAAGATGCTAATTCAATCTTTCAAATGACTGAAGAAGAAAAAGATGAATATGTCAAGTGTTCTGCAGACCCTGTATATTTCATTGAGAACTATGTCCCTTTTGAGAATGATCATGGAATCACATTAGTAAAGCTTAGAGACTATCAGAAAGATTTCATTAAGTTGACAGCAGATGAATATTGGGATGAAGACTATGGAGAGTTCATGCCAGTAGTTAGGAATGTGATCTGTATGATGTCACGTCAGAATGCAAAGTGCTTTACAAAATTCACAAAGGTGAATGTTAGAGGTATAGGACAAACACCTATATACAAGCTTTATCATAAAGTAAACCCATTAAAGAATGACTTACAAAGCAAAATAGTAAAGTTAGTGAATGATGTTAACTATTATTTGTTCAATGGCAATAATAACAAATTAAATTCATTGGCTAATAGTATTGAGAAGAAGATATTTGGAATTCATGAAGACAAGATAATAGAGTCTAGAGTCTTAGACAAACACTTAGAGACAACTGGGAGATTCAATCACGGAACATACATCCATAGGACTAAAGCATATGAAGTCTGGCACTTAGTCTTGTGTGATAGACATGAGCTATATTGTGCAGACAATCATCTTGTGATGACAAAGCATAGAGGATGGCAATATGTCAAAGACTTGAAGCCTACAGATGAGATAGCAGTAGAATGTGGAAGATTCTCTTGTGTAAAGAGCATAGAGAACACAGGAAGAAAGGAACATATGTATGACATTAGCATAGAAGAGAAAGACCATTCTTACTTTACTAATGGGATTCTCAGCCATAATACAACTACAATGTCTGCTATTTTCTTGTGGTATGGCATTTTCCATAATGATCGACATCTTGCTATTGTAGCTAATAAGGCTCAGACCATGAATGAGATATTCAGGAAGATGGACTCAATGTTGAAGAACATCCCATTTTTCTTGAAGCCTGGGATAATTGCAAAGAATATGTCAGGACTTTCATTTGATAATGGAACTTTCTTTAAAGGATTTGCGTGTACAAAGACCCCGGCAATTGGCTTCACGGTAAATTTTCTTTACATTGATGAGGCTGCCTTGATACCTCAAAACATCATGAACGAGTTCTGGACCGCTATTTACCCTACCTTGTCTTCTTCTAGACTCTCTAAGATAGTCTTGACTTCTACTCCTCGTGGAAGGCAGAACAAGTTCTATGAGCTATGGGACAAAGGTGAGAAAGGACTGAACTCATTCAAGACATTCAGAGTTGACTGGTGGCAGAACCCAGATCATGATGAAGCTTGGGCTGAGCAGCAGAAGAAAGACTTTGGTGAAGTAGAGTTTGCACAAGAGTTTGAGCTGCAGTGGGACGTTGCAGCTTCTAAAGTAGTGAGAGGTACAGACATGCAGTTCATGAAGAGGATAAAGAGAGAGTATGTCAACAAGGACTTAGACACAATCCCTGAAGACATCTGCAAGAAGCTGTGGTGGGATCCAAGCTTTGATCCTGCTGCAGTGCCAAGGCTCGGCCAGAAGATATTCATGAGCATAGACACTGCCGAAGGCAAAGAGATGACAGTGCAAGGCAAGTCAAAAGCAGACTACAATGTCATCCAGATATTCTTGATGGAGCTCATGTCTCCACACAAAGTGATGAAGTTTGCTCTTGACAAGAAAGTCAAGTGGAGCGACATATTCAGGTTCAGGCAAGTAGGAGTGTACATGGACAACAACAATGATGAGGAGGCAATGGCAAAAGCTGCTAAGTACTTAGTGTATGGCACTTTCAGAGCGGGCAAGCCAAAAGCTAGCAGCATGCAAGTCAGAGTAGATCCATTTGGGAATCCAGTGCCTGTGCAAGGAGGAACAGCAGAGTCTCATGACAATGTCAGGATGCTGCTTGAGATGAACTTCAATGGCAAGAACTTCTTGAACATATTCAAAGACAGTGACTGGTGGTATGATGAGCTAGTCTTGAAGACTTACCATGTGAAGCCTGTGCCTGGGATAAAGCAGAAGAAGAAGTTTGGGTACAAGACTACTAGTGGAGGCAATGGAATTGGCAAGAGCTACTTCTGTGAGGAAGGAGCTAAGATGATCACCAAGAGGCAGATCATAGTCAACCACTGGAATCAAGCAGATGGCAATGAGTGCACAATCTCCGAGCTTGGTGCATTTGACAAGATAAAGAAGAGCAACTTGAGCAAGTTCTACCAGTATGAAGGAGTAGGCCTTCATGATGACTTAGCCAAGACTGTGCTTGACTGCAGCAGGGCAGTAGAGATAGAAGAGTTTGTCTTGTGGCTGCAAGAGTACTTTGAAGAAGGGATGAGCGTGAAGCAAGGCGAAGGCCAGTGGAAGTTCCCATTGCTCCAGAGGATCATGAATGTGTCTGTAGACACTGAAGAAGGACAGACAACAGATGAAGAGTTCATGGCCATGTACACTGATGGAGGTGCAACGCAAGGCAACACTTTTGCAAGGATGAATGCAGGATTCCCAACAATCAATGGAGGTCTGCGAGGTAGCACATATGGGAGCATGATGCATAGAAACACAACCACTAACCCGTATCTTAGCAGGGGCGGCTCTAGCAACCCCTACACAAACCGAGGAGGGACAAGGAACCCATACAACAAGACAGCTGGAGGTGGATTTGGAGGATTTGGCAGGTTCTAAATACAAATCTAATATTTGAGAATTGCAACTATGGCTTTATCTGATATTACAATGAGTGATGTCATCAAGACATTCAAGACTATAGGATTAAGTGGAAATGTCCCTCCAGGCTACACTTTCACTTTCTATGACAAGATAGAAGAAAGTGTAGATGATGAGATGTTTGGACTTAATGGGAGGATAAACTCTATGATTGCTAAGCCTGTCTTGCTAGAGAGTGTCTTGCAACTAGACTATCTAGGTCTATATGTGTCTAGCAAATACAAGATAGATGATATGGAAGCTAACTTCCTGTATACTTTCTCTCCAAAAGAGATCAATGCAAGGACTACAGATCTATATTATACTCTCAAAGAGAAAAAGTACACTAAAGAACAATATAGAGAAGTGATTGACTCTCTTGAGAAGAAGATATGGAATTTTGATCATAGAAGAGAGCTTGCTTCATCTGGATATGTGTATGATCCATCTAGAGAATTGTCAGCTGAGAAAGACTGGAGCTTGACAAAGAACTATTGGAGCTTGATAACACTGTTTGATAGGATGATATATCACATATATCGTATAGAGAACATGTCTCCAACATCACAAATGCTGTTTGTGAAGAAACTGACAAGCTTGCTATCAGACAATAAGAACATTAGGAAATTCTTTAGAGACTCTGGAGCAGACATTGCTGATAGAGTTCTGATCAATGATTGCTTTGGCATAAAAGAAGACATGTCAACAAGTAAAGCAATCAAGAGAATATTAGAGAAAGCAAATATAATCCTCAAGAAGTTTGTGAGTCGTCTTAGAGTTGTCCTAAGTGACTTAGAGGCTGGATCAGATGGCAGTCTTGTATTATAGATAGAGTGAATAAATAGCAAACAAACAGACTACACTCTATCTCAAGAAGACAATGGCAACAAACCTAGAGAAATACCCTATAGTCCAGCTGCTAGACAACCTCAACAATCCAGTCTCTCCAGCAGTGCAAATAGACAGCATATATGATGACCCAGGCTCTAAGAATCCGCTAGACATCGTGTACAAGTATGAGTCTGCTACCCTGTCTGTTGAGAATCTGTCTACTGGAGTCTCTAGTGATGGAGACGCAGTCATCAAGCAAAAAGGCACAGAGTCAAGCCAAGTTGATGGCGGAGCTCCTGATATTAGTGAAAATACTTTGAAAGACCTGTACATAGTCACAGACACATGGGCAGGAAATGGACCTAATGATGAGTCTGATTACAAAGTTGACAACACTCTTCATGTGAGGAAGTACAATGCAAGTGAGCTTCTAGCTTGGTGGTTTGAGCATGACTACTTGAACAGGAAAGCTGGAGCTAAGATATTCTTTGGTACTTGCATGACAGTTCCTACCGGAATTGAGACAGGTGCATCAGGAAAAGATGAAGCTGGGAAACAGTACAGCAATGTCACAAGGGTTACTTCTTCAGGAGAAGGATTCAAGTACAGCATCGGGCATGTCATCGACGGAAATGATAAAGCAGTGTATGGTCATCCTATATACAAAGTCATTGACTTCAACAGTACTAACTTCTTTGCTTTTGACAATGACACTTCTGACATGTACCCAAGGAGAGGTGTCATCAACCCAAGTGGAGAGTACATATGGTTTGTCATTGACAGCTCTAAAGTCAACTCTCAGAGTGTGAAGCTGTATGGATTCAGTGGAGAAGACAGCCCTCAAGAGATAGACATCACTCCTGTTGCTAACATGAGCAATGCATGGAGATCAGTAGGCAAGTTTGGCATAGACCAGAACTTCAACAGCAGTGACATAAATGGCGGTGATGGACTTGACTACCATATCTTTGTGAAGTACAAAGAAGCAAACTAACAGATTTATAGAAGGACAAGATGCCAGGAATAGAGAATGAGCTAAGCACTATACAGTCTGCTAACCAGATTCCTATGGACTCAGCAATGAGTTCTGGGAATAAAGTTGTCACTGACTCTTACACTGTAGACCCAGTGACAGGAAACCAGAGAAAGAGAGATCAGCAGCCTAGTGTCCAGCAGCTGCAGAGAGGATTCATTGTGTCTTCTGAGAATGGAGGGCCAATAGATGTAGCAGAGATTGTAGATGATGCTAGTGTAGATGAAGCAGGCAAGGTCTCATTTCCAGTGTATATAAAAGACTCTTCTAATAATCTAGTACTTGTGTCAGACAACATATTCAAAGAGACCGGAGGGTTGTTCTATGGGAAGAAAGTCTATGTAGAGAGGTTGAAGAAGTACTTCTACTACTCTCACAAGTCAGACAACTCTACAACGGAAGATGATGGCTGGGAGCCAATTGAGTAGCATCTAAGAATTCAAGATAGATAGAGAATAAGAAAGAGACGAAGAGACATCAGATGAACAACAGCAACATTACATATTTCAAAGACAAGCTTACAGATCAGAAGCAAAGAGGATATATCATAGCAAGTGAGTATGGAGGTCCTATTGATGTTGCTTCTTGGGTTCTGTACAAAGAGAACTTGTACAGTCTTCCAAATACTTATGCAGGAAAGTATGTGTATGTGTATGAAGACAATGAGATATGGATGTATGATGGAACTACTTGGGTCCAGTGGACTAACCACCACACTACTAATCCAAGGACTAATGGCAAGAACACTCCAGACTTCAAGCTCTTGTTCTACCAGGGTAGAGAGAATACTCCTATCAGTGAGCTAGTAGAGGTCCCAGAGCTCCAATCAATTTCTACAATAGAAGCAAGGCTGTTTGTCAAGCCTGAGCAGACTCCATTCTGGATACAAGTAGCAAACGTCAATTGGGACCCAAAGGGGTATGGAGAATATACTCAATTCAAGTACCCGTCAAAGATCTCATTCAGGTGGTTCCTCAACAACAGACAGAATGAGATACAAGACCCTGCAGCATTCATTCAACTATGGAAAAATGGAGAGCGAAGCAAGATAGTTACCAAGAATGTCTACTCATTGTCGTCAACTGCTTATGAGTCCGGAAACTTGATTTGCATAGCATACTATGATGGGAAAGCTGTAGCATCTGGCAAGTTCTCATACAAGAACACTCTCAAAGACTCAACAGATGTCAAGAGAGGGATGCTCTACTTGACACCTAAGTCTCCTCAGCTCCAAAGAGGGTATGTGATGTCTTCTGAAGTAGGAGGAAGCATAGATGCAACAAGCTCTGTCAACAACACTGATGACTTGAGAGGATTCACAAACAACTATCCAGGAAAGCTTGTATACTCTTACTCTGGGTTTGAAGACACTACTGCCACAGATCCTGGCACTATTGCTCCAATGAAGCATGCTGATGGGTACAAGTACTTTGCACTTAATCAAGGAGCACTGTATCCATCAAGTGACAGCACTCCAGAGGAGAGGATAAAGTTTGTCAAGGACTCACTGTCATATGAAGGAAAAGATGGCAAAGAGCGTGGAGGACAATATGTCCCATTTGGGTGCTTGAAGTTTGACAACAATGTTGACTTAAAGTTTGAAATCACAGGAGAGCACTACAGCAAAGATGGGTCTCAGAGGAATGGTCTTTATGGCAGCACTATCAACACTGGTGATGTTGAAGGACCTGACCATGGTGGAGATCTCCTCCCTGAAGACATCCCTGAGAGACACAAGAGAGGCTACAGCTGTCACTATGAGGCTCACATGTACTTGACTATCAATGACATCACGACTGAGATTCCACCAGTGAAGGCTGACAATGTGAATGCTTCTGATGCAGAGATAAGAACAAGACTTGAGGAATTCAACAATGACACTGCTCTTGCCCCTTCTACTGATGACTCTTCTATTGGTATTGGTTGTGTCTACTACAGGTGGACTGTGTACAAGCCTACAGATCACGAGTACTATGATCCTACAGACTATGACTCTGGTAGAGTTCCAATACCTGGAGAAGGAAAAGAAGACCC